AGATTAAACAACGCCAGCAATGAAACAATGGTATTTTTAAAATCGAACAATTTAGGTTTTTTGAGAAACACGACAATACCTCCTACCAACGCCCAACAAATAAAAATAAAACTAATCACCGTAAAAACGTAAAAAATAACGCAGAAATTCTTATTCAGCGGACCAAAAAACGTATCGTGCAAACTCATACATTAGAAAAATATTTTTTTTTGGAAGTTTTTGGTTAAATTTCGACAATTTATTAAAAATAAGTTTCAAAGTAAAATTTATTTTGAAGCCCATAAATATTATATTACTCTATATTATGGAATTAATAATAGACCTAAATAATCTAAACAATAATACATTAAAAACGGCTATTGTTTTTCATGAGATGAAAAGGGGGCATAGAATTGTTGGAAACCCTGATTTTTCGTTATTTGAAATTGTAAATGAAGAAAAATTAGACAATATAGGTACATGGAATGTTTCAAATGTTACGAATATGGAAAGTTTGTTTCAAATAACTCCAGAGTTTGATTCAGACATTACTGGTTGGAATACAAAAAAGGTAACAAATATGTCATATATGTTTCACAATTGTACAAATTTTAATAAACCCGTTATTTTAAAGACTCCTAGAGTATCAGACATGTCACATATGTTTTCAGGCTGTTTTAGATTTAATAGTCCCGTAGAATTAAACACGATAAGTGTAACAAACATGGAAGAAATGTTTTGGGGTTGTAATAGATTTAATCATCCCGTAAATTTCAATACAAAAAATGTAACAAATATGAAAGAAATGTTTTGTCAATGTGAAAATTTTAATCATCCTGTTTCTTTTCAAACATCGTTGGTAGAAACAATGGAAGCAATGTTTCGATGGTGTTCATCATTGAATGAACCTGTTATATTTAAAAATGTATCATCGCTGACAAATATGGAATCCATGTTTCAAAATTGTACTAATTTTAATCAACCTGTCTCATTTGATACTGTTTCTGTCACGAATATGTCTTTTATGTTTTCAGAATGTGTTCGATTTAATAATATCATTGATTTAGATACAAGTAGTGTCATCAATATGTCAAATATGTTTTATAATTGTTCATCATTTAATGGGATACTTGATTTTGATACATCAAATGTACAAAATATGAATTATATGTTTAGATTATGTAGTATTTTTAATCGAAACATTTCGGATTGGGACGTCTCTAATGTTGTCACCCACACCGGGATATTTCAACATTGTAACATAGACGATATGTTCAAACCATTGTTTAAAGGAGGAAACGAAACACAAGATGAATACGAGAATCGTAAAATGGAACATTTGATGTTTGTTAATGATGAAAGAAAACGCGATTTCTTTGGCAGTCGATCAGGTGTTCTTACGCTTAAATCTGCATTAAAAAAACATTATCGAGAACAAAGTCGTGGCGAAGATCGTACCCAACGAATTTTTACACACCGTACCCCAAAACAACCTACAAATGCTGAAAAAGTATTGTTTGGTAATATACGAAACATAACAAATTTTATTGGTGAACCAAAATTTTTAACTCTAGATAAAAGACATAAGTTTTCAAAAACACGTAAAAGACGTAATTCAATTGGTGGCTGAGGTTCGGTAGAAATCATTTAAATGGAAAACCCCCCGGAATGACTGGTATTTTTATACTACGATAATGGTTATTTTTCAATAACGGTTTCTTTAGAAATCAGTTTAATTTTTTTTGGTTATTTCTTCCTCGAATTCTGAGACAGATTCTTTATTACTTTTTGGATTTTTTTTGTGGTGAAGAGAGATTTATTAAATGTTAAGAGAATGTATGAGCAAAATAATTTTCTCGATTATTTTAGGAGTATGGATTTGTGTTGTTGCAATTAAATATATTTTAGAATCACAATATATTCCATTTCCAGACATCGGTATATATCTTTCGTTTTATGGATTTATGATATTCTGTTCATGGCTATTTTACGACCCTGAACCAGCTTTAGAGAATAAAATAAATCAAATGGAAATGCCTGAAGCAATGCCTGAAGCAATGCCTGAAGCAATGTCTGAAGCAATGTCTGAAGCAATGCCTGAAGCAATGTCTGAAGTAAATTCGGATATCAAAAATTAAAATAACACACCGTGTAATCTAGTCCTTTTAGTTTTAATCGTCTTTTTCGAATTTTTTCTAGTTTGTTTTTTAAAAGTTCTTCGAGTTTTGGTTCTTTTCATAATTTTAAATTAGATTTTTATTTTTTACATTGCCTTGATATGTTTGTATTTTATATTCTTCCAATCATTTGTCGTTGAAACGATATTTCGAACATGTTTTTTAGGATTTAATAATTTATATTTAGGGTCACGTATATCATACCTAGTTAATTGGGTTTTATTATATTGAATACCACATACAAAATGATGAACATTTATTACAAATATTTTTTCATTATCTACAACATGTAAATTATCTTTTTCATTTTTTGACGTTTTGTCAATTGTAAATATTGGATTAAAAATTGTCATTAATCCTTCTTTTCCAGTAATATCATATTTTATTGTTATATAATCATTTCTATTGATAATGCGTTCTACCCCATCAAACAATTGCAATATCTGTGGATTTCCAATTTCTTTAAATTCTGTTCTATCAATTATTAAATTATGTTGAACACATCGTTTTTGTAATCCAGAATCTTCACCTCCCCACCCCCAACAATTTGGAAACCCATTTATTTTTTCAAAATCACCCCCTTTAAAAACAACAATGCCACCCAACGCATGAGTGAACCCATAATAATGTTTTACTATTCCAGGTGTTGTTTCATAACTAAAAATATTACTAAAAGGTAGAGTGTCGACATCATTAAATATAATATTCATATCTTGATAATGATTAGGATATTTTGCTTTTATAGCAAGAAATCCTATGTTTTTCATGGCACCACGATTAAAACTACGTTCGTCGTATTGATGCACAAAATAAATTTCATACTTTTTATCACCCATTAATTGTGTCATATAATTGCTAAAAAAAAACTTTTGTTCTGCTCTATTACGATACGGAACTAAAAAAATGCACGTCGGAATTTCCATATTTTTAAATAATACATTCTTTATTCTAAACTTACGAGTTCTAACTTTTTTGTTTTTCGTTTATTGTGACGTTTTCGTTTTGTTAAACCACCTGTTTGAAGTATATAATTATTTGGTTCGTAATCGCTTAATATGTAATCATTAAAATCTTTTATATCTGAAATAAAATTCTCAGATTGTTGATTAAATGATAAAATTAATTCCATTAATTTAACATAATAATGTTCTGCCCAATCAAAAGCACTTATTTTTCGTTGTTTGCCATTAACAATACATAATGGTTTATCATTGTCAAATAAACATATCCATCTTAATGTGCCTTCTGTATCATCTATTTGATTATTTTGAAATGAACAAATAATTGGTGGAAGGGATTCTGAAAATCTACTTTTCAGCCTTTTCCATTTCGTTAAATCTCTATTGAGCAATGCAACTTTTAAATCTACAAATTTAGGTGCACGAAGCCAGTTTGTTTTCATTGCGACATCACCCAGAGATAAATAATTTATTAAATTAACATTAAATGGTTCATATCTTTTTCTAGGGATATAAATACTACCAAATCCCAAAAAATATACATTTGTTGGAGGGATTGGTAATCGTTGATGCATTAATAATGCTACTCGATTTATTATGGCTCCGCCATATGAATGTCCAATTACTATCACTTTTGATTCTGCACTAAGAACCAAAATTTCTTCATATAACGATTCTGTTATTTCAGAATTTTTAAACCGATTTACTTTTAATGGTGTGAATCCAATATATGATTTTACTATATTAATATATGATTGTTTATAACATTTTATATGGATATTTTCATATGGAATATCTATTTTTTTAATCGAATTATACAATTCTTCTTGTTCTTCTAATGCAAGATATCGTTTTATAAACTTTAATGTATAACCACTTAGTTTCTTTTTGACATCCTCGTAATATTGTATTTGAGACAAAGGAGTTTTATATATTTCTTGAAATACATCTTCCATTCCTTTCATTTCCGTTTTTAATTTCGAATATGGCAAAATGGGTAGCAAATAATCCATTCTGGCCCCAAGAACATAAAATACATGTTTGGAAGGAACAATAGACGATGTAATTTCGTTTTCTAGAAATGGTGAATCATCTCCTCGTCTATCTTCAGGTTCCATAACATCCTCCATACTTTTAACAAATAAAAATTTAATTGTTTTCGATACAAAAAAATTGATTTAATAATATACAAATTGTAGATGGAAAAAATGAACGCCGTTGTTGACTGTTTAAATGACATTATTTCCAAAGTTGAGAAAAAGGAAAAGCGTAGGTTATATTATTTAAAAAACAAGGAAACGATTATTTCGCGACAAAAAGAATATTATGAATCCAACAAAGAAAAGCGTACCGAATATCAAATTCGTTATCAAAACGAAAAACAAGACGATGTCAAAAATTACAACAAAGAATATTATCAAAAAAACAAGGAACGTCTAAAGTTAAAACGTTCAAAAATTTCAAAAAATTGAATTTTTTTTGAAAATAAAAAATAGTAAAAAATGTTGATACTTGAAAAGACACTCGTTGAAAACGGCGTGGATTGGGCAAAAGTGATGAATGTTTTTTGCGGAATGGCAAAAAAAATAAACGAAAAATACATTTACGAATTGTTTGCAACGGAACACGAGGTTATTTTATATTCTATTGATAATACATTCACCGGAATTGAAAATTGTCCATGCGGATTAATTTACAAAGTAGAAGAAGGTGATACCGGAACCAATGTTTACATTATGTTTATTGCTACCCAATATAGATTTAGAAAAGTAGGATATGCTTCTATTTTTATCAATGAATTTATAGATTTGTTAAAGAAAAAGTACAAAAATTTGACAATCATACTCGATTCGGTTGAAAGTGCAGTATCGTTTTATGAACATCTTGGATTTCAATGGACGCCTAAAAAGTATGATGAAATTTTTGATATTGATGAGACAAATATGCACGAACATATTATAATGTCGTATGAATGTCGTGAATCAGCTTCCATGTTCTAGATTATAGCTGGCAGTTACCATAATCAACATTGTACAAAATCGCCATATAAATGTTAAATAAATATTTGGATAATAGTATCGAACATCATAGCGATGACAAAGATTGTATTTAAATACAAACGATTAAGAAAACATAACGAGATAAAAAAGATGCACAAATAATCTAGTAATAAAAAATAGCCTCCCATATCACACACACAACTCGTTATGATTAATAAAAAATTTAACACTTTCCATAAAGTGTTGTCAGTGGTTAAAGAAACAAAAAAATTAATAGTGTATAACAAATACGTCCAATCTTCCATTACATATTCATACCAATTATTAGTTAATTTTTTTTATTATTAATATTTTTAAATCCATTTAAATAATAAGGTATAATATAAATAATGCTCCGTTTTCTTTTCCTATTTCTATTCACACAAATTTCTACTTGTCAAATTAATTTAAGAGGTATTGAAACGGTAAATGCATTAGATATAAATAAATATTTGGGCAAATGGTATCAAGTTTATGGCGCTCCTACAAATGTCATTTTTCAAGGATATGGAAGATGTATAACAGCACAATATGGTTTATTGCAAAATGAGTCTGTAAGTGTTGTCAATTCTCAACTAAATTCCATCGATGAGCTAGAACAGATATCAGGATATGGATATTATACAAATACAAGTAATCCGGGACGGTTAACTGTACATTTAGACGGAGTTCCAATAGACTCCCCGTATTGGGTTGTAAAATTGGGCGAAATAGTCAATAAACAGTATCAGTATAGTATAATCACGACACCGTCTGGTATTTCTCTTTGGGTTTTAACAAGAGATGTAAATATTTTTTTAAATAAATATGATGGCGAAGTCAAAGAATATTTGGATGCGAATCATTTTAAATATGAAGAAATAATTCAAGACGATTGTGAATATTTCTTTAAACTATAGTTTACAACATTCGTATAGTAACGAATCTGTAGAAGGAATATTGCTTCCAACAACTATCAAACACATTCTCTCAAAACAAAAATATTTTTTTATACATGCTTTCATGTCTGAAAGTGTTATATTTTCAATATTCGTTTCATAAACTTTAGAATATGGAATTATTTGAGAAAAAGGTTTGTATAGTAATTGCCATGCATTATACGCTGTTAAAGTATTTGAATTTTCTAAATCAAATACATCTCTTTCTTTGGTTTTAATTTTTGCGATTGTCAATTCTTTTTGTGTTATACCCTCTTTCAATTTTTTTAGCTCGTGTATTAATAAAGGTAATACACCATTTTTTTTCATTAAAGAATTTGGGTCGCATTGTGTAGAAATGGTAAAGGTTCCTCCGCAAAAATTATAATCGTTCCATGCGTTTGCATAATATACTAAACCGTGTTTTTGTCTTAGTATATCAACTAACCTTCCGTTCAGACCATCCCCTAAGACCGTTGATAATAAATTTAACATAAATCTATCTTCATTGTAATAATCACACGTTTTAAAAGAAACATTCAGAAAAATAGTTTTGAATGTTTTTTTATGGATAATTTGATATTCAAACCCATCTCTTTGTGGAATATAGTTCATTGCAACAGGTGGGTGTGAAACACCCTTGGAAAATTGTGATTTTTTAATATACTTTAGTATATTTTCAAAACTTATATTGGTCGTTATACTTAGAAATAAATTGGATGGTATATATGTTTTTTTGTAATAATCGTAAACTTCTTTATAATTAAATTTTGTTGTATGGTATCTTGAATGGTCTACTGGAAATTGAAATTGAGTGTCATCAAAAACAAGTTCATAATTAGCAATCGCAACAACATATTCTGGGTTGTCATCAGCTCTGCGATTTTCCTCATCAACAACATTTTCTTCCTTTTTAAAATTTTTTAAACTAAACTCACATGATAAAATAGATTCTGAAAGTAATTTGATACATTTTTCTACATGACTATCTGGACATTTTACTTCGAAACGAACACATTCATGAAATGTTGTAGCATTAAATTCAACCCCCAATGTATTGAATTGTTCGAGAAATTTTTGCGTATCTGGGGTGCGTGTAGTTCCTTTAAAACTCATGTGTTCAATTAAATGACTAATGCCTCTTAAATGTTTAGGTTCATGAATAGCTGAAATTTTACATACGACATAGATAGATGTTATCGGTATAGAACAAGGAGGTTTTTCATAAATAACCTGAAAACCATTCGTTAAAGATTCATATTGCATAATATACTATTTTAAAAAAAAGAATATATTATGGATTATCTCAGTTTAATCATTGGTACATTGATAACAGACATGGTTGTTATGATTCTTTTTTTACAAGGCATTTTTAAATCAAAATATCTTGTTGAATGGTATAGAAAATTTGGTTTAGGTGCTGTATTGGCCGATGTTACTGTTATTATGTTGGTTATTATTATTGCGTATTTTATATATCCATTTATTTTTACAAAATTCAACCTTATTTCATTTATTTTTTTAGCTGTTTTTATACAAATTATTCACGACCTTCTTTTTGGTTATTTTATTTCTTACTCTGATTCTAAAAGTCCTATTTTAACTATATTCAAGTTATATGCTAAAGAACATGGATTTTACATTATTCTTACCGACTCATTGTTAATCATTTCAAGTATATTGATAATGTTTTTAATGAAAAAACTTTCAACAAATCTAAAACTTTTTATTTTAATTTTAGCATTATACATTTTGACATTTTTATTGTATTCGTTTTAACTTTATGCAATACAAAGTCTTGAGTTAAGTTTCTTTAAAATAATTGATTTTAATTTTCATAATTTTATTAGATAATTTTAATTATCATATGAACTTTAAACAAACTATCGGGCATATTTATATCAGAAATCATCCATCATATGATGATGCATGTAAGATGGGCAAGGCAAGTAATATTCCCGAAAGAGATTCAATATATGCTACTGGTGAGATTAAACGGGGATATTTTGAAGCGGTGTTTGAAGTTCCTATTGAAAAAATGGCCATATAAATATGAATAGGTTTAAAGAGTTTAAAATTCATATTCCTTCACTTGAACGCCAAAAAGAAATTGTTGAGTATTGTGAATATAATGATACACTCATCAAACAATTAAAAAAAGAGATTGAAAATAATAAAAAACAAGCACAACAATTTATTACAGGTATTGTACAAGCACAAGTTCAAATAGAAGAACAAAGTGATACAAGTTCAGTAAATACTGAACCTATTGATGAAGTTCAAAATGTATTAGTATCTGTTGAAGAAGTTATTATTGAACTAAAAACAAAGGTTAAAAAGATTAAAAAAGACAAAAAACCTCTTATTATTGTAGAATAAAAAACTATCATTTTAAATATTATCTATTACAAAAGAAAATATACTGTTCTATAAAAATTATTTCAGTCCGACCCCCAAAAAAATTGAAACTTTTTTTTACAAAATTGAGAAAGCAGATAACAAAAGGCAACCATCAAATGGCAAACAAAGTTTACACGATTACATATGGCGATGTGGCAGAAAATCACGCAAAAATGCAAAAGATTGGAACTCTCCATGAAAATGGATATTCAATCAGGCAATTAGAACGAGTGCAGTCTAAATTGCGTATGATGGGATTGGTTACAGAAATGGTCGATTTGAATATTGGTTCAGAGTTTGAAGCAGATGACGAAGAAAAAGTTTTGGAATTCGAAGCGGCCAAAGTATTGATAATTCGAAGAGGCGCGCAATTTATTTTAGGAGAAGAAACAGATGGTCTTATCGAAGAAAATGACGCATTAACAATGGACAAAAAGGCTTTTATGAAGGGAAAAGTGGTCAATAAAGTGGCAAGATGGAATTTGTGTTTTGCGGATGAAGACCAAGAGCCGGATTATGAAGATGGTAAAGGCAGAATTGTTGCATGGGAGCATATTCCGAAAATGGCGCGAATTCGGCAAGTAATTTCGGAATGGACTGAAGACGTATTGTTAAATGGCGAGGCAAATTATTATTACGATTTGTCCAAGTGCGGAATAGGGTATCATGGTGATGCAGAAAGAAAAAAGGTGTTTGCGGTGAGAATGGGAGAATCGATGCCATTATTTTTCCAATGGTTCCAACGTTCGATGCCTATTGGCGAGCCAATAAAATTGGATTTGCATGATGGAGATATGTATATGATGTCAGAAAAAGCAGTCGGATTTGATTGGTTAAAGAAAATTGTTCCAACATTGAGGCATTCGACTGGTTGTGCAAAATTTACTGGAAAAAATGGAGTCCCTCCCAAAGAAAATCGAGCAAAAGGAGGAGCAAAGCGCGCTGAAGCAGAAGCGAAAAAGGAGGCAAAGCGCGCTGAAGCAGAAGCGAAAAAGGAGGCAAAGCGCGCAGAAATGGAAGCCAAGAAGGAATCTAAGCGAGCAGAAATGGAAGCCAAGAAGGAAGCTAAGCGAGCAGAAATGGAAGCCAAGAAGGAAGCTAAGCGTTTAGAGCTTGAAGCTAAACGAGCAGAGGCCAAAGCCAGGAAGGAAGCTAAGAAATAGAAAAATAGGAGGCAAAGAGAGCAGAGGTCAAAGCTAAATAAAAAATAGGAGGCGACAAAATAAAAGGAGAGAAATGGAGATAAAGGTAAGAGAATTATTTTAATTTAAATTGAATGATACTAACACAACTCTTTTTTTTATTCAAAATTAAAATTCCAATCCAAAAATAAAGTATCATTGGAAGAAAACATGTGTTTATTTTCTTCCAATATTTTCATCTTGTAATAACTTTGTATTCCTGGATATTCCAATTGTTTCAATAGTACCATCTTTTCATAAAGTTTTCGCGGATGTATTTCAGATTTTTTAACACACAAAAAAAAGAGTAGCTTCCACATTAATACTTTTATATAATTGTTTTTATTATTGTAATATATGCAAAGTACATCGTTTCCTTCTATTATTATCGATAATTTTAAATTCGTTCTTTTAGGAAAAAACGAAATTGATACAACCAATTCTCGTTGGTATGTATTTATTTCTTCCGAAAATCAAACTACAAAAGAATTAGTTAATTTTTGGGTTTATCCTTCAACGAGCGAATTAGGGTTATGGCGTTTATTAGCTAAAACGAATAATTTTTATTACAAAGGAGCACATATTCCAGCCATTGAACGTGAAACAAGACCACCCGGAGATTATTTTTATTATGATTATGTACAACAAACATGCATATACATTGAACTTCAATCTTTTATTAATTCCCACTTTGATGACCTTAAAAATTTAAAGTATCCCAAAACTTCTTTTGTTCCAAATAGGCCATATGACCCTCATGATAGTGTTAGAAGACTAACATTGGAACAAAATGACAGGGTTTTTGAGATAATTGATGACCCTAGCAGACAAATACAACTTTATCCATTTATTCTTTTGCAACAAATTATGGAATGTGGTGAGATTGAAACCATTACACCTAGAAAACGAAGACCCGATGTTGTTATTAAAGAATTTGCAAAAAAATTAAAACAAGAATATGAATTACTTTATGATTATGTAGAAATAGTTGCACCCTATGATAAAGTATTTCAAGAAAGAATAACTATTCGTGGGGATATCATGAAATTTCCATTGCAAAATATAAAAGATGGTAGCATTGTAATATTATATGCATGTATCGTAAAAATGACACAAATACCAACCAACAGAAGATTTCGAAATTCTACATCAAATATAGCTAGAATTTGTGAGAAAGACTTACATATTATGCCATTTTTTTTAACAACCGAAGATAGTACAGTTAATTGTTTTGGTGTTTATACGAAATATATACCATGTGGAGCATTTATATGCAAATTATTTGATTATAGTAATGGCTATCATGCTTCTCGTGGTTACAAACAATGTACACAAGACGAATTTGATAATAATCATTGCTCAACTGATTATAGTTATCTCGGTGATAGATTTGACAATATTTTTCCATTTAATGAATGGATAAAAAAAAGCAATTTACAACCGTATTCAAGAAAAAGTGGTGTAAAATCGGCGTCTCCTATAAAAACAAAACGAAGAAGTCGTGCTCATAGTTTTTAGAAGTCGTCCGTTTGCAAAGCGGATGTATTAAAATATATTTCTAGATATAGTAACTAAATAAAATAAAATACCACCCCATAAAGTATCCATAATCACTAAAGGCAATGGCCAATTTTCAAAAATAGTCCAATTTGTTGTTTCGTAAATTCCATTTATCAGAAATCCAACAACAAATGCATATTTTGCGCTTTTTCGTGGAAGATATACCAAAAAATAATACGCAGATAAAACAAACAGATAACAAATAGCCATTGCAAAATAATTAATTTTTTTAATGTTTAGTACTCTTGTTGTATAATTTTTTGTCATGTACAAATAAATTCCATCCAATAATAATAAAACAATTGGAAACATATAGTATTCTTTTAAAAAAATTGAATTTAAATAAATTATATACTGTATGTAAAAAATGTCAGAAATCAACGACCTTTTGATTCCCAAAAGAGGTGATTCAGGAGTGGGATTTAAGGTTGTGGGCGATATATTGACAAATATGGAAAGCCGCTTGAAAAAAATGGAGCTCGAAAAAGAGGACGCAGAATCACGCGAAAGAGGATTCGAAAAACGGATTGCCGATTTAGAACGTTCTCTCGAGATGAAAGGAAGAATTATAGACACGTTGTGCGAACAAATAAGAAAAATGGAAGACTTTCAAGCAAGAACAGAGCCGAGGCTCTCCGAATGCAACAAGGATATTATTGGAACGCATATGACGCTGATGAAATACAAGCAAGAAAACAACATGTTGGGCAATAGGATCGATGATCTTAACAAGGAGAATCAAAGTACAGAAAACGGATTAGATGTAATTCGTCTAAGGGTAATAGACGTTTTAGACGAAGTTGAAAAGAATACGAGCGAGGCCGCGGAAATAAAAAGAATGGCAATCGATATTTATGGTAAAAATAAAGAATATGACAGAAACTTTGGAGCAGTAATGTCACGAATGAACGAACTCGAGACTGCAATGAAAAAAGTGACCGTGCATTGGTCGGATATTCTTTCAATGAAAGAAAGAATAGATGTATTGGAAAAAACTTGTGATAGTTCGCAAAATTAAATTCAAAACCATTGTTTCACACGTTCTACACTGTCTAATGCACCCTCTGTCCATCCTTGGTCGTGTGAAACAACCTCGCCTACTACTAAAATATCTTTTTCGGGATGTTGTGATTTATATATAATTTCATCTGTGTGAGGTTTGTAATAATGTGTGCCAATGGACCAGTAATATGCTTTTATAGATAATAATTCAATAGAATCTTTGGGCATATCGAGCGCAGTTTCAATTAATTCGCAAAAAAATGCACGATTTTCACGCGTATTTTCAAGAAATGGTAAAAGAAGTTTTGTATTTTTATTATCATTATAAGCAATCATATATACCCCTTTTTCTTCATTCATGGGAATAATTTTTTGTAATGGCCCTGGAACAATAGTGTAACCATGTACATATTTTTTTAAGATGGGTAATGATTTTTTCGAAAACTTGCCGTATAAACGTAAAAAGGGTTGGCCTTCGATTTCACGATACATGGTTGGAAACAAACGACGCAGCGATTCAATTGTCGTGGCAACAATCACTTTTTTACAAAGATAAAAGGTATCTTCCGTTTCAATTCTAAAATAGTCTTGTATTTTACGTATTTTTAACACATTACTCGAAAAGTGGAAATGCGATGGTCCGATATATTCATATAATTTCGTCACCATTTCTTTCCATGGAACATGAAATGCTTTCACTGGATGAAAATTATCTTCCAGACCATAGTTATAAAGAGTATCGTGTGCATCTTCTTTTTCAAAATCAGAATAACCAGAAATAGTTAAAAAATGTTGATACTTTTTGGGTCCCAACACTTTTGTTGCAAATTCTTTAAATGTATGTGTTCCATGTAAATTCTTTTTTAATTTTTTAATCATTTCATCAATATTTTCAGGTTGAATCAAGGAAGAATAATGTTGTGTAGATGTAAATTCTTTTGTCTCTAAACCTAGTTCTCTAAGAAGTTTGTATAACAACTTGTCACGTTTTCTACCAATTCCTGCACCGGTCACAACCTCTACACCACAAAACATTTCATTGCCGGCACGTCCCCCCATTTTTGTATTTTTTTCAAGTATTAAAAAGGAGTTTGTCTTTTTTTTAATTTTATAAGCCGCATATAGTCCGGCCATTCCGCTTCCAATAATGATAAAGTCCATACTATGTGTGAAGAAATTAAACGGTTAATATGAGACTCGGTACAAGCGAACCCATATCTATTTGAACTCCTTTCAAATATTCGTAGCGATTTTTTAGCATTTTTTCAGTGACAACTTCAAACCATTGAAATCGTATCTTGGTGATATCAACTGCGTAATGCGCAACCATTTTCCACAAAATCAAGGGGATTCTTCGGTCACATGCCAACAACAAAAACAATTCCATCCCTTCTTTCTTGATAAACTCGCGAGTCTGATAAATCCGACAAGCGTCCTTCAATGTTCGCACAGTTCGCGGAACCATCCATTGAGGCGTCGCCAATTCTCTCGTAATATATGGTAAAAAGGGGGGTGTCAGGCAGGCTTCCGCCGTAAGAATTCTTTCGGAAATGTCATCAGAGAGTTCAAGTGTGCGATATGGGTTGCAAAGGTAAAATTCTTCGAGCTTCTTTTTGGTTTCGTTCAATAGTTGTATATAATCCCAAAGAATTGGTTCATTTGTTGCCAGAAATATATCCTCGCCAATGATTATCCAATCATCAATATCCATGTATAATTTAGAAAGAAGCGTCGATTTGATAGCATATGGATTATCAAAAATAAGTTTTGATGCGATTTGCAATCCTTTAATTTTTAATCCAACCCGTTGTACAGTGAATTCTTGCACCAATTCTTCTTCGGGCACATGTGATGAGCAGCTCAGACCAAGTAAAATGTCAACAAAGTTATGTATGTTTTTAGAAACAAAAAGCTTTCGTCGAACAACGATAATACCAGAATCAACAACAACACGCGAGATTTCTTCAGAAGTTTCAATCATTTTTAAATCTATTTTTATTGAAACATTTTTCAATTTTTTTGTGATTTACGCCTATATTTTTGGGTTTTATCAAAAGTTTTCAAACGAGATTTTTTTGACATATAACTTTATATTTTATTTGTTTTGAGAATTTTGACATATTTCTTTCAACTCTGCAATATCAATGGTTGGTAAATCGGGATGACATTCCCAAAAATATTTGCAAAAAGCCCATGTAAACGTGCAATCATCCACATACCACGCGGGATTTAATTGTTCTCGTATTTCTGGAACGAGAAACAATGCATTTTTAGGAAGAACAAGACACAATTGTTCTAACTCAGTAATTGTACTTTTGGATTCGACATAATGAATGGTTTGTGATTCATCCGGAATTTGTTTCACCAAATCTTTTAATAAAGGAGGATAATGGTACAAATAACTCCAATCCCAATCCATGCATCCAAATGTATAATATGTCATGTTCCAAACTAATCCATCCATATAATTTGTATAATCGGTATTTCCCAACATCTCATAATAACGGACGTCCCACCCTTTTGACAAAGGGTTGATATATTTTTCGGTTTCTCGTTCAATCATTGGTAAATTTTCTACTTTTCGAAAGATACCCTCGGGTGTATTTGGCAACTTCCATGTGCGCGAACGACTTGTAAATTCTGATTGAATAAATGTTTCTTCCTGTAAAGATAATATTCGAAGAAAGTCGTAAAAATGTTTCCAATGAATCGTAATTTGTTTTGTTTCTCGATGAATATCAATCATTTTTTTATTAACTCGTTTATACGCATCTATTATTTTATCGATTCCACCAGTTCGAATATTCAATGCCGGAAAATGTGGCATAAAATCATTTCCCATTAAAAATGAAATGAATACATAATCATGAATAGAACCGTTCATTTCAGTTTCAATAATGTTAGAAAGCGTCGAAACATTTAATAAATAGTTTGCTTTTTCGTCAAAGGAAGAATGAAATTGTTTAATATATTCGGGAGTTTCGCGAAATAAAAAAATATTTGCCAACTCAATATGCATCATGGAAATCATGATTAAATCAGAATCTAACCCATAAATAACGTGTGTCTCATTTGGATTTCCATCCCTGATGATTTGAAAAATTTTGTGTTCACCTTCTCCAGGACAATCAACCAAAAGATTGTATTGTGCTTCCACAAAATGAGATTTCAACATGGTTGTTAATAATTTCATAAACTCTGTGCCAGGAGTAATATTTGCAGTATTCCATTCCAGTGGCGCTTTTTTTAAAATACGAGTTTGGGCCCGATTTAAATAATAAGATTTAAAACGTCTTTCGCGTTGCTGTTTTATTTTAGCACGAGGTGCACAACCATCGAAAGCAATCGTGGTTGTTTGTTTTGGTAAAATGAGCGCAATATATTTCTCTATTTCTTCAATTACTTGAAGAATAATTTCATTATTTTTTTTAAACTTGTATTTATTAACAACATCATAAATGATGGAATTTGCATCCAGATAAAAATGGTCAGGTTTAGGCGCTTTTAAAAAAATCTCTAATATTTTGGGGTGATGTTTTATCAAATACGAATAATAACTTGGTATCCCCATTTTTAATTTATATTTTTTTATATTTATATCTATTTAATATATGCAAGAACCAGTACAAGCAGTGCCCATAAATGTAGAAGCCGTGCCAGATGGAACTGCATTAGAAAAAGGAACTCAGTCCACTTCAGCCATGGTTGTTCCTATTGCCATTTTAATTTATTCACTGTGTCAAATAAATCAACCAAAGGAAGTGGGTATAGTATATATAATATTATTAATTTTATTTGTCTCTATTCGAACTCTCATATTCAAACAATTTATGAAAAAAGATGATTTTTCATTAAAATTAAAAAAACCCGGGTGTTTAAATACGTTACCTTTATTAGGTTCTTCGCCATCCGTTGATATTTTTGTCGCCGTTTTTTCTTTAACTTATGCTTTTATTCCTATGATACAAGAAGGGTATAATCCTTTTGTTTTAATCATTTTAGGGATATATGCATTAATTAATATTGCATTAAAATTTAATTGTTATACAATTGAAATGTTATTGGGTGATATTATTTTTGCAATTATTTCTGGAGTTGCAAGTATTTATTTATTACTATCTGTATTTATATTATTAAAGGCTAAACCAGGATATTTATTTGTTTCTTCTGTTTCTTCCGATAGAGAATATTGCTCTATGCCTTCTAAACAAAAAATGGTTTGTTCAGTCTATAAAAATGGTGAGCTCGTAACAAAAACTAAATCATAAATGATTTGTTATTTATTCTCATCCATTGATGAACCCCCTTTGCAACATTTTTACGGTACATTGTTTCACTCAACATTTTTAATCCGTTATCTTTTGATGTATAATGATTTATAAATTGCGAATAAACATCTCTTAGATTTTTATTGTGATATATCGACAAGTCAGATTCAGGAAATTGAGTTTTTTTTTTCAATGCATTTACATGATTATGAAAAAACCAAAAAAAATTTGCCATTTCTTCTTTTGTATTAAATGACAGGTTTTTTTGACGCTGAAAAAAGGATTTGGCATGCATGCTACAATAAGGGCATGGAAGATTTTGAGATATGATACGTAAATTATGTAAAAGTCCGTCTCGAACTTTTGTAAAATCTTCAGGTTTGATTTTTGCAATAATCGTATGAAAAAATGTCCAACACGACGGACCCCATATATTGATTGAAACCATATTATGTTGATAGAAAAAAATATAAAAGGTTACCCTTAAAAAGGTTAATGAATTTTGTTTTTGAGGATGATTTTGATTTTAAAAAAGAATTACAAAAAAACATTGAATCATCGTCAGCATTGTGTTTGATTACAGGCAATCCAATTATCGACGAGTGTAAACTAAAATGCAATCATTCATATAATTACGATTCGTTATTTAAAGAAGTTTATAATCAAAAAATAAATCCAAAATTTAAAAATGACATTCATTTAAAGGACAATGAAATAAAATGTCCTTACTGTCGTAAAACACAACAAGGGTTATTACCGGAACGAAATAAAATTTTTCGTGTTACAACTATAAATAAAGATTATGAAATAGACCCGAATATAGTACCGACAGTAGATTGTTTGCAAAATTTTAAAAGTGGAAAATGTGCATTGCCATCGTGTAATAAAAAACAAGTTACTTTTTTAAATCGATTAAATGAAAATGTATGTTGTTTTCATATGAAAATACCAAAAACACAATTAATGAGACATATTAAACTACATAATTATTTATTAAAATACCCTGAAACAACCATGGAAGATATTCCTTACAATTTATGGGAAGAAATAAAGAAAGAAGAAATTGATACAAAACTCAAAATAAAAGCTGAAGCAAAACAAGCAAAAGAAGAGGCAAAAGCTCAGGCGAAACAAGCAAAAGAACAGGCAAAAGCTAAAGCAAAGCAGGCAAAAGCTGAAGCAAAGGCTGAAGCAAAGGCTGAAGCAAAGGCTGAAGCAAAGGCTGAAGCAAAGGCTGAAGCAAAGGCTGAAGCAAAGCAGGCAAAAGCTCAAGCAAAAGAGGCAAAATCTAATTCAATCGTGACATGACTTCAAAATCGTTTTCATCTCCATTCCGCTCTCTTTCAATTAACGCCATTATATTCTCTGGTCTCAGAAAAATGGCCTCTATTTCTTCCTTTATCAACAAACATCGTTGGCGCATCATTTCATAATTATACTTGAAACAATTCGGATTCTTCAAAAAGCTCGCCCACACTATCTTGTCTTTATTGTTGCACAAAATATCCACTACTCGGGGGTTTTGATTTTCACACAACGATGCCCAATAGATTCGTTTATCATTTCTATTTTCCGAGATAATAGAAATGATATGATTAATGGCATGGTCATTCGGGTTTTTGCAAAACGAAATCCATTGAATTTTGTGATGTTCTGAACTCAGTAAATATAAAACGGCTATATCCGATTGATTTTTTGACAGCCTGTAATCTGACAAATTTTCTTTTTCTTCTTCGAAAAGCGCGAGTATTTTTTCATGTGTATTACTGGAAGCATTCCACCAAACGATATTTCTTCTTTCTTCCAATAAAAATTCAACTGCTGCATCAGATGAATTTTCCGATAATTTTGCCCAATTGATTCTTTCGCGGTGTTGTTTTAGAAAGTCAATCACACATTTATTTGGGTTTTCTGCCAAAGAGTGCCAATTCAAGTCTTCGCAAAGAAACATGATTTTGCTCATTGGGTCCGTTTCACAAATATGAGAAACTTTACATTGGTACCCTAATTTTCCTTCAACCAATGTTCCATTGTGTCGATTGATATGAAAATATTTGATTGCATTATGATGATTATACAAGATTCCATTTTTGAATTTGTCCATCAGTTTTTCGTACAAAAATAATGTATCGCTATGCAAATGAAACCACGAAGCAAATGAATTATCCAGTAGTTCAAAGTTGGCATAAAGAATGTTTGACGCCATTGGATGTGTATTATGCGATAAATCTATGAATAAGTTACTACACCCCACAGGAAAGTCTCCGTTGCCATCAATCCAATCAGGCATCCCCCAGTCTTTTAATTCGTACAAGTCAATTTCTTCCATTTTTAGTTTTTTTTGTTCGACGAATAAAATTCAATTTTTTTGTGCGTTTCGCATTTCCACCTCTACTTCTATAACGTTTATTAGAATTATTATTTTCATCATCACGATTACGTTTAGTCCTTTCGTCCTTTTTATTTTGAGATGATTCACTCGCAACTTTTTTTTCACTTTTACGTTCATATGTTTCACGATGACGTTCAGATGATTTAGACCTGTCTCGAACATTTACATGTTTTTCACTTTTACCTTTATATGATTCACTTTCATCTTTGTAGGTAAATTCACCCAATCCTACACGAACATCACCAGGTCTGTCTCGAACAACGCCAGACCTGTCTCGAAAATGTTTTTCACCTTTAGATGATTCAGACGTTGCATGTTTTTCACCTTTAGATGATTCAGACGTTGCATGTTTTTCACCTTTAGATGATTCAGACGTTGCATGTTTTTCAGTTGTTGACTCTGTGCTAGGAGACATCTTTCTGAATTCGGATAAGCTTATTGGTTGTGGCGCTGTATTTATATTATGTATTTGTTCATGAATAGAAGGATTTCCGTTTAATTTAAAAAAATGTCTATCAGAAATGTCTTCACTGCGAAAAAAACTTGAATTGTTAACAAACAAAAACCTTTTTGAACCTCTTAATAACTCTTTTATATCATCATTTTTTTTCACGTCATTGTCTGAAGTTAATATTGCATAAATGTCATCTAAATCTTTTTTAGTTTTCAATGTTATAGCTTTAAACCACCAAATATTTTTATCATTTTCTCCAAAACACTCTGGTGGCTTTACTCTTGTTGCAATATATTTTTTTGTAGTTCTTCCTTTTCGTGTAGTAATAAGCAATGGTTTATTTAAATCGCCAGAAACAATCAATAAATCTATTGTAACATTATCATTTTCAACTAAAGAGTCTATAATACCACTACATTTACTTTTGAATTTTTTTATAATTTCTCTCGACTCAGCCAATTCATCCAATAATTGGTTTTCTACGAATCCTTCTGCATGATAGTCAAACTTTTTACCTGGAAGTATATCTTCCATAAAACCTGCATTATTCAAACCATATGTAATAATATAATCCAAACCATGTCTTATATCTGTTCTGTATATAGTGAATATCTCGATAATTATATTACGTTCAATTTTAATTTTAAATAGTACTTTATAATCATGTACTTTTTTATCAATAAAAAATACACCCGTTGCCTCTATAGTTTTATCAGTCATCCTACTAAGTAACTTGTTACTTATAAATTCCTTTAAATCTAAATTTACTAAAGTCGGAAAGTCATCTGTCAAATCAATTCCATCTTTACTTATTTTTACTATTTCAAATTCCTTCAAATATTTTTTACAAAATGCTTCAATCCCGGAATTATCGTAACATTTTAATCCTAAATTTGGTGCATGTTTATATGCATGATATTTTAAATCTACTCTTATATCTCTACCTTTTATAGTAGTTAGAATAAAAGAATGAGCAATATTATCTGTTTTTGTTATTTCAAGACGGTCAAATGTAGTTCTGTTACAAAAGGCCGAATCCGTATTATTTTCATATTTACAACAAACATTAACTCCGATTTCGTCTGAAGGAACCGCTTTACCTGAAGGAACCGCTTTACTTGACGAGTGTTTTTTTTCCATATATTAATTAAATATAATATTAATGAAACATTTAAATTACCAATAAATACTATAAAGATGACAACAACTATTGCCATTTAATTCGATATTCATTCCCGAATACATATCGACCAATTCTTTCAGGATGTGCACAAGTATCCTTTCTTTATTCAACTCAAAATCCGGAACTTCTGAATTGCTTGCTGTAGGAAACACAAAGACATCCGGGCCCCATTTTGTCACGTCATCCGTATATTGCCGTACATCTTCTCCACGGCAGTTGCATTCTGCTAATCTTGATTTCTTATCTTGCCACTGGATAAACATTTGGTAATGTCCTACTTTACGCGAATTTTCCACACCTTCGTCGATTGTTTCCAAAATGTTAAAAACAACATCTTGCACAAAAGCTTGGTCTGCTGAACAGCACACGAACGCGATAACAATCAAAGTTGACAACATCTTTTTTAAAAATAATTATTTGTTAATAATTTTCAATTTTTTATAAAACATCATTTTCTAGTAATCGTTTCTTTTATTTTTACACCGCGTTGTTCTAAAACGCATTCCACAATCTTATCCACTTCTTCTTCCTTGTACATTTTTTGAAGAGCATTTAAAAGCATTTTTTTATTGATAGGTTGGCGAATCGTTTGTTTTTTATACAAAAGCGAATTATCTTTCATGTCAAATGAATCCACCTCATTTTTACGCATAACATCGACCAAGATAGTCGTGATATCGGTTTTTTTCTTTTTTAATTCTCGCATTTCACGCTGCAATGCGAGAATTTTATCATCCAAAGAAACCCATGTATTTACATTTTCAATGAGAATTTCCTTTTCCATTTCTCAACTATCAACGATTCCTTTTAATATTCTTTTAATAATTCTTCCCATTTATCAATACTCGTTAAAAATTTATCATCCAACTTAATAACAGGTCTCGTTTTTAATGATTGTATTTTTTCATGAACCTTTTCCGGACAATCATAATCTACAATGTAATCATTATTGATTATTTCTTTTACAGCACCACTATGAATATCTGCAATGACTGGAACCCCTAAATAATAACTTTCTGCAAATACGCAACCAAATGTCTCTGGAAATCTCGGCGCCAATACACAAATCGAGCTTTTTAATACCTTGCAATATTCTTGTTTTTTCAAAGGTCCGTGAATAAAGATTCGCTCTTTAAATTCATCTTCAAGCATCTTTTTATATTCTAAAAAAGCGGGGTATTCGTATCCAGGCGTCATCAATTCTAGACAAACATCGCTCAACGATAAAAGAGAACGAAACAATTTTATGATAACAAAAAGATTTTTTATCCATGCAGATGCAAAGACAATCTTGTTTTCAATGGGGTATGCGGTCGTGTCAAATTCGGATACATACATCATATTGTAAATGACTCGACTTTCATATGGAGACTTATGGTATTTCATGTAATGTTGATGATAATTTTTTTGATTAAACTCACTGTTAAAGATGAATTCTACGTTTTTAGCATTGCTAAATATGTCGTCGCAAATACAGTCATGAATCCATACAAAAACCTTTTGATTTTGCAATTTTTCGGGAATTGTTTTGCAAAATCTCTGGACGACAATGATATCTGTGGGATAAAAGGTGTCCAATTCTATTTGCGTAATTGGTTTATAAAGTACATTGTCAATTTTGCCTTCCGACCAATTGTAACAAATAATTTCCCTTTTTAAACTTAACGTCTCGATTAAATTATAAAATTGGTATTCAGAAGCTCCGATAGCACAATCCTTTACTGTTTTATGTGTGAGTTTTAATGGTGTTTTATCAATAAAAATAACTCTCGGTGTATCAAGAAGCATACATGCCATCGCAGCATAATTATGCAAATCTAATAAAGTATCTCGCATACTTTCATCTTTTACTAACTCTACCTTGGTTTGAGAGATATTCAATAATCTCTGAAGTTTATCTTCCATACGCATAAAAACACCAACGACACCATATTTTGCAAAAGCATCCCCATAGTCAGCATTTTTCCTTCTAAAAAGGTCTAGTGCTTCCATTTGAATGTCTTGCATTTGTTTTACTCGGTTCATTACTAGAATGTCGAAAAAACGTTTAAATTCTAATCCATTTTCAAAATTTTCCAAAAATGGACATTTTTAAAATGTCCAATTTCGCCTTTTCCCAAAAAAGTTTTGTTTTTTTTTGAAAAATCGACTCCTTATTTATTAAATCACAATTTTAAAAAAAACAAAAAATATTCGCATCATAACTTTTTTTGAAAATAGGCAAACCAAAATCAAAGAAAAATGTCCGGGAGACAAAAACTACAAAAAGTATAAGCTGTTTTTTCAAAATTTTTCCACACCTTAATACATAATCATTCAACAATGCAAAATTACGTCTTTGCACCATTTATACAAAATGATGACATTTGGATGACGAAAAGTATAAATGAAATTTTTTAAAAAAGATTAATATATGTTGATTAAAAAAGAAAAAAGAGGGAACATAATTGTTTACACGGTTGATAAAAATATTTCGGATGAAAAAATGAGTAAATTAAAAAATACATATGTTACTAAATCGCAAATAGATTTTATTATTGACCATGATGCCGATGTTTATACAAAAACGGGCAGGTTACTATTACGTTTTCGTAAAAATAAATTATTAAAAGATGAAATACAAACATTTTATGATAATGTCATCAAATTCGCATTAAACAAGACATCAAATCGCGGTTCAACTACTGGAAGCGAATATAAAAATATTCGTAAAAATCCAAAAATAATGACAAACATCATTGGTTACTTTGATAAATTTTCACCCAAGCAAAAATTTTTATTAAAACAACAGGGAAAAACAATCTTGGATGTTCGCGAAACACGTTTTGTAATGGATTGGCCCGAAAAGTTTACATTATTGATTCCATTGATAAAATCCATCGACAAAATGTATAAACAATATATACCCGAAAATTATGCAAAACAAAAAAAAAAGGCAGACCAGACCTATTTTAAAATTGCAGATACAGCTTTTACGACCATTACAACAAATGTAAATTTTCAAACAACCATACATACAGATAAAGGAGATGATGAAGATGGGTTTGGAAATTTGGTTGTTATTGAAAAAGGAAGATACAATGGAGGAGAAATTTGTTTTCCGCAATATGGGATTGGCGTCGATATTAGAAACAACGATGTCCTTTTTATGAATGTGCATGAATGGCATGGAAATTTACCAATAAAGTTAATCGACAAGGATGCAAAACGTCTTTCGGTTGTTTGTTATTTACGAAAAAATATTTGGGAAAAAACAAAAAACAAAACAAAAAAATTCATGATTGAACACAATAAAACGATTAAAAATTTACGAAAATAAACGAGGCAATTTGGCGACTTTCACTTCGGGCATTCCCGTTTTACGATGAAATATGGTAATAATATCCGGATACGTTTTTTTCAAATATTCGGCGGCTAATCTGTTTTTTTCAACGCGGTCTGTCCCCAACCCACCTTCTGCGTGGAATTTTGTTTTTATAGTAATATTATTAAATCGGACGACACCACCATCCATGAAATAATAAAGAATGGTTTGTTCGTAATCTTCCTTTGTTTCGGATTTAATGGAAGGTCGTTTCATAGGACGATTTATATATCCAAATAAAACGCCTATAACAAACCGTAAATCAGTTGTCATTGTTGGTTGCATGAAAAAAGCGTTTCTTACCGGATAAACTCCCCATAAAAAAAGATGTTCCTTTTTAAGAATGTAATAAGCTTCGCGGAAGAATTGGTCTAAATCTCTTACTTTTACTAACTTTTCACCTCGTAATTGTAAAACTTCTTCCACATCATCGTCCATAGAAACAATATACTGATTTTCGGGAAAAAACTTTGCGATGAAATTGCGTTGGTTTGTGATTCCTAATCTTCCAATAATTATCTTGTGGTAAAGTTCTTTTGGAACATTTTTTTCATAAATATCATATTCTTTTTTGTTGGCAACAAAGAGATAAATGCGTTTCTTATCTACTCTTCCTTCTTTAAGAGTAGTTAAGGATTTGGAAGAAATAATGTCCGACCTATTGTACGTTGGAATAGCAACAATATACATACTTTCTTCCGAGATTTTTATTCCAACCTTGCAAAAAATTGAAATTAATTTTAAGAAAGATATTAAGCACAATTAAAAAAAAAGGAAGAAAATTCACAATGCTCACAAACTTTATGCGCGCAAACAGGTCAAGTTCTCCAGCCAGAGTTAGGGTTCAGCCAGTTCAAGAAAGGTTGGTAGTTCAACCAGTTCAAGAAAGACTGTCAGTTCAAGCTCTAATTGCTGGAAGAAATATTTTAGAAAATTTTATGAATGGTAAAAGATATGGAGTAATGCACGCACAAATGCAGTCTGGTAAAACAATGACATACCATTTTTCTGGCGCGGAAACGGTACGTTTTGGATTGGTTGATAATGTCGTTATTTTTAGTGGAAATGCAGAAAAAGACCTCAGGGACCAAACAGTTGATGCTCGCAAAAAATTTCAAATCCCATACTTGAACTATTTGCTAGAAATGGGGGTTCCAATTGATGCTAGAATGTTGAGTATAATCAACGGCAATCATATTACGGTTGTTTGGGGACCAACCCAACTTGAAAAATTTCCACGTGAAGCGAGGAACACTCTTTTCATTTGGGATGAATCCCATGTCGCGCAAAATATAGAAATGAAACCGGCGGCGTTTTTGGCAAAAATTGGAGCATCGGGAGACGGCGACTCTTCTTTTTTAGAAGAACGAAACAACTACTTTCTTTCTGTTTCTGCTACTCCTTTTTCAGAATTAAGTAATATCTTTCACGGTAACCAAGAGAAATTCATTACGCAACTAGAAACAGGTCAAGGATATCATAGCATCGAAACAATGTTTAACACCGGATGCATCATTGGGTTTGATGATTGGAAAGTTTGTCTTGACGAGAATTTGGCAGTAACTCGCGAAGAAAAAAAATATGCGCTTGTGAGATTAAATGGTAGTAAAAACTACGTTAAAAATTTAGCGGATGCTACGGCAATTGCACTACGTCATGGTTGGGAAATCAAATTTTATGATTCAGACCACCCCAAAGAAAAACTTGATTATATGGAGCATGCGCCTCTCGAGAATACTGTAATCTTTTTGAAAGGAAAATGTCGCATGGGACAAGTATTGATTAAAAAACACATTGATTTTGGGTTGGAAACGGCAGCAGGGTCAAAAACAGATACGGTTCTACAAGCATTGGCTGGGCGATTTTGCGGGTATCATGATTTTACAAACATTCGCATCTTTTTGCACAATAAAATTTTACAGAGTGGAGAAATCGAGCGTTATATAAGATGGGCTAACGGAGAAGATATCATGCCAAGACGAGCAAATAATTTGATTGCAAAGGTTGACAAAGATTCGCAGTATCCTCATCATATTATTCCAATCAAAATCGAAAAGAATCACTTTGTGATTGATGGTGCAGAAGACGTGGAACCAACCAGAGAAAATCAAGAGTTTATCAAGGAATCTGTTGCAGCCGCTATTTTAGATAACAGATGTATATCTTACAATACAGAAGAACAAATGGAAGAAATTCGAGAACAGATGAGAGCAATACTTGACCCCGAATCACCGTTCAAGTTTGTAGTACGCATAATAACAAAGATAGACGAAAGAGCACATCAAGATGCTCCCGAAAAACTTTTGAAAAGTTTCACAGAAAGGATAGCAGGTGGATTAGGTTCGTCAAATGGAATTTGTGAAAAAGGCGAACAGATTATCATATGGTGGTTTGCGTCTTCTTTTAATGGAATACAAAAAGGGGATGTTTTTGTGGATGCAAAAATAACAACATCGTCAGGCAATGAAGAGATAATGAAGACTACACAAAAAGAGATATTTTGTAGAACACGTGAAGTTTTGCCACAAGTTGTTGCACCAGGAGCAGTTATAGCAGAACCAGAAGAAGTTAATCTCCCAGAATACACAGATGTAGTTACACCAGAACATCTATCAGAAGAAGTTGAAATCTTAAAATACAGAACACTTGAAATTGAACGTAAAACAAATGAACTTGCAGCCGAAATTGCACTTATTCAAGACGGTGCAAATGATTCAAAATACAGTAAAAAATGGTTAAGAGTAGAATTGCCAGTAAAAAGACCATCGCCAAAAGCTAAAAAAGAACGCGCTGTGAAAAAAAGACGTCCCCCCCAAGAAGTTTTGCGAGAAGGCGATGCTCTTTTTGTGAAATCGCATAGAGAATTGCGAGGAATTTGGAGAAATGGCAAGCTTGTAGATGGAGAAGAGTTTTCAACACTCAATAAACTTTGTGTTTATCATCACAAGGAGAGATTAAATAAGGCATGTCCAAATGCATGGACGGCGTATGGACTAGAAAGACAAACGGGTGAGCTTATTTTAGATTTAGATACCGTTTTCCTTTTACCATAAACAGAAACTGGCGATGAATGGAGCGGGACGAAGCGGACAAATCAGGTATGAATTTTATCACAAAATATTAACAAGATACTAACACTCTTTTTTTTAATTAAAATTGATTTTTTAATCGTATCATTAAAGTAATAAAAATGCAATTTACAACAGAACAACAAACTGTCTTTGACAAATATTTGGATGGAGAAAATATTTTTGTCACGGGACCAGGAGGAGTAGGCAAATCCGAACTTTTACGCGTTATTTACGAAGATGCATGTGAAAGAGGGAAAAATATCATGGTGACTGCTACTACTGGTTGCGCTGCTGTACGTTTAAATTGTAATGCTCGTACAATACATTCGTGGGCAGGAATTGGTTTAGGAAATCGACCCATTGAAGATTTAGTGCGCAAAATAAATTTTAACAAACATTCAAGAGGAGCTTGGCAAAGCGTTGAAATTCTAGTGATTGATGAAGTAAGTATGTTATCACAGAGACTATTCGAATTGCTTGACAATATTGGAAAGCGTATAAGACGAAAAAGCAGACATTTTGGTGGCATTCAAATCATTTTTTCGGGAGATTTTTATCAATTGCCGCCTATTGGCGACGACGAAGAATCACAAGCCTTTTGTTTTGAAAGTTCCGTTTGGAACAATGTCTTTCCGAATCAAATTGAACTCACACAAATATTTCGACAAAAAGACCACGAATATGCCACTATCCTGAAACAAATTCGGCAGGGAATCATTAAAAAAAGTGCGAATAATTTGTTACTATCACGAGTTGGATTAACATATGATACAGAAATTACCCCTACAAAACTTTACCCAACAAAGGCGAGAGTGGATGCGATGAATCGTGCAAGCATGGCACGATTGACTGGTGAAGAATTTATCTATCAATTGAAAACAACAGAAGAAACAACAGAAGAAATAAAGGTAGAATGCGACCAATTGAAAAAAGGGTTGTTGTGTGAAAATACCCTTGTGTTAAAAGAAGGTGCACAAGTGATGTGCATCATCAATGTAATGAATGACAACAAAGTATTGGAACTCTTTAATGGAAGTCAAGGAATTGTTACTGGTTTTGCATCAGGGTTTCCTCTCGTAAAATTTCGTAATGGTGTTCATAAAGTCATTACTCCGTATAATTGGGAAAGTGAAAAAATGCCGGGTGTATGCGTCACACAATTGCCATTAATTTTGGCGTGGGCAATTTCAATTCATAAATCACAGGGTTCAACTTTAGAAATGGCAGAAATAGATATAGGTTCAGGCATTTTTGAATGCGGACAAACATATGTTGCGTTATCGCGCGTAAAAAGTTTAGAGGGGTTATACTTGTCTTCTTACGACCCTACAAAAATAAAAATTAATATGAAAGTGCAAAATTTTTATAAAAGATTATAAACCTTTCTTTTTGAATGCCTTTTTGAATGCCTTTTTGAATGCCTTTTTGAATGCCTTTTTGCTCTTTTTGCTCTTTTTGGTCTTTTTGAATGCCTTTTTGAACCTCCGCGTGTTTTAAATAAAGTACGTCTTGATATATCTTTTGCAGTAAAAGGTTGTCGTGTGAATGGCGATTTGTCGTCTCGTATATTAGAAATGGTTGTTGCATCATAACATCTTCCATCTACTTCTAAACGAAACCCATTAATTATTTTTTTTTCTGTTATAGGGTCTATTTTACCTACACAATCATCATCTGGCACAAATATTTGTTCCCCACTACTTCTAGTAACACGTCTAACATTTTGAATAGGTACCAGGACTTCATCAGCAGCTTCTGCAGATACATTATAAGCCGGATTATATTCGGTACCATCTTGATTAATAACACGTTGCATATTTTCATTATAAACATATACGCCATATATATCATAAAAACTATTAATTCCTCCTGGATTTAAGTCATTTGGTCTTAATCGTGATGGGATATTTAATTCAATACCATTATCATCTAGTGCCGGTGTATCAAAAAAAAAAATATTGTTATTAAGAAATTCTTCTTGATTCCTTGATGCAAGAGGTCGAGTTGGAAGATTTCTTCTTGCCTGAATTAATTCTAACCCATCTAAATCACTCATATAATAATATATTATATTATTTTTTATTATAAACGTTCGATAAATAAATTTAAAAGTATTTATCGTATAACTTATAATGCTCGTTGATACACGCGAAACTGAATTGTTTACCGAATTGATAAAACTTGTTCCAGACGCCGAGTTAAAAACATTGGAATTAGGCGACATTTCATTGGATGAATACGGTATCGTTTTTGAACGCAAAACTTTAACGGATTTGCAAGCAAGCATTAAAGATGGACGTTATAAAGAACAAGGATATCGTCTATCCAATTCTTCCTATAAACCCCATAATATTATTTATATTGTGGAAGGCAATTTTTCAGAATATAAATACAAAGGGTGCGATAAAAAGATGCTTTTTTCAGCCATGGCATCACTACATGCAAAAGGGTTCTCCATCATGCGAACGTCTAACGTCTCCGAAACCGCTTTTTATTTGGCAAATTTACTCACCAAATACAAAAAATTACCTTTATTAGAACAAACAGAACAAACCCAGGAAGAAACGGAGAAAAATTATGCGAAATATGTGAATAAAACAAAAAACAAGAACATTACGGAAAATAATATTCACGAAATCATGCTTATGCAAATCCCTGGTATCAGTGATGTAACGGCGAAACATTTGATTCAAGAGTTTAAAACAATCGGTGCGATTATAGAGTGTGTCGAAAACACCCCGTCAGCTCTTGTTGATTTTAAATATCCAGACAAGACGGGGAAACTCAAGAAAATGAGTAAAAAAATAAGTGAAAATATCATCCGATTTTTAATTAAACCTAAGTTGATAACAACATAAAATGTTTGTTTGTGAAAAATGCAATTATGAAACATCTATCAAAGGGAATTATGCAAAACATTTGAAAACAAATAAACATAAATTAACAGATGGAAAAGTGTGCGATGTATGTGAAAAAACATTCAAGACACGACAATCTTTGTGGAAGCATAAAAAAGATTGCGTGGATACAAATAAATTATTATTACAGTTGATTCAACAAAATAATGATTTACAAAAACAAATACAGACGGTTCATGTACAAAACGTGCAAAATATTCAAGTGAATCAAAACTTTAGTTTGAACATTTTTTTAAATGAAACCTGCAAGGATGCGTTAAACATTGACGAGTTTGTCGAATCGTTAAAGGTGCATGAATGTGATATTGTAGAAACGGGTCAGATTGGTTTCGTCAATGGAATCAGTAAGATATTTATTCGCGGGTTGGAAGAATTGGAATTACACAAACGCCCGATTCATTGTAGTGATATAAAACGTGAAATCATGTATGTAAAAGACCAAGATTTATGGGAAAGAGAAACGGGGCAAATATTATCACGCGCAATTAATAATTTAACGATAAAGAATACGAGTAAAATTTTAGATTGGCAGAAGAAGAATCCGGAGTATATGGACCCTTCCAATAAAAAGAATGACCAATATTTAAATATTGTCAATCATAATTTTGGAGATTCAGAACTACATGGAAAAATCATTAAACGTTTGGCTAGAAAAACAATGATACCTAAATTATAAGTCATCCATTAAAAACAATGTCGAATGATGAAATTCTGGCAATGCACGACAATTATGAATGATATTCCATATTGTTTGATTTAATCGTTCTCGTAACTGTTTGGTTACCTCTCTATCTATTTCATATTCGTCTTCATCAAATTCATCCAGCATAGTTTTGACAAAATCTTCGAGGGTAAAGCCCTTTTCTGATAATATTTCCGCAATTTTTTCTGTAGGTGGCTGTGGTCCCCATAGATTTGGTTCATCTTGAAGGTCATCTAGATAAGGTATTTCACCATTAATAATGCGATGGAACATTCTGATGCCGCGTAAAGCATAATCTTCTTGACTTTCCTCGTATTCTTCTTCCTCCTCGTATTCTTCGTCTTCTTCACCTTCATGCGCGTCTTTTTGTTTCATAATTTCACGGCAACAGGGGCAACCAAAACCATTAACGGATACATTTTGCATGAGACAACTCGTGTGAAACGAATGTCCGCAATCCGTGACGAGGCAATTTTTATCTCCAATGTTTTCAAAACAGATAGGACACTCCATTTTTAAAAACTTTTAACTTTAAGATATAATTCAATTTTTTACAAATTTTCAATAACACTTTCAAAGTGATTGATTCTCACTAAAAAACGCAAAATTTCTTTTTCGAATCCATAAATGCATGACCAATTAGACAATTCTTTATTGCTGTGATTTACGTGTTCAACAACAGATTCATAATATTCCGTCAAAGTAATAATTCCGCGGTTGTAAAGGTTATTATTTACTTTGACAATATTCCAGATAGGAGGATTATAAGGATATAGTTTTGGACAGACAAGTTTCGTTTTAATTTCTATAAAATCACCACAATACGAATAAATGTGTTTGTTTATTTCAATTGGAAGATTGAAATGAAAAGGAGAATTTTTGTTTTTATAAGTAAAAGTAATGTACAATTCCGATTCGTTTTTTTCCACAATAATAGACATATTTTTACAACCAAAAAATTCAGAGAGAGGAACAGTTACCATATTATTAAATCGATTATAACGTGAATTGAAACAAATTCTCATTTGTATTATTTGTTTTTTATATTTAAATTCTTCTTGGAAATGTTTGATAAGTACGTTTAGCTCGTTTGGAACGTTTGGTTCGTTTGGAAAGTTTGGTTCGTTTGGAAAGTTTGGTTCGTTTGGAACGTTTAGAATGTTTTTTAGTGAGTTTCCCACCATACAGGTGTCTCGCTTCTCCGGTAGCTTTTTTTAAAACTTCATTACGCTTTTCTTTTTTTCTAGGACTAATAGTATCATCATAATTTTTTTGTGAAGCACCAAAACAAGTACCATCTATAATATATTTTTTAAAACATTCAGGTGCGCTAAAAAAACTAAAAGATTCCATAAATTTTAAAAGATTACTACCTCTTACAGTGCAAAATCTAACATTATTTATTATTTCAGGGTCGTCTGGTTCTGGTAAAGAAAAAAAATCATGAGTAAAAACCATACTTTGTTTTAAATTTGAAATTATTTTATCAATTCTAGTATGATGAAACTTGTAATATTCTTTTAATTCTTCAAAACTACGCGTAACTTTAGGATTATATTTTTCTTCCACCATTGCTGTATCTTGATAATCAGGAGAAACTGATGATATTCTGACTGGTGGTGCCATTATTGTATATTTATGAGTACCATTTCTATCATATATATATAAATCTACAGAATCGCAATCATTGTTGGTAGATATCACAGAATAGTTTTTAGACAACAGTTCAGTTATATTTTCTTTGATGTATGTTTGTTGGCTCTCATGTTGTGCATTAGAATATATAGTATGGTCTTCTTGAAATTCACGAGCTATATTTTCTGTAAAATCTCTCAATGTTGCATCTAGATTTTCGCTTGTTGTATTACTAAGTAAAATATTTAAATCAAGCACAGATGTGCAGTCAAAAAGACTATCTAAACGGCTTCCTCTTAATGTAAAGGAGTCTATTGAACAAGGAAAATTTATTAGAGTTAATGGTTGAACGTTACATGTTTCTGTAGTTATTTCGGCAATTTGTTTTTTATCTTGACGTGCCTTAATGGTCATTTTAGAACCATCTATTCTTTCAATGTCAATCGGTTTGGAAATATCAACCGTGTCAAAGTCAATATGGCAATTTTGACAAACCTCCCCATGAGCATTAATTACCATAAGCATTTTTTGTATTTTCTTTTTTTCTCTTTCAGGTAAATCATCCAAATCGACCGTTAATTTATGATAAAAACCTTCGCCATCGCCTAACTTATTTAATTCGTCGTGACCTCGTTTTCTTTTTTTTGATGAAATTGTTGATTTATCGTCAAAGATATCACTAACAACACCATCAAAATCACCAATATCACCAACAACATCGCCAACATCAAAATCACCAATATCACCATCACCCTCACCATCAAAATTAAAATAATCAATATCACCATCACCCTCACCCTCACCATCAAAATTAAATTTATCAACAAAACTCATAGTATATAGAAAATATTTAAATATTCAGTTTCTTGTTTTTTGTTCGTGTTCGAATTCTTCGTTTTTTACGTTTCGTTCCACCAAGTACGTACGTTAAATCATTGAACCCTGGCATTGCTCTTCCATCCGAATATTTTAATATCTTTCCATCAATAACAAAATCTATAACAATATAACATATTTTTATTATTGGTAAAAAAGTTGAACCATGTGGTTGTAAAAAAAACAATTTTATGATTTCTAATTGTTCAGGAGAAAGACCGGTTGTGTTATTTTCTAACATATTTATAACATATGCAAAATCAGTTGCAGGTGTGAATCTCGTCCATAATGGTCGTCGAGAACTTCCAGCAGCCCATGCATCTGATATAAGTATATAGTCACCTAGATTATAGGTGCAAAAATGATGATATGTTGTCGTAGCCATATCAGTTGTCGCATATATACTAGCCAATTGTATAGTTCCGGTAGTATAGTTAAATTGACAATTTTGATTAGTAGTACGCAAAAAATTTGTTGTAACATCTTGCAAAGGGTTTTTAAAAATATAATTACTGAAATAAGACGTATACGATATAGCAAGATTAAATAATTTGATTAAAACACTACTTGCATTGGCTGATTCAAAACTATCCACAAAATTATTAATTTCAGCCATAGTAATGGATGAAAAATCAATAGTTTCCGATTTGCCGGGGAAATTAACATGCTGTTGATAATATCTATACATAACTGCTGCTACCGCAGAATAATAACCACAACAATAACTAGATTGAGTAAAATTAAGAACTTTACCTCTATCAAATGAAGGATTTGTTATACATTTACCACCACAATTTACAATTTTTTTAAAAATTCGTGAAAATAAATAAAATTGTTTATAACAAATATTGTACATTGTTATAGGTTCTGGTAAGAAAAATCTTTCGCCACTAGGTGTTGCAAAATCACTTGGTAAAGTGCCGATAGTAGCGTTACTTAAACATAAACACAAATCTGGGGTTTCTAATGTAAAATTTCCACTATAAACAGATACTATATCCGTGACAGGGTCAGTATTCATTAATTTGCTAATCATATAAAAAGATAAATCATTTTCAATTGGCATAGAAAATGTAACAATTTCCGATTGTTTATCTCGTATTTCACTATCAAGTTGATAACTAAGCAACCGTTGCATTGGTTTCGGATAATCATTTTCATCATCAAAGCTAAAAACAAAGCTATCATTTCTAATTGGTGTAAAATTATTAAATTCATTTTGGTCAAATTGGTCTATGTCATCTATTTTGTCATTTTCAAAATCTCCATTAAAGAATGACATATCGTACTTTGAAAAATCTTCTGGCATTGACATATAGTAGTCTGGAAAATCTTCTGGCACCTTTCTTTTTTTAGTTGTCATATATTTATCAAATATTTTATAAAATTTAAATATACAACGATTGATTACTTACCATGTATTTCAACATAACATTCGGTACAAACGAAACCGCTTCCATGACAACCAAGTCGAACATTAACGCTACTTTTTCGACTTCGCGTGCAATATTCACAATTTTCAACACAGCTTTTACAAAGTCTCCTAAAAAAATGCCCTCGGATTCCATTCGTTGCAAGACCAATTTACATTCTTCCTCTGTTTCGCAATCGCACCAAGACATTGTATATTCCATCAAATCGTATTGCAACTTTAAACCAAACTGCTTGTTTCTTAATGCGGCCTCATTCGAATAAATGATAATCTCTTTATTTATAGTTTCCAATATATCATTTGTCGGTTGTACAGATGGATTCAACACTTTTACGTCTATAAAACAACTAAATATCCCAATCAAATGTTTGGTTGTCAAAGTATTGAGCGAACCATTCATCAATAATGAAGACAAAATCAATGGCTCTACTTCATGAATTTGAGATGCAGCAATTCCCTTGTTTGTTAATCCATCACAAATAAACTCACGGTCTGTTAAAAAGGCAACTTCGGATTGAATCAAATCTTCTGTATTATCCAACAATTGCGATTTCAATAAATCAATTTCTGTGCGGATAAATTGTGATTCGCGTAACTTGGGTAAATCTTTTTCAATATTTGGATGTAAAAGCATAAACTCCGCCAATTCTTTTTGAAACTCCTTTCGTTTCCGGTTGGTATGCATTTTAATATTTAATAACAAGGCTTCGTATTTTTCCAACAATCCTTCAGGTTGTACTTTTTCTTCTAATTGTTTAATCCGTAATTTTATTCCCGATTGCGAAGATTCATTTTCATAAATATACATTGACTTTTTGACAAACTCTAAAATGTCTATTTTATTATATAACATTGATAAAACGAGTTGGGAAGAAATGTCAAATTTTGATTGCAATTTTGCTGGGTTCCCGTAAAGCATTTCTCGGTGACTTAATGTTTCGCTTTGAAAAAGGTTATACAATAAAATAACATTTCCCACTTTATCAATACCTCGTCTTCCGGCGCGCCCTGCCATCTGTGTATATTCGTGTGGATGCAATCCACGAAAGTTTTGACCATCATGTTTATGAACATCTGTAAATAAGACAGTTTTGGTCGGCATATTTACTCCAACTGCAAACGTTTCTGTAGCAAACAATAGTTTTACATAACCTCTTGCGTATAATATCTCAACCATTTCACGCAAAACAGGCATAACTCCAGCGTGATGTACAGCAATCCCTTTTTTCAAAAGGCGCACCATTTCATGGTATTCAGGCAATCTTAAATATTCATAATAATTGGGGAGTTTTCGAATAATCGATTCACATTCTCTTTCTATATAGGGTATATCCGAATCTTCCTCCAGTAAATTTGTAGTTATTCCATTTGCACAATCTTCAAGGCGTTTTCTCGACAAGACAAAACACAATGCCGGAAGCATTTCTTGTTCCACCATAAATTGCGACACTTCGTTCAATACATGTCTTGTGGTAATACGTCCTTTTTGTTCACCCAGAAATTTTTTTATTTCGTCATATGTTTTTTCCAAAAAAAGGCCCTTGGAGTCTTTCACCACATGCAATTTATTTGCAAAATTTTTGATGGCGAGCTGTTTATCCTTGTCTTTGACAAGTTTCAGGCACTGAGAGTTAGAAACAACAAACCCATAATGTGTCAATGGAACAACTCGTGTATAAGTAGGAATCAACCACACTTCATTGCCTCTCGTTTCACACCACAAAGCGAATTTTTCTGGATTGTCGATTGTTGCTGAAAGCATAGTCAATTGTATATGTTTTGGTAGATTCATAATCGTTTTTTCCCAAATATGCCCGCGGTCCTTATCATTGATATAATGCACTTCATCAAAAATAACGCATCCAACATCGTCAAAATTTACGTCAAATAGATTTTCCGAAAGATTATACAGTTTATTATGTAAAATTTCGGTAGTCATAATGATGACATCTGCCAAAGGGTTCATTTTAATATCACCTGTTAAAAGACCTACTGAAACATCTGTAAATTTTGCTTGAAACTCGAAAAATTTTTGATTCGACAATGCTTTGATGGGCGAAGTGTAAATAACCTTTTTACCTTTAGACGTATAATTACGTATGGCAAATTCTGCAGCAAGTGTTTTCCCCGAACCGGTGTGAGCAGTGATTAAAACATCTTTACCAAGGACAATGGCTTCAATTGCATATTTTTGAAATGAGCTCAATTTGAAAGAAAAAGAATCAAAATGGTCTAGTAATGTAATGTCGTGTGTTTTATATTCGCCTGCACACAATTTCATGATTTAATTAATAACACTTTTTATTTTTAAATATTACTTTCAAGTATTTATAAAATAATAATAAATATATAAGTTATGAAAAAGGGTTCAGCGATTGTTTATCTTTTATTGATTGTCATTGTTGCTGTTTTTATCAGTTTTTATTACAATGAACAAGAACAATTTATGAATGGATTAAAATATTTTGGAGAATCAGATACAGAGACCCATAATTCACCTTATACAAGTTGTAGCAGTTATACTCCAGATAAATGTCCAACAAAAAATTGTTTGGTTTTAACAGATGAAACACAATGTGCAGGAAATGCTGAACCAAGTAATTTGCCACCAGGTTCTAAGAATTATGATGTTCCTAGTTCATCGTATATGAATGATGGTCCTGCTACATGCGGGAGTGCTGGATATCTAAAGACATGTGCGAGTAAATCTTTACAATAATTTAAATAGAAATTATAGATAAATAGATGAATGAAAATTATGAAATAATAGAAAAAATAGGGTCAGGTCAATTTGGAATTGTTTACAGAGGAATCAATAAAATAACAAAAGAAGAAGTTGCAATTAAAGTAGAGAGTAAAGAAAAAACAAAATTATTGAAACGCGAGTCAAATATTTACTTATTATTGGCAAAAGAAGAAGAATTTCCAAAACTAAAATGGTATGGTTCTTCCGATTTGTATTATTATATGGTAATTGATTTATTAGGAGTTTCTTTAAAGGAGTTAAAATGGAGAAGTGACGAAATACCTTTAATAGTTGTAAAACGAATTGCAAAAAAAATGATTCGAATCATTGAAAAAGTTCATAGATATCACTTGTTGCATCGAGATATAAAACCAGACAATTTTTTGTTTGATTTAATTGACTATGATAAAATATATTTGATAGATTTTGGGTTGGCCAAAACATTTATGACTGTCTCAAATAATCATGTCAAGGAAGAAACTATTTCTGGGTGCATTGGGACTCATGAATTTGTAAGTTTAAACGTGCACGAAAGAAAATTACCGAGTAGAAGAGATGATATAGAGAGTGCGATTTATATCATTTGTTATTTATTTCTTCCCAAGGAAAACTGGATAAAAAGTGAAAAGGAAGAGGACATTAAATTGTTTAAACAATTATTATCAAAAAGCGTAGAACACGAAAAAATATCCGAATTGATTCTTTATTCGCAATCTCTTTTATATTATGAGAGTCCTTGTTATGACAAATTAATTGAAATAATAGAAACAATATAAAAGAATATGCATATAAAATATAATGGCGGAAACAAGAGAATTGGGAAAAGTAAAGTGGTTTAATTACCAAAATGGTTATGGATTTATTACACCTCTCGAATCACCTGAGGGAGGTGAAGATATCTTTGTTCATCATACATCTATCAATGTAAAGGGAAACCAGTATAAGTACCTTGTAGAAGGAGAGTACGTTGAATATACTCTTGAAAATGTGAATTCTAGAGAACACAATTGTCATGCAGTTGATATTACAGGTATCAAGAGAAACACACTAATGTGTGAAACTAGAAATAATACTCGTCAAAAACCAATACAAAATTCAGTGCCTCGCCAACCACCACGTCAAAATTCACCATTCCCCCCTCAATTAACACGAACAACGAGTATGTCTGAGGGAGAGAATGATGGTTTTGAGTACCCAAAACAAAGGCGAATTTCAAAAAAGTAAATGTTTTCGACATACCTGACTGTAGGATTCTGTACCACCAACGCCAGGAAACCCGTTTCCTATAAACTTTGAATAAATGGCGGGTTCATCGCATAAACTACATCGTGTTGTCATATGCTGAATTTCATCTGCATGAGGAATTAAACGCAAAATATCGCCTATTGGTTCTCTAGAGGAATTTCCAGAAAGTCCCGCTACAATTATTTTTATATCGCGAGTATCAGCCCACATGGTTACATAGGTAAATAAATCTCTAAAAAATTGTCCCTCATCAATAATAATCACTTGATAATTTTGAATATTTACGTCTCGTAAATATTCAACAGAAATAGAATTTTCGTAATCTCCATCGTGTGTTTTAATACAATTTTCACCATATCGAGTATCAGTAGAATGATTAATAAGAAGGACACTTATTCCAGATGCTTTATATTCACGAGCGCACCGTAACAATTCTGTTGTTTTATTTGCAAACATGCAACCGATAATAACTTTTAGATATCCCATTTTATTATAGTATAAAATTATGTTTATATTATAAATTTATCATAATTGGATAGTTTGAAACAATATAAATTTATATTTATTTTAGATAATATGTGCAATTATGATAAATCTATAATATTTTGGATTATTTTATTGATTCTTTTAATAAGTTTTATAGATATTGATAATATTTTTAATGATTATAGTAAAGAAACACGACAAATATTGAATGAGTATGGTAAATACAAAATTAGTAAATTTTATCTTGTAAAAGAACCAATAGGTAAATTACTTTTAACGATGTTAAATATAGGAACATTGTATGAATATCAACGCATTACTGAACAAAATGATGATTTTGTAGTACATCATGCGTCGATTATTGTTAAAATAAAATTACCAAATAATTTAAATAAATTTTTATTAATCGAAAAAAATCCTACCATGGTTATTTCAGAAAAGTTTTGTATAAACAAATTACAAAATATTAAATCAATAGGTAGAACAAAAAAATATACACTCAATAAAATTTTAAACATGACAAAAACCAGGATTGGAAATAAAAAGTTTTTTAATTGGCATTTTCATACAAATAATTGTCAAGATTTTGTAAAAGAAATATTAATTACATTACGAAAATCACATGTTATGGATAATTTTATGGACCATACAAAAATATCAAATTGGTTATATTCTTCACAATTCAATGTTTATACTATTAAATTTTTTCTCACAATATCAAATATCATTGAAAAATATTTTTTTAAATATTATTAATTCAAATACTTTTTAACAATGTTTTGTAATATTCATCTCTTGTCACAGAAGTCTTGAATGTGTGAGGATTATGAAAATGATAACTTGTATGAAAAAAATGATGAAATGTATTTTGTACATTTAAAACTATATCCAACAATTTGATTTGTTTTTCGAACATTTTTGCATATTTAACTTGAAAAAACGACATGAAATAAATATATACAATTGATATTATTAAGCATACAATATTGTAATATTTTAAATAATTTACATAAAAAGTATTATGTCTAAAACATTTTACATCCACGTCAGTCAATGTTATAAATTCTTTTATTGATAGTAAATCAAAAAAACTTGTAGCATGTTTTATACTATTTTTAGTATTTGCAAACGAGTCTACGACTACACTACATACATAATCAACAGGAACATAATCTATTCTCGTATTTTCATTGCATATTAAATGATTTACCAATTTTAATTTGATTAATTTATGAACTCCAATGCCTCCATTATATCCTTTAAACCATCCTAGATAAGGTTTTTCAATGGCATTTGTTATAATGCTTGGACGAATAATAGAAAATACAGCTGTGCTATGTCTCATCTCTCTTTGAATAATTTTTTCAGCCAAACATTTTGTGAAGCAATATGTGTTGGGAAACCATTGTCTTGTAATAATTTCATCAAAGGTGATTTCATCGTTTTTAATTTTTTTGTATATTTGCGTATTTCCGAGAAGTTTCAGACTGACAAAATTTTCCTTTATTAATCTACCTGGTTGAGAAACATATGCAGTACTAATATGGATTACTTTTTGAATATTATTTTTTTTTACATATTTCAATAAATAAATAACAGTATCCACATTTTGTTCCACGGCATCCTTTAAATCTAAATCAAATTTGACTGAAGCTATACAATTTATGACAATATCAACTTTTAATTGTAAATTGTATAATTCCCGTATATCATGTTCCACCAAGAATAAATTTATCTTTGAAAACTTTTGTTTCAGCTCCTCAAACCGTTCTTTGGCTGATTTGTATTTTTTTCTTATCAATACATAAATATTATTTTTATAATGCATATCATCTAAAAAATATAATAATCCCAATCCTAAAAAACCAGTAGAACCAGTTATAAATAATGACATATTATTATTAATTTTAAAAATTAGATTAGTTTAACTTAAACAATTCCCAAAACTTATTTTAGGGCTAAAAATTTTACTATACATTTCATTTGTTCTACATCAACAAGACGATTTTTAGAATGAATATCATAACATTTTTTTATATTCCTTTAAATAAGAAAATAAATCATTCTCGTCTTCGCATTTTTTCATGAATAAGGTCTGGTGAAAAAAGTACAAGATTTAATATTCTCATACTCTTTAAAAATATTTAAACATTTACCATAAATTTTGAAACAATCTCTTCGTCGATTTGTGGAAGATTGTCAATGATTTCTGTATAAGTTGGTTCGCGATTATGCATATTAAAAAAGGTTGATTTAAAGTCGGTTAGTATTTTTTCGTAATCCTTTTCCGATTTTTTTTGTTGGACCTTTTTCATTTTGTAAATTTTGGACAATTCTTTCATTTTCTTTTCTCTGTATTCATCACTAAACCAAGAGTTTCTTGTTTCGTTTGTAGAGACGAGAACATCACAAATTTCGGGTTTTGAAATTTGTTTATAAGTGTCTGTATCCTGGAAAGACTCTTTGAAATCTGCAATGATTTTATCGGGAATCACAGGACTCGTCTCCATCAATCTATCAAATTCTTCCTTGCATATTTTTAACAACTGTAATACTTGCATTCTTTCAGAAGGATGTTTGGATAATTCTATTTTAATATTACGATAAAATTTATCCCATGCAATACTACTTACGCGATGCGCTTCATTAAGCTGTGTAATTTTAAGAAATTGTTGAATCGTTGTCACAATTCCAGCAACAATATTGAATGTTCCAATGACCATTCCAAAATAACTTTGATATTGCTGGGGAACTTTGTCTTGTGCAAAATTGGCTGTGCCTGTTAGTGTGGAAATAATGATTACAGGAATAGTATATAATGCGTTCAAATTTGAATACATTACATTTGCACGCGCGTGCAACCAGCGATAAATCATTGATTTGTCTGACCATTCTATAAAAATATGTTCGTGTTCTTCCGTCCAGTCATTTGCATTCTCATATAATTTATATTCCATGGAAATATCAATGGAAGAATCATCCGAATCCTTCATATTATTATAAAATAAAAATATAATATTTTGATATTATATGTTTGAACTAACTGACGAAGATATAGATAGAACATTAGATACATCGCATCATGGTTTTATTTCTCAAGAAATACGAGATGAAACGAAAGATTATTTGACGAATTTGTTATCATACTGTTGTGATATATTTAATTCTCAACATAGTTTTGATAGAAGTTTTCCAGAAACAAATTGCACGGAACCAAAAGATAGTGACGTAATAAATTTATTAACATTTATAAAAAAATTACGGTTAAACAAACAATGGGAATTTATTTTAAGAAATTCGAGATCAGGGTGGTTTTTCGGGTTGTTCAGTTATATTGGTGATGGATACCAAGTGATCAATCGGTTATTAACAAATAGATGTATTGAAGATGGGTTCAACCATTGTCCAGAAGACTTAAAAGTTCAAGCAATTTCGGATATTCGTGACATGGACATGTTATTTAATTTTATACCGAAAACAACCAAAGAATTTTCTGTATATAGATGTTATCAATCAATATCAAATATAACACCTCAACGAGGTAAAACTTTTACTTATTCTACTTTTTTATCCACGACATTGAGTTTTAAATTTGCAAAACAATATTGCGATAATTCCCCATTCAATGATTCTGTTATTATATATATAAAGATACCAAAAAATAGTAGCATATGTCCAATCGTAGATCACCGAAAAATCAATCATACATCGAAGGTCACAACCGAATTTGAAATTTTGTTGGATAGGAGAGGTTCACTTGTTAAAATGAATCCAAGTCAAAAGGAAGAAGTTTTGGAAACTTTACGCCCAGAAGAAATCCAAGCCATTGGTGCTTTTTTTATCTATAAATCTCCAGAAAGTACAACCGAATATATCATAGGAGGAAAAGTTACCAGAAAAAAACACAAGCAAAAAATAAAAAGAAAACCCACCAATAAGAAGATTTAGGTTAAAATATAAATAAAATATATGCAAGCAAAACTAAACGATTTGAAAAAGGAATTCACGTTGCTTGTTATTATAAAGAATGACATTAACGAACTTCTAAATTCTTTAACAATACGCGTGAAAAAATTAAAGGATGTATATGACGAAATTATACGGTCAAATCTTTCTTCCAGTTCTATTTTTGGATTAGATTCGTTTAAATTTCAAAGTAGATTGATGGAAACAGAAAATGAAGATTTGTGTCGATTATACAAGATGATTTCAAACAAAATGTATTGTGAATACTACAAGCTGTATAAAATGATTGTGCAATATATTGATAATGTGTTTAAAAATACGAAATTATCCTATTTGAGTAAGTCGAATGATTTCCCTATATATAAAGATTTGGAACCCTATAAAGAATACGATTTCATTATTATTCAAAACATTCACGAAACCATTTTAACCGTTCTTTTAGGAATATATGATTTAGTATTAAATAACAAGGAAGAATTAAAATTGTTAAAAAATAAAAAGGACTTTGGGTTGTGTATTGATAATTATATTCATTCGTTTCAATATGATATTGATAAGGTAACAAATCAAATCAAGTTGTTTTGCGAATACATTACTTTTTTTCACAAGTCTCAAATTAAGTATTTAAAACGAATACATGCAAAAATGAGATTGTTTTCAGACCAAATAAATAATGATATAAAATTTGATGACAGTATGGAAGATGCATACAAATGTGATATGGATAAAAATACGATTGAAAGCGTAAAATCGATGATATATGAGAATGAGATAATTGATTTTTCAAATATTATTTCTTGTAATAGTTCTGATACAGATAGATATGATATAGAAGAATTCCAAGAAAAAAATATAGAAATTTCGGTTGAAAATATTCCAGAAATTGTTAAAGTTGAAGATATTCAACTCGTCGAAGAAGTTAATGAAGTTGATGAAGTTGATGAAGAAGTTGATGAAGTTGATGAAGTTGATGAAGTTGATGAAGTTGTTGAAGAAGAAGTTGTCGAAGTTGTTGAAGTTGTCGAAGAAGTTGTGGAAAATCTGGTAGTCCCTAAAAAACGTGGACGACCTCGAAAACTTTAAGTTTAAATAATTTCTAAGTTAAAAATTGATTTAATTATACGGTTACAATATAATTAAAAATGGAAAAACGATTATCAGAAAGGATTGAAGATTATGTTTCTTTAATGAAAACCTCGCTTATGAAGAAGATTGATGAAATGGGTGCGAATGATTCTGACAAAACAGTTTTGTGCGAGTTTATAAAATCTTATGATGAATTTCAAGTAGAAAAGGCAGATTTTCAAAAACGAAAGCGCTCGCAAAATACGGTGCCAGCATTTTTGCGGTGTTTATCAAAGCGTTCCGATGGCGAACAATGCTCGAGGCGGAAAAAAGAGGGGTGCGATTTTTGTGGTACACACTCCAAAGGTTCTCCGCATGGAAATTTCGTAGAAAATGTCGTCATGAAAAAGGTGGAAGTATGGGTTCAAGAAATTTGTGGTATCATTTATTATATTGATAAAGAGATGAATGTTTACAAGACGGAAGATATCATCAATAATAAACCAAATCCAAGAGTTATTGCAACCTATGAAAAAAATGGTGAAATATATTCTATATCAGAATTTAAACATAATTAACTATTAGATATAATGTGGTATATACTAGTAATGATGCTAAGTATTTCCGCAAAAAGGGTGCCATTTTCACTTCAGAAGACGTTAAATCAGGGAAAGTATATTAATTTGATGAAAACACAAGACCTCGTAGTATGTTTAGGGCCAGCAGGAACAGGTAAAACGATGTTTGCTTGTATGGAAGCAATTGAACAATTAAAAAATAAAGATATTAATAGAATTGTTATTACACGACCGATTGTTTCAGTGGAAGATGAACAACTAGGATTTCTTCCAGGAAATATAAATCAGAAAATGGACCCATGGACAAGACCTATATTTGACATTTTTTTAGAATATTACAACATGGCGGATATAACGCAAATGATGAAAAATCGAGTTATCGAGATTTCTCCGCTTGCTTACATGAGAGGAAGAACCTTTAAAAATTCTTTTATTATTGCGGATGAAATGCAAAATAGTTCTCCAAATCAGATGATGATGCTTACTACACGAATTGGAGACAATACAAAAATGGTTATAACAGGAGATTTATGTCAAAGTGACAGAAGTTTAAATAATGGTCTCTCGGATTTTATAGAAAAATTTAGAGTGTATCCCAAAAACAGCACTATTTCTTTGATTGAATTGGGAAAAGAGGATGTAAAAAGGAGTGATACGGTAAAAACAGTTTTGGAGATTTATAATGGAAAAAGTTATTATGAAACTGTGTGTCCTCCCATTATTCCAAAAACAAGACGACAAGAACCACAATTATCGGACGCAGCTTTAATACCTAAGTCAAGACTTCCAAAAAATAAATTAATATAATATATGAAATCGAGGAAACCATTGAGAAGAAAAAAACGTTTTACACGTCGAATGAAATCAATGCAATCACCAATACAATATCAAGATAAAACTAGTTTTAAACAACAATTAAAAACAGGGGTAGGGTATGGGGTTGGGTTTGAATTAGGTGATTTTTTAATGGAGGGATTAGGCGATGGTGTCAAACGAATTTTTGACAATTGATTTTTTTTTGTTAGAATATAATAATGGAAGAAATATACATTATTATATTCCTTATGCTGATTTTGATTATTTATTTGTTATATAAAGTTCATCACCAGCCAGGTGGATGTAAAGGAACTATTTATGGATGCTGTCCAAACAATATTACAGCCAAAAGAAATAGTCTAGGAACTAATTGTTGATTTAGATTTTTCTGACTCAATTTGCGCCAATACATTGCCACATCGTTTAAAAAACCCATCTAATTCTTTTGGGTCAGTTCCACTGACAGAATCATCTGGAATATGTGTTATATTACCCTGTTTATACATTAAAATGACTGGAATCCCATTGACTCTTCCTGTTTTTTTCATAAATGCATAAAGGTCGAAACTTTCATCAATATTAATATCTCCGCAAATAACAGTCTCGGGGGAAGTCGCAAAAAACGCATCGACGACATGAGCTATTTTTTGGCATGGTTTGCACCATGGCGCGCCAAATTTAATGATAATGAGTCCGGGATTTGATGGCAACAAATTTAAAAAATCCTGGCGCGTTTCGAAACTGGTGATGACCTTTTTCATTACTTATAAAAAGACATTTTTTTTAAGTAATTATAAATTAATTTAAAGAAGCCTCGCCAGACAAAAGAATGGAACAAAAATACACCGATTTGTACAATAAATTTCTGGGGTCATTGAAAGAACGAAATTATTTTTTTGAAGTGATGAAATGTTGTGGATATTCTGAGATTGTTTCATGCACAAAGGAAGACACATTGATGAGACTCTATGAGACGATTCAAACTATTTTTCGTGCACAAAATATCAAACTATATGTTTCTTATAAAGGAGTGAATGTGTGGATACCGAATGCCGATGTGAAAATACACGATTATCTGCGTGAAATGGAACAAAAGGCCGAATATCCTCTTCCATGCAATGTAGTTTATAAAATATTTTTAGACGATGGTCATTGTCATATTGACCATAATGTTGCACGACCATTTATGAATGTGATATGTAATATTCATGCTAATCCTTAGTGTCACTATGAGCGAATTTAAATATCTATTTCTTAGAATCTCATTAAATTGAAACTTAATGATATTTTATATATAAATAAAATGAAGAAAACACTCGGACAATATTTTACCACTTCGGAAGAATTGCAAACATTTATTTTTGAAAAGGTACAAAACAAGGGCGAATGTTTAATGGAACCTTCTTTTGGCGCAGGCCATCTACTCAAAAAGTTCATAGAATATGATGAAAATTACCCGATGGTATGTTACGAAATTGATGAAACGATTGGCAAAGTCATTACAACAAATAAAAAACAGTTTTTGTTGTATTGTGATTTCATCATACAACCAATACAAAAATACAAGACAATTATTGGGAACCCTCCTTTTATAAAACAAAAAACGGGTAATTTGTATTTGAAATTTATTGAAAAATGTTTTCATTCATTGGAAGAATGTGGCGAGCTTTTATTTATCGTTCCTTCTGATTTTATCAAATTGACGAGCGCTTCTTCCATTATCACGACCATGACTGCAGTTGGAAGTTTTACCGATTTTTACTTTCCTCATAATGAAAAACTTTTTTATGGAGCAAACATTGATGTAATGGTTTTTCGGTATCAATTAGGGTTGTTATCGAATAGAACAAGGGTGAATGGAATAGAAATGTTTTGCAATGTGAATAAAGGAATTATTACGTTTAGCGACAAAGAAATAAGTGGTGTTTCTATAGAATCATTATTTTATGTTTATGTGGGGTTGGTTTCTGGAAAAGACCGAGTATATCAATCTTTCATTGGTAATATAGATGTTCTTACAGATAAAGAAAAAAACGAACGTTTCATTTTTCCCGAAACTTTTCCAACAAATAATCTCGAAATTGATGCCCATCTTTTAAAACACAAACAAGGATTACTTGCCAGAAAAATAAAAATTTTCAATGAAAAAAATTGGTATGAATGGGGAGCTCCGCGCAATTTAACGAGCATCCGAGAATTTTGGGGAAAGCCATGTATTTATGTTCGCGCGATAACACGTCACAAAGAAGTTGCTTTTCGTGGAACAGTGCAATATTTTGGAGGAACTCTATTATGCCTCGTTCCAAAAGGTGGCATTGATATTGACAAAGTGATTGAAATTTTAAATTCAGAAAAATTTCAGCGCGATTATACGTATGCTGAACGATTTAAAATAGGTCATAAACAAATTAGTAATATCATTTTTTAGACTTTTTGGTTCCTCTATGGTTTTTAACAAAATCATTTATGTATTTTCTGGTACGAGGATTGTCTGATATTTTTATCAATGCAGTAAGTACTTTTGTAAAAGTACTTCTCTTTGGTTTTACATTATCAATTATATTCTTTTTTAAATTTATCAACTTTAATTTTGGAATGGATACTCCTTGGGCATATATATTTCCCACAAAAGTCAAGAGTTTGAAACCTATTTTTTCTTCCGTTTTATTAAGTAAATCTTTTACAAATTTAACTTTATTTCTCCAGTCATCAATTGTTTCGACTGTATTCCGAAATCTTTCGTGTATTCCTAATATTTGACTTCCATTTGTAATAAGATTATGACAACAACCCAATGCATTTTCAATACAATATAATACATAATTACAATTTTCGACATCTAAACTTTTAGAAATAACAGGCAAAGCTTGAGACATGACATGCACTAATTCATTTTCATCGTAAAACGATTTATGTTTAAACCACTTTGTTGCGGTGCGTAAAAACTGTGAAGTCTTGGAACTTTTGGGTTTAATTACTTCTGGAGAGTCGGCGTCAGTTTCAAGACTGTCAGGTTCAAGACTGTCAGTTTCAAGACTGTCAGGTTCAAGAGCCTCGACAGATTCAACGGCTTTCCGAATTTTCGAACCTTCGACTTTGCGACGCTTAATTGTAATGCGCGGTGATAATGAAAAAGAAGTACTAAAATGTAAAAAACTTATTAAAAAAATACCCAGGACTGCTATAAATGACAAGGGAATACCTCCTCCATTTTGTATGAAAGTATCTGGAGGTACGACTTCAATATCGTAACCTTTTTTATTATTATAAAAAAGCAAAAAATAGTCGAATAAATTGACAAACATGATTTGCGTATAAGCTTCATCCGACGAACCAGAACTTAATTCTACTAGCATATCAATAATTACACTAAATTCTTCACTCCTTGTTTGTTGCCATAATTTATAATAACCGTATATCAAATCTTTGTTGAATATTTCTTGCATTTCATTTGGCAAGCTATCATACAATTCATCCTTTACCGAATCCAAATCTTTTACCGGAACAAAATTTTTACCATTCAAGTTAGATATTATTTTATGAATAGTGAATAATTCCGCATCTGTAAATCCATTAAAACTGTTTCCAATATAAACAGATAATGCTTCTAAAACAAAGAGTATTAATTCTTCGCGATTTAAATTATCTATATATGCAGATAATTCAACTAGACGATACATCTCTTTTTCATTGTTCATAATATTTAAAGTTATTTAAAAAGGGAATCAATGTCGGAATCGGCAAATTCGTTTGTGCGTGCAATCATTTCTTTTAGTGATTTTTGAATACATTTCAAAAGGGATTGAACTTTATCCGTATATTCTTTGTCATTAATACAATAATCTTTATGAATAAATTCATTCTTCCAGTTTATTTGAAGCGTGTTACTTGGATTGCTAATATATGTATGAATATCAAAAATAGGTTTTAATAAAACTTCCCCCGTTTCTTTGTTTTTTACGAGATAATGATATTCCGTACTTTTTTCTCGTTTTTTTTTTATTTGTTGTTTATCGCGCGCTTTTTCTAAATTGACCAAAAAATCATTCCATGTTGATGAATAAGGGTAGTCCGTCCTTCCAGTAATACTAAAATACATGGATGGTTTGTTCATTGCATTGTCAGATGATTTGCATTCGGTAATTTTTAAGTTGATGTGCAAAGAATTAATCATGATATCACAAGATGCGCGTGGCGGAGAAATGATAATTTCCCATGAAGGGTACGTTTTTAATAATGTATCTTTTAATTTTGTCAAAAAGGGTCCTTCTTTCATAGCACTATCAATTCGACCATCCGAGCATGTTTTTTGAATATTAATTATTTTTGCCGCATTTGTAATTTCCAGAATAGTAGTATCGTAATTTATTTTTTTGGTTAAACCTTTTGAACAAACAATGCATAACATCGATAAAAACTTCATTTTTGGATTGATTTATAAATGTTATTATAAATCAATTTTTAGATACAAAAAGTAATATTGCATACATTATAATCTTGTTGGTAACGAGTTCTCTTTTGAATTTTAAATTGTCCCGCGTAATATTTTCTGCGAAAGTAATCCATAAATGTTTCTCCTTTAAGATATCTTGGCATGTATTCCGAAATGATAAATACAAGTTCATCGCTTAACTTGAAATTTCTCTTGAAAAAGGCAGTCCAAAATTCCGACCAGTAAAAATTTTATTTCAATTTTTTATAAAAATTGAAATAATTATGAAATACGAATACTATTAAAAAATGGAACGCACCAAAAGAGCAAGATACGAACGTGTCGATTTTAATTTTGTACCTGAAAAAGAAGTGGTAGCATATTATGCAGAGATTGATAATGCTCATCGCGGTTTAAGAGCGGATATTGAAAGATTTTTGAACTACAAGTTTCCAAAACGTCCGTACAAACGAAAAAGCAACTCGAATCGTAAATTACCAGAAAAGATGCGCGAACGGAATGAAATCGTGAAAAGGGTGATGCAAGAACAGAATCTTCGATTGGGACCAGCGTCAAAATATGTGAAAGAACATGGATTGTGGAATTAATGTTTGCGTTTGGATTTGCGTTTGGATTTGCGTTTGGATTTGCGTTTGGATTTGCGTTTGGATTTGCGTTTGTGTCTTCTTTTTCCACCAATCATGCCCATATCACCAAGAAGAGGTTCAGGTTCAGCTACTCCTGGAAATGTTAAAATAGTATCTTCTTTTACTTCTACTAATTCATCTTGATCTTTACCATTTATCTTTATTTTAACATAGTAATTTCCTAAACTGTGGTCAGCAGATATAAAAAACCCGTCATATGCATTATCTTCTGTATCAAACGTAACATTTTTATTTAAAAGCTTAGCGTATTTATATCGAGTATAAGAATCATTTTTTATACGCTCAATATCATAAACTGTAATTTTCATATATTAAATATAGATTTTAAATTAATAAATTCAACAGTTCGGCTTTTTTTAGTTTAACCGCATCTGTTTTTGATTTTAAATTCTTTGACACAACCAAATCCTGCAACTGTTTTATAGTCATCTTTTTAATTGATTCATTTGATACGGGTTCAGAAATAGATTCTATCTCCGAATCTATTACGGATTCTAGAACGGATTCTAGAACGGATTCCGCAGGCTCTTCAAACTCAAGTTCGGTAATATCTGATTCTAACATCGTTATTTTATCACCCTTTATCAAATCGATTTCTTCCAAATCAATAGATTCATCCGTTTCGCTTTCTGTATCCGATGATTCTGTATCCGAATCATCAGATATTTCATTCTTCTCTAACAAAGTTGGACCTTTTAATACAGTAATTTCATGAGCCATAGTAGTAACTAAACTCAACAAAGAAGAGATTTTGTGATTTTGTTCCTTTATTTTTTGCATTACAATCATATAAAGCATGCTAATCAATCCAACAATTATCAACAATTTAATAAAATTTACCAACCCACAATCAAAGAAACTCATTTAAATATACATGTTATTATTTATTTTTTTACTAAACGAATTAAATATCATTCAAAATTTCTTGTGGAAAATTCATATCATTTAATATTTTTACACCTCCTTTTACTTGTGAAATTCCAGGAATAAATTTATATGTATAGTTTATTTTTTTATCCTTTTCAATGGTTTCCATTTTAAAAGTATCCATATTTTTTATCATTGAACACAACTTTATATAATGGGTCGTCAATAAACAATCTGCACGTTTATTCAAATAATTCATAAAAGCATTTGCACTTAGTACCGCTTCTTCCGGATTTGTTCCTGAATATAATTCGTCAAAAATACAAAAATGATTACCTTTATTCAATTTAATGCAATCAATAATTTCTTTGCAACGCCTGGCTTCGGCTTGAAACAAGCTATCTCGTCCAGAAGTATCTGGAATATTTAAATAACAATGCAAATATTTGTATAATTTTATATTCGCAGAATCATAACATCCATAACCATATTGCTGAGATAAAATAATATTCATCAATGTAGATTTTAAAATCGTTGTTTTCCCAGAAGCATTTGGACCAGTAATAATAATGTTTTTCTTCAGTGTAATATCATTTTTTACATTTTTTTCCTCAATCAATGCAGGATAAATCATATTTTTAATAGAGGTACATTTTCCAAACTTGCATTTTGTCATTGGACGGGAAGATAGCGCCTCAAGATTATCTAAAAATCCTAAACATTCAAAGGAATAAGTAAAAGAAGCCTCGTACTCTTTGTTATTGTAAAACTGGTAAAAATATTTCATGATTGTACCCAATTGATTTAACTTAGCAAGTGACAATTTTAGAGGATGGATGGATTCTAGTTGTATCAATATTTTTTTCAATATGTTACTATGATGCATCATATCATTATAAAATCCGATATAACTTTTATAGTTAATAATTACATTTCCAAAAATCTCCATTTTTTCTATTACTAATTGCAAATAATCGCGCATTAAAAATAAGAATTCGTGAATTTTTTGTATATTCTGTATAAACCGAACACATACCATAATGTTTTGATAAACAGTGAAAAAAAAGAATCCAACACCCAATAACGCATAAAGTTTTTTATTCATATCTCCGTCAAACGAAGCCATTGCTTTACCCAATGCATGATTCTTCAAAACATGTTTTAAAATAACAAAGTATTCGTTACAAGTAATACAACCACCTTTTAATTTGATAATAAAAAAAGGAATAATTAATCCAAGTATAGGAACACTTAGCGAAAGAATGGGAGATAACAATGTATAAATCGTTATAAATTGCAATGAAGTATCATTATTATTCAAAAAATCCAATACATTCCACGAACAATAATTATAATTATCTTTAAAATTTTTGGTCGTTTTTATTTCATTCCATTTAGAATAAACATTGTCCAAATCTACTGGTTTGCAATCCGTCTTGTATTTTTTGATAATTGCTTGTGTATCCTTTAAATATTTTTTGTCATAACTATACAACGACGTCATTTTTATCAAAGCATTTTGTGTCATTATATTATCTATTTTGAAGAGAGAACCAAAGATGGAGTTTTTATCAAAACCCTCGCTCTCGTTTAGTTTTAATAATTCCAAATCGTTAATTATATGTTTGGATAATGGCATACTTTTATTATATTCAACGGGAAGTTTAAACATATAGATTTGTTAGAAATATCTTCATTATATTATACGAATTTCTTTTTATAATATAATGAAAATTCAAATTCTATTGATTGTGCTTATTTATATTTATTTGGTGTATAATTATTTATCAAATCTAAAATCATGTAGTTGTGTGGAAGGCAAATACGTTGATAATGTGAAAACGTCCGAGGGATTTATCATGGCCGTTCTGTTGTTTTGGATTTTTACAAAGATACTTAAACGTTCAAACCCTATTTTTTCAGGAGCATTATCTGTAATATTATTTTTATCATATATTTATTTTTGTTATTATGTTTATAAAATGAACATGACAATGTCACCACAATGTCTTTGTGCCATGACATGGCAACGTTGGTTACTTGATATTCAATATGGAATATTGCTCTTTGAAATATTTTTAGTGATATCATTTTAAAATGTTTTCAAACTGCAATGGTAATTCTTCTATATCTATATTGTAATGTGATTCAATTGTTTTGATAGTATTTATATCATATTTTGTAATAAAATTAATACCAATTCCTTTGCGCCCCCATCTACCAGACCTTCCTATTCTATGCAAATAAATATGAGGGTCTTTAGGTAAATCAAAATTAATAACAATACTTACTTGTTGTATATCTATTCCTCTGGCAGTAACATTGGAAGAAATTAATACTCGAAATCGACCACTTTTAAATTCATTATAAGTATCGGTACGTTCATGCTTTTCCATGTTACTATGAATACAACAAACGGGATAGCCTTCCGTTTTCATTGCATTATAAAGCTCAACCACTCTTTCTACACTATTACAATAGATAATCGTTTGATACAGTGTAAAACGTCCAAATAAATCTTTTAATGTTAAAAATTTTTGCTTGTCGTCATTTATAGGTACATAATATTGTGATATACCATCCAACACTAGTTTTTCAGGAGTAACTTTTATTTGTATTGGGTCTTTTAGGAAAGATAGTACGGTTGATAATATGTTTTCTGGAATAGTAGCACTGAAGAAAGCAATTTGTGCATCTGTGAATTTTGTTAAAATATCAAGTATTTGCTCTTTAAAGCCAAATGAAAATAATTCATCGGCTTCATCTAAAATCACCATTTTTACGCTTGTCACAGATATCGCCTTTTTATATATCATTTCGTTAATTCTTCCGGGTGTTCCTACAATAATATGTGGTGGATTATTTTTTAATTCATAAATATCTACATAGGCGCCACCAATAAGCGTTTTTATATGCAAATTCATCATTGTTGATAAATTTACAACAACCTCTGTTGTTTGTAGAGCAAGTTCTCTTGTCGGACTTAAAATAATAACTTGTGTGGATAATTTTGGGTCAATCCGCGCCAATGCACCAATTGTGAATGCACCCGTTTTTCCAGTTCCAGACTGTGCTTGTGCTAATATATCTCTGCCATTTATCATATGAACACAAGCCAAAGATTGTATATCGCTTGGTTTTTCAAACCCATACGCATAAATTCCGCGTAATAAATCGGTTGGTAAATCCAAATCATCCCAATTTTTTATATCCTTGACAATTTCTTCCATTAACATTAAATATGCATCAATGTTTAAATAATTTAATTAAATTAATATAAATATTAGTATTGCTTTTGTATTAATGTATTCATTATCTTTTTTCAAAAATTTTGGTTCGAATACTTTTTATGAGATAAAGGAGGAACCAATCAATAAATTATTGAAAATTGCAAAAAAAATGAATATTATTACAAAACTTGTTGAAAATCAGAAAATAATATATCATTTTAATAAAATTTCATTTGTGCAAAAAATGAACACAAAAGTTTTATCAGATGTTGAAAAAAACGAAATTGAAATTAAAAGTTTAATGAATAAAATAACAAATGAGACTTATGAAGAAATATCCAAAACGATTATTTTCCTTATGGAACCTTGTATGTTTTCATCTATTTTTGAAATTTCATATAAAAATAAATTTTTTTCAAACATCTATTCAAAATTAACAATGAAATTGTGTGAAAATGTAGAATACAAAGAATTTATTTTGAAAAAATTAGAAGTCATTACATCACTTTTTGATGATATTCAATATCTTGAAGATGAATATGCTAATAATAAAAAATTAGACGACCGTGAAGCAATCTCCTGTTTTTATACAAATTTATATATTCATGGTTTAGTAAATAAAGCTTGTTTTGAAGTATTCATTTATTATATTATTTCAAAAATAGAATATTTTATGGATATTGAAAATAAAAAAAATGAAGTGGAGGAATTGCTAAACATACTTTATATAATACTATCAATTTCTTGCATAGATATTGATAAATCAATTGTGGAAAAAATAAGTAAATCTTCCAATAAAACGTATAAAAGTATATCAAATAAAAGCATTTTTAAATGTATGGATATTATGGATTTGAAATAATGTAAACATATTATAAATGGTTTTTTCTCTTATTAATAACAAAATTGAATATGATGAAATGGAAGAAGTTCAATCTCATGATATAAATTGTCAGGGTGAGTTGGTAAAAATGAAAATTAATGGTGTGTTGGTACCTGTAATAATAGGAAAAAAAAATAATATGCATCTCAAACACAATATCATTTTTTTTCCTATTTATTTGTATCAAAAAAACCGTAAATGTGTTCAAATAGGCGTTTATGAAATAGAAAAAAATAAGTCAAAAAAAACAACATTGATATTTAATAAAATAACTCCTGAATTTTTAAAAAGAAAGGGTTTTACATTAACAAAAGCACCCAAGCAAAGAACGGTTTATTCGGAAGATAATATTGTTCAAGATACGCGAATACCATATTTTTCATTAATGGTAGGAAAAACGATTCAACCTTTTTTAAAAGAAGAAACCGAAGAAGATGCTAGAATAATAACGAATGATTTTCATAGAAATAAAAACCCCACTTGGTTACAATCTTTTTTTAAAAATAATTTTTATAACATTCAAGAAAATGAATACGAGGAAATATTTTATGCAATCCGAAATGCATTCTTGAGCATTGGACAAGAGACAACCGTAACCAAACTGAGAGATATCATAGTATTGAATGTAAAGGAAGAAACATTTCGTCAGTGTCTTCAAACTTACAAAGAATATTCACATATTTTGGCAACATTAAAAGAAAAAATAAAAAAGTCAAAGGAAATATACGACGAAATTGAAAAAAGAATGAGACTAGAAATTGATTACGAATCCAAAGTAGCTTTATTAAAAAAAACATTAGAAATTAAAAAAATCCGAGCTGTATTATTGAGACAACAAGAAACGACACAAAAAATTGTAAATGGTGTCAAATTTTTAAGTGATGTAACCACCTTTAAACAATTTAAAACAAAGTTGAGATTATCAAGTTATCCTGTTCATCAATGGTGTATTGAAATTTTAGAAAATATTTTAAATATAAAATGTATTATTTTATCGAGTAGGCATTATTATCAACAAGATTTGGAGAATGTTTTTTTATGTAGTTCTGATGTTTCTGATTTTAATGATACACCTGATAAATATTTTGAACCAGATTATTATATTATAATGGATGAAAAGTTTCGATTGATTTGTTATAAAAAAAAGTGTATATTTACATATAAAGAGCTTCCCTATCATTTGAAAAAAATCATTCTCAATAAATGCATGGAACAAAAAACAAAGTATAATTTTATTCCAGAATTTATCGCAACTAAACCAAAACAAGTAGATACCAACGATAATTTACACTTGTTATGTGATACGCAATTGTATGATTTATTTGATGAACGCATAGAGTTTGTTTTTAGTCCGACTGCATATGATGAGATACCCGGAAAATTATCGGGTGAAAAAATTCCAATGACTGAAATAAAACATTATTTAGAATTACCAGAAAATTGGAGAAAGAAAATGTCAAATGATTGGATTGAACCGTTTGTCTTTGACAATCATCGCTGGGCAAGTATCACCCATCTGTATGAAGCATTAAAGCATCGTTCGAAACCCGAATATTTACATTATTCACTGGATTCTGGAAGTGTATTGTCATCTGATGCATCTCTCGCAAAAAAGTATTTGAAATCTAAACCCGACCCTGATTTTGAAAAAAATAAAAATACTTATTTACATCATGCTCTCATGTTAAAATGGCAAAAAGAAGAATTTAAAAAAATATTGTTGGCAACAAAAAAGGCAACTCTCTTGGAATTTAAACGCGGTTCTGCTCCAACGAAAGCGTGTTTGTTGATGGATATAAGAAAAAAATTAAATATAAAATAAGTTTTTAATATATTTTTCAACACCATGAATAAGATATGTTTCTATTCTAGTTTTTTATTTGTCACGAATATTTTATATTGTCTGTTAAACAAACAATACGTGTATGCATTCTTGTTTGTTTATCTCCTATTTACATCTTTATTGATACATTATTATGAAGATGGATTATTTTTGAATTTGTTGGATAAAACCGCCATTGGCGGCCTTTTGATTTATTCGATTTATAATTATTGTAATATTATTTATAAAAATTATCGAAAAATAAAAAAATCTTTTCAAAGCACACCTAAAAAAGCGCTGAAAAAATTAAAGAGGAAGAAGGAAATTAAAACTCTTTTTGGTGGTTTCACGCCACGTCAGAATAGAATACTTTTTAAACATAAAAACAGAAAGAAAATGACGTTTTTTGTTTTGTTGTTTCTTCCAATTGCTCTTATTTTCGAGATATATTTGTTTTACTATGGTTATTTGATTTGTGATTATTGCTATCATTCAGATAAAATATTGTCGAGTATTTATCATTCGTTGTTGCATTTTGTTGCTTGTATAAGTTTTCATTTGCTTACATATATTTTATAGAATATGAAGCCAACAAAGGATTTTGTGAATAATCTTTCTAGCATTTCAATTACTCAAACATCAGATATAAAAAGTTCATTATATATGGTATAATAAATTCTATGGTTACCGAGTGTATAGTAGAATCAACTACAAAAATTGGTACAAACCCTTTTTATGGAATGAAATTTAATATGGTCGTTTCGTCAAAAGAAGGAAAAATTACATTTACTTTAACTAAAATGGCGTAATTATTTGAATCTAAAAGTTTTTGATTTTCATATTTTATAATAGTATGAGACTGAATCCAAAAAATGAGAAAATGCTCTCCTTTTTCAATGGGTTGAAAATGGAAAAGGACCACATGAGCAAGGCTACAAAATCGTATTTAGGAGAGATTTATGATGCAATTATGGATTGTAGAGATAAGAAACAAATAAAAAAGACCAAAACGTATGTCAAACGGGGTCCTGTCAGTTCCTCGGAAAATTCTCATTATATGCCTCCAAAAATCAGGCGTTATTTAGAATCTACCCCATGCCATTACTCAAAATATGAAACAGTCCAATACGACAGGCGTATTTTTATACATTTTTGTACATTTAAAAAAGTAGATTGTGACGAGTACGTAGAGTACATGTTGAATGTATTATGTGTATTGAATAGATTTTCTCAACACGAATGTTTAAAATCCAAAGATTTTCATATTTATTTATATCTTACACCATTTCCAAAAATATTATCGGATAGCGTGATAGGCGTCGAACATATAAACACAGGAATCAATGTAAAAACGGCCAATTGTTCGGATAAACACCACGAAAGTATCAACGAGATTACTATTTATCGTGAAGAAGATTGGTTCAAAGTGTTTATTCATGAAGCTATCCACAGTTTTCGTCTTGATTTTTCAGAAACTGGCGAGGAACACTTGAAACACATGTTTCCAGTCGAAACCGAATACAACTTGTACGAAGCATACACAGAATTCTGGGCAGAAATAATAAATATGATGTATTGTGCCATTACATTGGAAGATGGTTTTGATAAAGTGATGGATTTAATGAATCGTATGATACAAATCGAGCGTCGTTTTAGTTTGTATCAAGCTATGAAAGTATTAAATCACATGGAATTAACTTACGACGGTGTATTTGCTTCTACTCAAAAATATCGCGAAGAAACACACGTTTTTGCTTATTTTATTCTAAAACAATGTTTCATGTATAATTTTAATCAATTCATTGCATGTTGTAAAAAAAACGGAAGAACGTTATTAGATTACGATGAAAAAAAGATTTATTTAATTACCGAATTTATTAAACATAGATGCAAATGCGCATCGTTTTTAAAAGATATCAAATACATGGAAAAGTTACATGTCAATGACAAAGAATTATTAGATACATGCAAAATGACATTGTATGAATTAAATTAGATAAAAGGACAGTCCAGCCAATGCTGCTAAAATAGAAACAATTATAGAAATGATTATGTACTCCATTTCGTAATTCAATGGTCCTAAAGGCTCTAAAGGCATTCCGAGATATTCGTCATTATCTCTTCTTTTTCGCAATGCTCTCCTTATTTCGCGTTTTTTTGCTCTTTTCATCTGTCTTTTTTGCTGGACAGTTTTTTTATATCTAGGCTCGTCTTCATCAACCTCGTCGTATGTAACGTAAACACCAATCCGATTCTTTTTAACACCTTTCATGTAAGGAAGCTTTTCCCACATTTCTTTGTCGGAATAATCCATAAGAAAGCCTCCTCCGCGTTCATAATTATATCCTCTAGCACAATTACTACAATAGCCGACAAAAACGCCTTGAAAGCTTCCGTAAAACTCGCAATTTTTACATTCTTCTGGTCCCGTCGTGAAGACATCATCCGGCTCATCTCTCTCTCCTAATACAACGCTCAAGTGATTTCTGGCCCATTCCTCCGGAAACCGTGAATCATATTTTACTCCATTGACCTCGTAGAATTCACCTTGTTCTTCAAAGAATTGCGACATTTTTTATTAGAATGACATGTAAAATTATAAATCAATTTTTTAGGATTCTCGTTTTAAACAAAAATAAATTTTCATGTAGTCCCCTTTTGAATTAAGGTAGTAATCGCCTTGTGCTCCTCGTCAATCGTTTGTACTTTGTTTGCAAGAATTCGATGTTTATTCATTTCAATATAAACCGTCTTTTCCAGTTGCGCTGCCTTTTCTGTTACCATGTCAAGGTCTTCGCGACGGCCCTTTAAACGTCGAATTTCCTCGTTGGCAACCCAAAGCATTTTCTCCAGTTGTGTGACTCTTTGTTCTAAACTTTCACTCATTTTTTAAAACGAAAATTAATGTATTATATTTCAATTTTTCGTTTAAAAAAATAATTATAGTATTTTTATGAATATAGAAAAAGCTCTTGAAATTTTTGGTACAAATAATGATTTGAAAAAAAAATATTATAAACTTGCATTGAAACATCATCCAGATAAAAATGGAAACACGGAAGAAGCAAATCGACGGTTTCAGGAAATAAACGAAGCATATGAATTTCTCAAGACAACCCAAGAAGAGACGAGTGATAATTACGATGATTTGTTAAAGTCATTTGTATCTATTTTTGCTGAACCATTTCATTTTATTCCAACTATTATAGCCAAACTTTCTTCCATGGAAGAAATTCCCAAAGATATTTGTGTTCAAATTTATGATTTTATTTATAAAAACAAAGAAGTTTTCCATATCACAGACGACTTTTTAGAAGAGATGAAACTCGCCATCTTAAAAAAATATGAGAATGATGATTTTTTTATTTTACATCCTACCATTGACGATTTATTAGACCATAATTTGTACAAATTAGAAGTAGATGGTCAAGAATACTACGCACCTCTTTGGCATTCCGAATATATTTTTGAGAAAAAAAAAGGTGAAATTTGCGTAAAATGTATTCCTATCTTACACGGAATTCAGATGGATGATGATAATAATATTTATACAGAAATGACAGTTGCATTCGATAAAACATTATTATCAGAAAATATTCTTTGTAGCGTAGGAAAAAAAGTTTTTGGAATACCATGTGAACAATTACAGATAAAAAAAAAACAGGTATATAAATTGGCAGAAATGGGTGTATCGAGAAATCAAACCATATCAAACACGAATAAATCGGACATTTATGTTACGATTCATTTTGAATAAGTTTTGTAAAAAATATTATAAGACTTTCTAAAAAGTATTCGAAAACGAATAAAATAGGAAAATATATTCACTAAAGTTTTTGAATTTAATTGCAAATTCGATATAAACGAAAAAATGGAATATTTATTATATTTTTGAAATTATTCATATGTTTCTGATACATATTCTTTAAAATAAATATTCATTTGTAATTAAAAAAAGAATTTATTTAATTACAAAATACATATCAAATTATAACAAACTTAATTATCTGATTTCTTTCGTCTAACGACGCGTTTCTTTTCAGGTTCTCCCTGTAACAGTGGATTTTCAACTTCTGTTGTTTCGTCTGGTTGTGTAGATTCATCATCACTGTCTTCAACGACTGTAGCACTCGTTTCTACAGCCGTTACACTTGCTTCTCGTAAAATTTCACTTGTCTCGCTTGGTTCTTGCACTTGTGGTGTTTTAATACGAATTAAACAACCTGCATTGTTATTATTTTCTCGCGGCACAACGGCTTGCACTAATTTCCATGTAACTCCGAATTTTCCAGATACAAACCAAAGGCCGCCGCATTGCATAAGAGTGACAATACGCATTCCTTTCTTGATGAGGTCAACCGGTGTTTCTTCTGTATCGTTCGGAAACAAACGCTCGCATTTCTCGTCATAAACTTCGACTTTCCATTGGTGTTCGTAATACGGAACCTTCACGCGTAATGTAGGTGACTTTGTCTTGTCGGGTTCGCCTGTTGCCTTGTCTTTTGTGTATTTTAAAACAGGCGTCCATAATGCTTCCAATACTTCAGGGCTGCTGTGTTGTTTTCCAAACCAAGCCTTTGAATTTGTGAGAGCATCTGCCTTGATTTTGTTTTCAAACTCAACCATATTTTGTCTGAATGCACGAAGCTCATCTGTGTCATACTCTTCAGTCGGAAACTGCAGAGATACTTCGTATTTTTCGTTGCCTTCATAATCACTCAGACCCCATGTGAGCATCGATGGTGTTTGAATTTTTAAAGCCGTATTTGTCATCGTCGATAAAATCCCAACAGATTTTCCACCCGTTTGATTCACCTTGGGGCTGGTATATCTGATTTTAGAAGCGTCAAAAGTTGTTCCGTCAATGATTTGATTCTGTGCCATTTTCTTTTATAATAGTAATAGTAGTTATTTTTTAAATCAATTTTTTTATTAAATGCATTTTAGTAATAAAAAAATGATAATCACAACTTAAAAACAATACAAAGAAAAATATTTTATATTAATATAAATGTCTAAAAATTTGTTTCCAACAAAAAGTAATTTCACAGAATGCAAGTGGGAGGAATACACGCTTTTATCATTAAAAGATATATCAAGGAAATATAAATTAAAGACAAGCATGAAAAAAGAGCTTCTAATTAAAAATATTATTCTTTTTTTCAAACGAGAAATGAGTGCAACAACAATTCAAAGCATTGTAAGGAGATGGTTTGTTTTTGAATGGATAAAGAGTCATGGACCAAGAGATGCGTGTGTAAATGAAACCGATTTTTTAACAATCGACCCAATAAAAAATATACCCTTTAAACAATTTTTTTCGTTTGAAGAAAAAACATGTGATTTCAATCATGTTTATGGTTTCGATATTCTTTCTATGAATATGCTGATAAAAAATAAAAATACAACAAATCCATATACTCGCAAAAATTTTGACTCGGAAGTCATGAAACGATTTAATAGAATGAAACGTCTATCTGAAATGTTGAAATTAAATATTATTATTGATATTAAAGAAGATATCAAACCATTTGATTTAAGATGTCTAGACTTGTTTCAAAAAATAAACGAGCTTGGTCATTATAGCAATCATACATGGTTTTTAGAATTACAAAAACGACATTTAATAAAATTTATAAGAGATTTGTATGACATATGGTTTTATAGATGTCAATTGACTAATGAAACACAACGTAATATAAGTCCAAGAGGAAATCCATTTCGCTATATAAATATATATATTCTTCAAGACGAAACAGAAGAATATTTACGAAAGAAAATTTTAAATGTAATGGAAGAAATGGTTTATTATGGAATAGACACAGATAGTAAAAATTTAGGAGCATATTATATTTTAGGAGCATTAACCATCACAAGTAGAAATGCTGCAAATGCACTTCCTTGGCTTTTTGAAACATTTTTATAATCCTTTTATAGGAATATTGGGACTTGTATAATAACAAATTTAATGCGTAAAACAACTTAAAAAATTATACTATTTAATAGTATAAGATGGCAGGCAAAGGACAAGCAAAAACTCAAGCGACTCAAGCAACTTCGGTAGTTCAAGTATCCGAACCAGTTCCAAAAACTCCAAGGAAGAAGGCGGTCGTTCCGGTTCCACAAGAGCCTGTGAATGTCGTTGTCGAACCTGAAGTTGTCACGGAAGAGGAAGATGCAACTTTTTCTGATTTGATTTCAAAGCATATTTTGAAGCTTCAGGAGCTAACATCTGTTTTGTCTTCCGTCAAGAGTGATTTTAAAAACATTGAAAAAAGATGGTCAAGAGAACTAAAGACCGCCCAAAAGGGGATGAAGAAGAAGAAGAATGCAAATAGACAACCAAGTGGATTTGTAAAGCCCGCTAGAATCACTGAGGAACTTGCAGATTTTCTAGAAAAGCCTCATGGTATTGAGATGGCCAGAACACAGGTCACTCGTGAAATTAACACTTATATTCGTGCAAATAGTCTAGCAACTGGACGAAACATCAATCCAGATGCCAAGCTTATGGCGCTATTGAAGATTCCTGATGGCGAGACTCTCACATACTTTAATCTTCAGAAGTACATGAGTCCTCACTTTCACAAGAATGTTAAAGTAGAGGCTTAAATGTCTGGGAAATTTGTAATGTTTAAATTCAAATGAGGTAAGATTTATATTATATGTATTTTTATAATATAAATTTCAAAAACTTAAATCCTTCTGGTGCGACGTTGTCTTTTTGAACGCGTTTTTCGTCTTTTTCCTCTAGTTCGACCGCCTTTCATAGATACATCACTGAGACTACTTTTAACCAACCCAAGATAATTAACAACATCTTTAAATGCATCAGCCAATCCACCTAAACTTGTAGTGAGATTATTTATCGCATCTTTTTGGTTCATATTTAAATTATTTGCATTCATAGAGTCATTTAAACTTGTTTCTTTATCGTTTAAAGTGTTAATGTCACTTGTTAAATCTTCTTCTGCAATATCACTGTTTAAATTTTCTTCCATCATATCACTATTTAAATCTTTTATCTCGTCAATTTCGTTTTCTTCGTTTTCAACTATAGCATTGTCCAGTTGTTTATTTTCTTCGTTGATTGTGTCCGGTTCACCCGTTGCGCCCGTTGCGCCCGTTGCACCCGTCGCACCTGTAAAAGCACCCTCTACAGTTTTTACTGCGTTTTCTGTTGCGGTTTCTGCTGTATTTACCATATTTTGAAACATATCCATTAATATATATAAATATTAAATATTTAAACAATTGTAAATAAAAAGTTCAATGTGATAAATATGCCTATAATTATTATTATATCCATGAAAAAAAGTTATTAAATGCTGAAACATTTTATTCGAATCCCTTTTTGACATTTTTTTATATAGAATCCATATACAAAGATAAATATTTAATTGGTAAATAAAAATATTATACAACGAATTGCGTAATGCAACAAAATTAGACGGTTTCATATTTTTCCATATATTTTCTACAACCTGTTTTTCAAATTCAACATCTGTTTTTACTTTATTGCATTTTGTAATATTTATTTTATATGGTTTAGGAACATGTAAAACATCACAACAATTTATAATATTATGAGGAATAAAAGATAATTCTTCCGTAACAAGAATAAAATTAATTTTTACTGGAAGAAAGTTTGTTTGCATATAACTATAGAAAACGTCTAATAAATCATTGTGAATCATATGAAAATTTTTACAAAGTATAATACCATATTTGTTTTTCTGCAAAGAAATAATATCTATTATATGCTGATAAATAGTATGCCATATAAGTTTTGAATTAAATAATAACAAAAACATGTCAATTTCGTAATGTATATCACTCATTTTTAAAATAAAAGCCTCCTTCATATCTTTTGAAACAACTGTTAGTTTTTTTTCATATTTCAAGGAAGAAGGGCTAAATTTAGAGATAATACGCAATGATTGTGAATATTTTCCCGAGTGTTCTGGACCATAAACAATAATATTTTTAAACGATGAAATATCATTCGGAATTTTTTTAATTAATGCATCTAATTTTGGGTGTAAATTTGTTTCCGTTTTATGAAATAATTCGTAAATTGACATATGAATTATTTCATATAAATTATTTAATATCTAAGTTATAATATAAAAATTTTATGACAAATAAGTCAATGTTATATATTGAATTGGACGATTTTTGTTCAGAAAATATTTATTTAAAAAAAATAATAAAAAACAAGGTGATAACAAATGGAACATTTATATATTTAAATTATGTAACGCCTATTTTTTCATTAAACACTATCTATATAAAATTTAATGCAAAAGATTCACAAAAATTACATCAATTAGAGACAGATATTTTAAAATTATCTTCTAAAATAAAACAATACAAGTTTTATCAATGTATTCAGAATTGCAGAGACACTTTTTTAAAAATAACAGGAATATGGGAATCAGAAAAATATTGCGGCGTTTCCTTTAAAATTATCCATCTGCTGAAAAATGAATAAAGTAGATTGAATTAAATCGGATGACAAAATAATTTATAATACAAAAAAAAATGAGCATGGAGACATATAAATCGATTGCCGCGCCTTCATTATTTAAAATAGATTGATATAAATAATAATAAAAGACCAATTCGATGCAAATTAACCATAATGTAATAGTCATAAATTTTTCATAATAAATATGATTATTTTCATCTTGTATCTTTTTTCTATTTTTATAAATAACATAGAAACAATAAAATATTGACGAAAAAATAAAAAAAAGAGGAATAAACAAAAAGGTGACGGAAATAAAATCCCGCGCTGAATTGAAAGCCCATATACAACACAATACAAATGATGCCATTGCAATAAAAGAAAGACAAGTTAATAATAAACCAGGACGATATAACATTTTAGGAATAAATAAAAGAATGATACAACATACTATAATAGTTATAATACTTGTTTGTTCATATTCGTTCATTGTAACCTATATAAATAAAATATAATAATATATGATGGAATTTAAAACAAATTATCCATTTATTCCCAATCAAAATACTTATTACGTTCAAGATAAATTAATCTATATAAATTCAGAGGATAGAAATATAAACAAATACCCAAATTCATCCTCCTTTGAAATTCTATTACCAACAGATATTGTAAATGTAGCCACGGTTCAATTAAAAAACTGGATGGTACCAACTATTTACAATACCTTTTCAAAAAAGAATAATAATTTGCAATTAGAATTTACATTAATTTCTATTGAATATGGCAAAAAAATAACAGACAGTGACACTGTTTTAACGCAGGAATATATTGACAATTCGAATAATCTTTTAAATACTAAATTTATTATAACTATCACACAAGGTGATTATAGTCCATCAGAACTCGCAAATGAAATACAAAATAGAATGAATGTTGCTATAACTAATTATTTATCCGCAGAATATACTTTTTTCAAAGTAATTTGGAATAGCGTGAGTAAAAAATTTTGGTTTATAAATACATTGCATTCATTTGAATTTAACAATGATTCGCTTTTGTATCTAACAAATAATTTAATAGGAGATATTTTTAATCCATGTTGTAATGAAAAGTTGTATCCTTCTTCCTATTTTGGATTACCAGCTTATTTAGGATTTAATCAAATAAAAGAATCGTCAATCATTTGTAAAGATGCAAATGAACTGACTTTAATGCAGAATACGTATAGTGGATTGCCTGAATTATCATTTCCTCAAAATGTAGTGGATGGAAAACCATTGAATATAAATTTTATTATACCCATTAATTCATATACATTGATTAAAACCCCAGAAATATTTTTAGATATACAATCTTTTAATTGTGTTGATGAAACGAAACCTTACACTAATAATAGATTTACACAAACTACAAATCAAGGGAATGGAAATATGAACTCATTTTTAGGGAAAATACCCATGATTGCCACATCAAACACATTTTCATCGAGTAACGGGGGAGGTGATTACCAAGCAAAAACAAATTTCAATCCTCCCCTTGAAAAAGTGCGCAAATTTAGTATATCTATGAGACACCACGATGGCTCTCTAGTAGATTTCGGTTTTAATAATTGGAGTATATCATTATTATTAGAATCATATATACCCACACAAAATACAAAAATAACAAAAACACCTTTTTAATGTTTTAACTATATATGAAACATAAAACAAAAAAAACAAACATCGGAAAAACGCGAAAAAATCCTAAAAATTTATGTTCTGATACAATAAAATGTTTTGCAATTGGAATACACTCAGAATTTATTAAACGTTATTTTAATGGGTTTGAAAATTTTAAATTAGTAGTAAGTCCAATTCTGAAGATAGGGTTTGAATCTGGAAATGGTTTTATTCAAAAAATACACTATCAAAAAAATAAATACAATGCTTATACAATTTTAAAGTCGGCAGTAAAAAGTACTTCTGATAATATTTATTACGAATATCTAATTGGTCAAAAATTAAATTTATATAAAAAATATTTTCCTACTTTTATTGAAACGTATGGATTATATCGTTATCAAGATAAAACTATTTGGGATGTTTCAAAAACCAGTCATTTTTTAAACAGAAAACAAACGGAAGCATTATTTTTAAATTTAAAAAATATAAGCGGTAATCCAGAAACATCGTTGATTTTAGACTCTTGTGAAAATTCAAAATATATTGCTATTATGTTGCAATACATAGAAACAATAAAAATTAAAAATTTTTTCAAAGATAGATTTTTCATAAAATATTTAATTTTACCGATTATTTTTCAAATTTTTGCAACCCTTTATTCACTGCAAAATATTTTTACACACTATGATTTACATTATGAAAATGTATTATTATACGAAGTTGGTTCAAATGCTTACATCGAATATCGTTATCATATTGGAGAAAAAATTATACATTTTAAAAGTCCTTATATAGTAAAAATTATTGACTATGGAAGGTCTTATTTTGGTGTTGGAAATATTCGCGATGAATTATGTAGATTGTGTGAGAATTGTGGAGAAGATAATGGTTATGAACATCTTTTTTATCAAAAAAATGACCCTAGTATTGAATACATTACTCCTAGATTTTTAAATAAAAGCTCTGACCTTCGTATTTTGTATGATATTAGACGAAAAGTTTCAGAACCAACTCCAGAATTGAAACAAATGTTTAATATTAAATTTTTGACTGAATATGGTACTGTAGAAGACCTTACTTCTAAAATGGGAGAAATACGTAATATTATGGATGCATTTGAAACGATAAGTAAAATTATGGAATTGCCTACTGTTTTATCAGATAATGAAACAGGCGTTAAAGGTATGACAAAGTTTGGAACGTTAGAAATATTTACAGATATGTCACGAGAAATGCGTTTTATAAAAGCTCAAAATTAAATTTATGCGAATTTTGTTTGATTGCCCATATGATATTTTCAAGTGATATTTTTTCTATTGGTTGGTTAAAATGCAATGAAATATTTTTTCCTTTCCAATTTGTATAAACTCCATATCTTCCTTTTTTTATATATACATCTTCATCCATGTATCTTCCTCTATAATCTTCTGCCACAATAATTTCGTTCATTTTATATTCTCCATTACTCAACTTTAACAAATCAATGTCTTGTTTTACACGTATGAATCTCGACCCTTCTTCCGTTTGATTTATAATCACAGAACCATTTCGCCCAATCACTAATTTATTATCATCATCTATAATAATCTCTTCATTTGAATCAACGGAAGAAATATAATCGTCAATTTTCATGTTGTATTCATTAAAATCAACATGTTCTAAATTTTCTTCCATTTCTTTTGTATATCCATAATCAAATAATGGTGAAAAATATTTCATTAAAAAATTTATTACCATTATTCCTGTATGAGTAATTTGCAACTTATTTTTTTCATTTCCAATCGTACATGGTATCATTTTAGTTGTCAATGAATCATTCATTTCGTAATACATTTTTTCAATCACTTCGCCATCAATATCCTTTTTTACAACATAATTTCTTTCTTGAATGACAGTAACAATATTGGCAAATGTGGATGGTTTTCCGATTCCGAGTTCTTCCAATTTATGAATCAAACTACCTTCTGAATAATGATGATTCGAGGAAGAAAGAAATTGCGCCGTCATCTTTTTACATTGTAATAAAGTATTGGTTGGAATATTATTCAAAAAATGAAAATGTGTATCATTTTTATTTGGTTTCCATCCATTAAAAACAATCAATTCTTCTCTGCATTTCAATGTTATATCACGCTTCAAAGAACAATCGATATATTGTATAATGGCATCTGCCATACAACTCTGTATTGTATTCTTCCAAATACAATCATAAATTTGTGCTTCTTTGGGGGGGACGTCAGTTCGTATATTTGTCACGCGTATGTTCGTTACACGAATTGCTTCGTGGGGTTGTGACGGTATCTGTTCCAATCGCGAAAGATTTGCAGAAATATATTTATCCCCGTATTTGGTTGCAATAAATTTTTTAGCAGTTTCAAGAAACGTTTTCGAATAAAAAGTCGATGATGTACGAGGGTAAGTGATATATCCTTTTTCATACAAGTTGCAACAACCTTTCATGATTTCTTTGGAAGAATAAGAAAGAGATTGTAAAATAGTGGAGGTAGTGAAAGGTAGTGGTGGCGAAACATGGTTGATGGATAGTTCTTTTGTGAATAAGAATTTTTCGGTAGATTTCATAAACGTGTGAACAATTTCTTCCGTTACGGTTGTTTTGAATAAAATATTATTTGTGGTAAAATAACCTTTTATGATATAATTATTTTCCAGGGGTTTAATAGACATGTAATGGTCGTAAATAATACGCAAAGCTGGTGTTTGGCATCTTCCAGCCGACAAATATTTTTCGGCATTTCTCAAAACATGTTTCCATAATAATGGCGAAAGTTTGTATCCAATGATAATGTCCAAAACTTGGCGATTCTGTTGCATTTTTACGATAGACATATTAATACTTCTTGGACGTTGTATTGAATCTATGATACAATCTTTTGTAATTTCATTAAATACGATACGGGGCGTATCCAACGAAAGTTTGAATAGATTGCATATATGCCATGCAATAGCTTCTCCTTCACGGTCGTTATCGGTAGCCAAAAAAATAGCACTCGCCTTGGAAATTTCTTTTTTCATTTTCTGCAAGTTTTTTCGCTGTTTTTCAATGATTGTATATTTCACTTTCATTTTATCAAAATCGATTGATTGCAAATCAGAAATAGTACGAAAATGACCATTTGTTGCGATACATTTGTATTCGGGTCCCAAATATTCTGCAATTATTTTACATTTTGAAGGAGATTCAACGATGACGAGCATTATCTTTTATTAAAAAGAATCTTTAATTCTTTTACCAGAATTTAATGGGTTGGAGAAATACTGTTAACCTTTTCTATAAAATTTTCCATGATTGACCATACCATATCACCTGCGTCTAAAAGTTCACTAGTATTTATATTAGATACACTAAAACAATCACATTTGAATCCAGAAGTTTCGTTATAAATAATTTCTTTGCTAAATTGAAAGTTACTTGTAGCATAAACTTCTCTTGAACTAATAAGATGAAAATATTCTTCTGCTTGTTCCAAAGTTGTTCCTTCGTTTGCTTTCATTAATTTATTTGCTAAAACTATATTTGAAAGTTTAATTCTCCTCTTGAAATCAGCGTTAAGATAGTCACAAAGGTTTAATTCATTATGTGAAACTATAAGACACCCCGTTAATTTGTCAATGCTTCTTAAATCAAGTAATTCAAAAGTGGTATATATAATCAAATTTTTTAAAGTTATAATTTTTGGTAGCACACAAGGAGAAGTATATGCTACATAATATAAATATAAATCTTCCAATGGCCATTTTTCCCAAAAGTTTATATTTTGAACAATTGTATTAACAATAACTAATTCAGTTATATCAAGACTTTTTAATGATGCAGGAAAAGATATTTGATTTTTAATAAATAGTATTCTAAGAGTAGTTAATTTCCAACGTCTGAGATTTGCATCTAAGCTTGCTGTTCCCTCTACAATATTTAATTCATAAATATTATTTTCATCAAATTTTGGTACACCAGTACATTTTATTAAATTCACTATTTTGACTTTGAAAGAAATAGGATATACTTCTTGAAAATGACAATCTTCAAACTGAATAACAGCGCTCTCAATGGTTTCATCTCTATCAATGTTTCGCATGATACGTTCTAACCGATAAATATTTGCAGGGGTAATTTTATATTTTTTAAAATAACCATTATTTGTAACTTCTGTTATGTCTAAACTACCTGGCGGACTCGTTGGAACACTCTTTGTAGCGGCGGTTGAATGTTGGCGTGTTTTTCTCGTTTTTTTAAATTTTGTAGGCATTTTAGATATAGTGTCTATTCTTGTAGATGCAGTGTCTATTCTTGTAGGTGCATACATTGCATCACGTAAAAAAAAGGCTCTTGAAGCAGTAGATTTAAGCTCTTCTGTTTTTTTATATCCGGAGTATTGGTCTAGAATATCTTTTTTATTTAAATTTGAGTACACTAGTGTAGCATGTTCTGAAATAGCACTTAGATTGTCATCTGTACTATTAGAATAAATTGGTTGATAACTTATAGTTTGAATCATTGTTTCTTCATCTGTATCAATTATATAACGACAATTTCCTAAAACAAAAATCTCGATGATATCATCCTTTTTTTTATGTTTTATTTTTCGAAAAACGTAATAATTACATATACCTTCGATTTCTTCAAGATCTAAAACAAAACTAACAAATACGTCGTCATCGGGTATTTCCGATATATTTTCTTTTCCAAAATCACATTCTGCGATTTCTTTCATGAATGTTGCTGTAATAGGATCATCGCTTTTTGCAATATAAGAATCTTGCAATTCTTCGTTTATTTTACTAATCAACCCTTCAATATCATAACATGATAATCTTAATTCTTCCATATGTTTAAATGCATGAAATGAAAAAAAGACATATACATTGTCTATAACTCCACAAAATTGTTTTATATTTTTTGTGTTCAAAACTTTTTTTGTTCCGGATTCATAATTGACATATGGACCCGCTGTACAATGTCCATCGCTTGTTTCAAAATTACAACAATTTCCACCTTTCATAATATTAGACTTTATTATTTATACAAAAAAATTGAAATTATTTTGTATAAATAATAATGAACAAATACCGATTCGCTACACTCAATGTCCTCAGTTATTTTGAACAATTTTACGCTCTACGGAAATATGTTTCTTCGAGATAGTGACCACGATAGCACGAGATTCATGATAATGTCAAAAGAACCGAGCCGAGACATTCTATTCCCTGAACCCGGGCCTACATTTCAGTTGGAAAAAAGAGCTTATGTGAAGAATTATGGACCATACTCTCTCAAGTATTTCGAAGGAATCATGAAAGAATTGATTGATAATTTCATGGCAACAAAAAAAATGTCTTTCAAACAGGGAGTTGTACGAAGAATTTGGATTTTAAAGCAGTTGTATGAATTATTTGACGGTTCCATGGGACTCTTGGTATACGGGAAACCTAAACTTTTGGTACATGCCATTGCAAAGGCATTGGAGGTTTTGAGAGACGACACGATAGAATTCATGATGGACGACCGGACCGTCTCGGAATACACCAAAAATAGCATCACTCGTTCTCTAAAAGTTATCGAAACAGTTTATACAAAAATTGCCGACATTGTTACGAACGACGTGAATCTCCTGAAACTTTTGCCGACGACGACGCTGCTTTCTCTGGTTGAATACGCTTCTCACAAAATGGTGTCAAAATTTAGACGTCTTCCTTGGATGGACCCGATTGTAGTAGACAAAGTTAGTCCAAAATTCAACAGCCACTGGCGAAACCTTTGGTGCAAATTTTTCACCAAAAATTTTAATCTCGACTATAATATTTGCTTTGTAATTGCCGATTTTATGCCCATGAACTTCAAGAAAGAAACATTCTTGGAATTCTTTTGTCGAAAGTACAACACACAAACCCAAGAATTTTTAGGTAGCAGTGTCTTTGACGTAGAACAAGTTGACAATGTCATTAAAGTAACACTTAATTAAGGGACCTTTTACCAATATTTTTAAAATTCTTCCATCCAATGTCTCTTTTTTCTGTAATGCATTTTTCATTTTTATATTCTTCATCTAATTTTTCGGACCTTTTTAAAGCACTATCCACGTAAATTTTTTTTAAAATTGTTCCTACTTCAAAAGAACCTTCGTGTTGGTCAATTTTACCATCTTCTATTTTCGAAAGAATCTCTAAAAATTGGTAAAATAATTGTATATCAATTTCAGATTTGCGAATTCTGTTATATATATCAGTATAGTAAGTAAATAAAAAATTGCATTCCATCATTGCTTCAATATGGATTTCCGATGGGTCTGATGTTTCTTTCATAATTTCTAATAATTTTAGAACGTCTGTTTTTATTAAGCAGCTGTGTTTCAGATTACGTATACTTTGAGTCTGGTCTTCCACATTGTTTGCTTGAATCATTTCTTGTAATAATAATTTTTCTTCAGAGTTCATAATTTTACTTTTTATATTAATTAATAATATGAAACGTAAAACAAAACATTTTCGAAAGCGTTCAAGAAAATCAAGAAAATCAAGATGTCCGTTTTGTTCATGGAAGAATATTACAGGGGGTAATCAGGTTACCCAGACTGTTTATGCTACTGGAAATCCAGACTTGTTGTTATCACAAGAAGCCGCTAAAGCAAATATGATAGCTATGAATAATATGATGAATATTTAAATAAAAAAGTAATTTATGGGAGCATTTATCAAGTTTTTATTAGTAAATTTAGGATTTATAGCATTAAACTGTTATATTCTCATTTATGGACAACTCGAAAAAATCAAACAAGATTGGCCATTATATAGATGCAACCCAAGTTACATGTTTTTTGCAGATAACATTGCTGAAAATTTCGAGTATTGTTTAGGACAAACTAGTAAATCCACATTTGATGAATTGTCGGGGGCAATGTCGAATTTACAATCTCTCAGTTTTGATTTACAATCATTTGGAAATTTAAACCTGGGTTCTTTTATGAAATCTTCTAATCTGTCAAATTTAGGACTAAGTCTTTCTCTCTCTAGTTTTTTAAATATGGGAGGAAGTATCACTGTTTTAGGGACAGTAATCATGCTACAGTTTAAAGAAATTCTACAACGCATTGGGCAAATTGTAAATGCTACGGGCGGTATTTTAAATTCAGCTGTTGCTGGAACAAGTATCGTAGAAAATAAATATAGTCGGTATTTAAATATGCTTTCATAAGACCTTTTTCTTTCCATATTTGTCAAGAATTCTTCTAGTATTTTCACAGTCATCTAGCTGAATATGTTTTACATAAATAGTATATTCAGTTGGGTCTTCTAAATCTTCGTACCCCACAAAAATACGTGCATAGTTTAACTTGTCCGTTATCAATTGAAACGTACTATACCAACTTTGTGTAACCATGCGTTTGATGTTCGCATCTTTTTGAATACACACTGTTCCAGTCGTCGAAGAATGATAAAACGGAGATTCTTCTTTATCCGGAGTCATTTGTTTAGGTCTAGAGCGAGTAGGGATATCTTTACCCGTCTTCTCTTTGTAAAATGCAGCCACTTTATCCCATTGTTCTTCGTCGTTGCCATCATACACCTTGAATTTCTTCCATAAATCAGACGTGGTTGCTATTGAGTTGAGAGCAGTTTTTTTCTTTTCAATCTCGCTTGGTTCTTCTGGGTCTAATCCTTGAATTTCACGCAAAGAACACGTTTTGCCGGCGAATTCTGAGCTCATATGTTCAACGTCTTCTTCATATTTGACGCACGTATCAATAACATGTTTCGTTAAAGAATATATCTTGGTTTTTTTGATTTTCCTTTGATTTTCTGCAGACCAACTGGTATAGTTAAAGAGGAAGCGGCACAATTGATAAAGCTTATCGGCACTGAACTGTTGATGTGCTACTATCACATTGTCAAAATTGCCAATTTGTTCATTGATTAAAGTAACACTCATTCCTACGCAAGTCTGTCCTGTAATGAATGTGGGACAATTTGGAGTAGAAGAGCAACGATTTCTACTAGAACCTTCTTATATGGTTGAAAAACTGATTGAACGATGGCTAGCATTTTGTCGAACAGTCTTGTCATTCAAAACAACATTGCTCACTAGTGCATCAGGCGTAATATGACTCTTTACTAGACGAAACAAAGACATGCCATTTCCATTCATAACGATTTTACATTGGCGGTTGGATACAAGCTGTGAATGATTTCAACCGCCTGGTAATGAGTTGCCTTTCTGGTGTAAGCGGGAACAAAATGATAACTAAAACTGTCTTGTGGAATTTCTATGCGTTCAAGAATATATTTTAAGAAACTGAGCAAAAGAAGTTCATTTCCCAAGTCAAAATAAAATCTTTCGCCATACCATGTACGACGATTTTTTTCAGTCATGTCTGCATGAATCCACCCTCTTTCCGCTTCTACTATAATGTGCTCGCAAGAATTAACACCGAAATATTGAGGAGAGCGAAATATGTTGAATTCTTCTTCAATATCACGAATCAAAATTTTGTGAAAAAGTGGGTCTTTTGAATGGGAAGACCAGATTCCATTAGGCGAACCACTGTAACCAATGATGCTCTTGACGACGGGTGAACTATTGAAATTTCTTATGTGTTCATCATTTTCCGGAATATACTTGTGGGCTTCATCAATATGAATAATAAACTTTCTACTAACAAATGAAATCATTTCGGCTGCTTGAGCAAACAACTCTGGGATGCTTTCTCGTATGCGTTTCTCGTGAGCACAGCACACGATTACTTTAATGTCTGGATATCTACGAAGTATTGCAAAGATAGATGACACGTCTTTAGCATGATGACAACGTGTGGTTTCGCTAATGGTCGCTGTTTTCTTTTTACTATTGAAAACGATGATGCGATGACTGCCAATGGTTTCTTCCATACGACCAAAGAATTGCATACCAGATGCAAGAGTGTTCATCGTGAGAACAATATGAATGTTTTTTGTCCTGTCAATAGTAATATTAGTGATACAAATATAAGTTTTTCCTTCTTGAACTTTTCTGATAACGAGACTGAGTTTGCTTTCATACTCAAGTTCTTGTTCAATTTCAGACATTTGTTTTAAAGATAAATTCTCGGACATGTTTAAGTAACAGAGTGGTTTAAAAAGCTTTGTAAATTTATAAAAAAGTTATAAATTTTCAATTTTTTATATTATGGTAAAAAAACATGGATGAACGAGCAAAAATTAATAATATCATAGAAATGTATTCTGGATTAACATATGTTGAAGTATATGGTAATCAAATTGCATGGGTCCTTTTTTTTACGATTGCAGAAATATTATTTATAGTTTATTTTTATTTAAAAAAAAACACAAAGGCGTTTCAAGAAAAATGGACAGATGTTCGATGTGATTGGAATGTTATGCCATTTGCAGGATTCATTAATAAACCGGAAGACAAAACGATTGTTGAATATACACAAGAAAATTATAATTATTGTACAAGTCAATCTTTAGAAAAATCAATGAATAAACATTTCGAGTCATCATTCAATACACAACAACAAATTAATGATATGATATTCGGTTCAAACGATTTAATGGCGAAAAATATTGCGGTTTCGAATACTTCAAATACGGATGTAAATGATAATATCAATGATGCAACAAGCACTGTTTATCAAATATTTAATTTATTACACGTCGGGTTTATTCTTTTTATGGATATTTTAACTAAATTGGCAGATGTTCTTAAATCAACTGCTAATTTTGGAATGACTGGCATAACATGGGCAACATTATTTTTTAAAATGATGATATCTGCAGTGATGTCTCTTCTTATTATTTTATTTGTAGCAACTGTTATTCCTGCCATGCCATTTTTCTGGTTAATTTTTCCATTGGTATACGCCATTGTTTTTGCTTTTTTATTGACAGTTGCTTCGAGTTTTGAACACACTGTCTTTATGATTGCCGATGAATTTTCAAAAGTAGAACCATTTACTCCCATGAAAACTAAACCTAAATTGAATTTGTGTTTTGGTGAAAATACTCGTATTCAAATGACATCAGGATATAAAAAAATAAAGAATGTAAAAGTGGGCGATGTTCTAAAAAATGGGTCGCGTGTTACAACCACATTTAAAACAGTTGTTACGCCTTTATTTAACTTGAACGGAATTATAGTTAGTGGAGAACATTATGTGAAACATGGGGGGTGGATAAAGGTAAAAGACCATCCGGATAGTGTACCTTCCAGTTATAAAGGAAAATATTTGTATTGTTTAAATACGACTTCAAAAACAATTACTATTTGTGACAAGGAGTTTTTAGATTGGGACGAGTTGATACCAGAAAAAATGGAACATGTTTTGAAATTTTATAAAACTCATGAAAATATTCATTTGTATGATGATGGATTTTCTTCCTTGAAGTTGAAGACAAATAGAGGATACAATGATATAAGCAAGGTAGAACCAGATGATATCATTGGAAATGCACGCGTAATAGCAACTGTTTGTTTAAAAGACAAATACCATCTTGTCACAGAAACGGGGGATTTTAATGGATTCAAGGATTATAATTATAATATAGACAAATTATTTTATCTGAATGAATTATATGAGAATTAGTATTGGAAGTTGGTCTGGAAATTTCGAAATAGTTGTTATTATTGGTATATTATTTATAATTATTGCGTTGCATACTGGTTGTTCGTGTAGGCAAGAAAATTATTCAAATATGAAAGGTAATTCATACGCAGATGCTTATGCACAACCACCCACAATAACTAATTGGAATCAACCAAGCCTACTTATCACACCAGAACAACCATTGCCTCAAGGAGTGATAGATATTATATCACGACCCAAACAACCAGTTCCTTTGCCTGATGGTCAGATGGATATGTTCGCAACAACGTCTTTTAGTCCAAAATGCTGCCCCAATACTTTTTCAAATAGCATGGGTTGTGCATGCATGACTTTAGAGCAACAAAAGTATCTTACACAACGAGGTGGGAACAACAATCCACCCGAGTTTTAAGAACTATTTGGGGGTTACAAATAACGAGAATTAATTTGGTACATTTCCAAAATATTGCATTAAATTATCATTATCGGGATTAGGATTTTCTAATTGAAACATCCATACCATTATCCCACCCCATTCAATTTCTGGTACAGCGGTTAGAGCTCTATTTACATACTTGGTCATTGTATCAACTGTAGCATCTGTGCTATATAAAGGGACAAATCCAGAATCCGTTTCGTTTAATGTTGCCTTTCCGAGAACAATTTTATAGGGAGGAATGTCTGTACAATTATCATCTGGTGCATTTATCAATTGTTTTATAGAAGCCTTAAAATTAATATCTTCTATAAAAATACTGTTGTATGTTTTGTAAGAATCATCTCCCTGATTGTAATATTGAATGTTGTAAAAATCAATATACGACCCGTACTGTTTTTCAATCTTAGAATAAACATATCCAAAACTATCGACATTAAAATAAGGTGTTTGTGGTGCATGAGAAACAATAAAATCATTCACTCCAGGATTAAAATCATCCACTCCAATACTTTGCATTCTTTCCCCTCCAAATTTCTTTATGTATTGTGATAATTCGCCAGCATAATTTACTAAATTATCTATGTCATAATAAACGTTTTTAGTAGGAAAATATTCAATGTCCAAATCAATCGCATATATTTGATTACCACAACATATTTCAACCAGTTCTTTTGCCAATTCAGCTGGGTCTGAGTAGGCGGGTGAATTAAGAACACACTGAAATCCATTTGTAAACGACGTGGCTCCGCCAAATGAAGCCATTAACGTCATTCCATAACCCTTCATTTTATTTAAGATGTCTTTTTGTTCCTTTGAGCTGAGATTACACCAACAATCAATTGTATCATATAATTTAATGTCTGTTAGGTAAGGTCCTTCTAATACAATAAACTCTAATATAACATGCGTTACTCCATTTGTGTGTGCAACTTCCAGAAAAGAATCAAATGTATCTATTTCTAACCAATATCCGACATATACAACCTTTTTAAAAGGCGTGACGGTTGTTTCTATTGGTGCTGACATTGTTTTCGTCAATACATAAGCTTTTGTTTGACAATTTATCTGTAGTGGTTTAAACATGGTAAATCCATTGTTAACAAAAATATTTTTAGATAAATAATTTTCAAAAACGTTTTTGTTTAATTCTTCCAAAAAGGAGTAATATATTACATTGTACTCATCGTCATATAAAACAAACGCATTTAAATTTATAATTCCAGATTCAAAATTTTTCAAAACATATGTTATAAAACTAACTAATGCAATGTAATTCTTTTTTGTTTTATAATTGATAAATCTTTGATATTTACTAGTAAAAGTACAACTACACATCATTTTTTTGATTGAATCAAAAAACTCATTGTCCCGAATGTCGTAAGCCAAGTTCAACATAATGTAGCATAAGAATATAAAAAATACCAAAAAAATAGCACTTGATTAAATAGTTGCATATTTTTTTGAGTTCCCATTTTTTCTCCGTCCCGTTACGGGTGTGAACGACGCATGTTTTGTTTTGCGGCGTGTTCGTGTTCTAGATTTTTTTCCAATAATTTCATTGACAGTTTTCATACTAATTACGCCAACAGGAAGACTTATTACTTTGTCACATAATTGGTCACTTCCATCTATTAATAATTGCATATATAAAAAGGTTGGAAAATCGCGAAATTCAACAATCACTGTATCATCATATAACTGATATTTTGCAGATTTATCATCTATGTTATTAGTTACTAACCAATCCCGTTTTTCTTCACTACCAACTCCTTCAAAATTAGCAAAATATTTTGAAAGAGAATACAACGGGTCGCAAATAGTTTTAGAATTTCTTGAATACCTTGTTGAAAAATAGGTTTCTTTTGTTTGTTCGTTCATAAATTCATCGACAAATAACAGTCTCAAATTTTTATTTTTATCAAGCGGGGCAACTAATTTTTCGATAATTTTTATTATTTCAGAACCACTTTTATCTGGAAATATCCTTCCTAATAATTTTTTTATTTCCAAATAAAAAAAATAGTTTGAATGTCTTATCATAAACGATGAAAGTTTTTTGAATAATTGTTTAGGTTCTTTGTCCGTTAAATAAAAATTTAAATAAATATATATTTTGTAAAATATAAGAAAAAAATACATTTGTAATTTTTTAGTATTTTCATTTGATGGAAGTGGGTACCTTGATGTTTTATTATAATTTTCAAACATATTTTTTACTATATTAAGTGTAGCTGTAATTATTTGCAAATCGACACGTTCTCCAGTTTCAATACTACGTATTAATTCGTCAATTTCGATAATATTTTTATTATCTGGATTTCTTTCAACAATGCCTCTTATTTTTTCTAAGTTGGCATATGTAAAATCGGTCGATAATAATTTTTTCATTATGCGATAAATATATGAAATGTCACATGAAAATGTCATTTGAACAACTATTTCTAAATCTTGAGTTATATCATAATTCCTAGCACGTATTTCTCCGCGGTCAGTATTTGTATAAATACTGTTTAAATAAACAACTGGTGTATTTGGTAAAACATAAGTTTGGTTTACACCTAAATTTTCATATTTTACAAAATCATCATTTTTATCTAAATATAAAAGATTACTATTATAAATTGTTTTTAATTCGTTTAGATGACCTCTCAGCAATAACATACTTTTTGAAAATGAGTCCAAAATGACAGTTGGTAATGTATTTAGTTCATAATGAGTAATAATCCATTCAACATCCGAAAATGTTTCACAATTAACAAGGGTTCCATCAACATCTTTAAATTTAATATCATATTCATCTTGAGTTAAATAACTATTTTTAGGCACGGTCAGTTTAAAAACTGTCTCGTCACAATTAACTGTATCTATGATTTCTTCTAACTCTTCATTAAAGTGTGTGTCATCTGCCGCATCATTTGTAATTTTAAATTCCAAATTGTCCGTATGAATGATATCTATATATTCATCTAGTTCATCTTCCTCTGTGTATTGATTAATATGTTGGTCATTAGTTACTTTTGTGTTCACTAATATTTCTTTGCCGTGATATTGATTTCTATTGAATTTTACAATATCTGTTGTTTCAATTTCATACCCAATGCTTTTAATATATTTAAATATATTGTCAGATTTTATACTTCCGCCTTTTTTTGTAATATTCATTATATTATAAATATATTTTTATTGAGAACAATTTAAAAAATAAATGTAAAAATGGTAAATGAAGATTGAATTGCTTTTAAAAATACAAAGAATACTAAGTCTGTTTTTGTCTCTTATATTAGAAATTGAAAATTCAAAAGCAGATGTGCAAAACGACTGTTATCTTATGCACGAAGAATTTGATACAGAACGTTTCAAAAACATTATTACATCTTTTTTTAAAATGAAACCATCTAGAAATGCAATTGAAGAATTACAAGAAAAAGTGCTGGAAGAATTAACATCTTCATGTGTTCATCAATTTGCAGAAGATGATATTGAATGTAACATGGAAGATTTGCATATAAATTATTGTATATTATGTGGAATTAAAAATTGATATTAAATATAAAATAATATATCAATAAAATGTTACCTAGTTTTGAGACGTTGAAAGAACGAATTCAATGGGCATTGAATAAACCTACATGTATTGAAAAAAAGGAGGGAGAAACAATTGGTCAACAAAAAGAGAAATGTAAAAACGAAGAAAAAATATGGGGAAACAAAATGATAGGACAAAACGACAATGGTCAATGGACGACTTTAGTAGGCGAAGGACTTGTGTTTGATGTACTTGATTTATTAGGAGAAAATCCTAGGAAACCAATTCCCAAAGGAGGATTCCTACCAGATTGGGAAACGGATGATTATATTTACGAAGTAAAAACTTCCAACTGGTGGGTTTCGGGTACTGCGGGAGAAAAAGTGTTGGGAACGTTTATTAAATATAAGGATATACCAGAATTATATGGGAAACCATTAAAAATTGTATGCGTTGCTTATCAAGAATACGAATTAACGCATGGTAAGACTAAATATTTTGGCGAAATTACTGAAAAAATACAACAAGTATTAAAAATGGCAAAATCATGGAACATTGAATATGTAAGATTCAGTGATTTGGTAGCAAAGGTTAATTCTTTATGATGACTTCTTTGGCTTTTGATTCGGGATTTTTAGAATTGATTGACCTTTTGCATAAAATAGATATCGTATTATATTCCCTGAAATTTTCACGCACTAAAGTGACATCGGCATTACTTAGCATTATTTTACACTTTGTCAAGTGTATTAATTGAAATAACTTATTGTGGTCTTCTATGTTAAACCCGTTTGGGGTATATCCCACAAAAGATGTTGTCGTTTCTGGTGCATATGGTGGGTCGAGATAAACAAAGTCGTTGGGCTCCGCCATTTTTAATGAATCTTCGAATGAACAACATTCGAATACTACTCCTTGTACTAATTGATGAATTTCATCCAAATGTTCTTTATCGATGATTTTTGGGTTTTTATTATGTCCATAAGGAACATTAAACCCATTGGGGCCAACACGAAATACACCCCGAAAACAAGTTTTATTTAAAAATATAAACATTGCAGAACCTTCTATGCTTTTTTTATCTATTTCGTTATATTTCTTTCTTGACCAATAATAGTAATTTTCCCTTGCTATTTTTGCTTCTTCCAATGTTTGAGGATTTCGGTTGATTTCACCCTCGTCGCAATTATGAAATTCTATAATGATATTTTGTAGAATTTCATACAATTCGTTAGGCGATGATTGTATATGCTTATAAACATATATCAATGCTTCGTTTAAATCGTATGCATATACATTACCATTTATTTTGATATTTCCATTTTTTACATGAGATAATAAAGCCAATAGAACACTTCCTCCGCCTAAAAATATTTCACGATAATTATTCATTTCTAATGGAAATTCGCTCAAAAGTTTTTCGATTATTTGTGTTTTTCCACCGACCCACTTTAAAAGTGGTTTTGAAACTTTCATTTTCATTTATTGTTTGAAGATTTTTAAATCAATTTAATATGGCTTTTTTAAAATGTACAAATATTGATAATCGTATTTAATAGGATTCATATCTATTTTTCCTTCCACAATAAATCCAATTTGTTGCGCTAAATATAAAATTGTTTTTTGGTCTTCCATGAAAAACCGGTGAACATTTTTTCGTGACCCCCCCAAATGATTTTTGAATTTTTCGTAAAAGAATCCGGTGTTCATCTGTTTATTTAATTCAAAACGAGCTTCGTAGTCAAAATCCTGAAAGGGGATTTTGGTAACATTTCCATTCTTTCTTCGTTGAAAAGTATTCATTGGAAGAGTAGAGCTGAATTTTTCACGATTCACCAAATGAACTATAAAAACGCCTCCTGGTTTTAACCAATCATAAACATTTTCAAAAAAGAGTACCTTGTTTTCCATGTAATAAATCGTAAAATAAAGACATAATATATGTGTAAAATGATAATGAGGGAATAAATGAGATTGCATAACGTTCCCTTTTACTAGATTTTCTAGCAAATATTTTTTTTTGGATATGTTTATCATATCTTGTGATTCATCGACACCGGTAATATTGTATCCTTGTTTTTTAAATTCATTTACGATATTTCCTGTGCCACATCCTATATCTAATAGGACACTTTTTTCGGTTGGGTGTGTTTGATTAATAATTTCTCCCATTTCATATTTGTTGCGGATTTCACTAAATACTAAATAATCATAAATTTTTGCATAAAATTTGTCGTATAAATTTTTATTGGTTTTTTCAACATGTTCGATGGATTCAAACCCTTCTTTTGGACGCTTTAATATATTTGCTATAATTAATAAAATGGCCAACATAAATACGATTTTATCCCAAGATAGTTCAAAATTTTCACTCATAAAATAACCTTTTATATTAAATGTTGTTTTTTTTACCTATTTAAATTCTTTGTAAAAGTATGTGTGAAATCAATGACATACGAGATATAAAAGACTTTAGGGGAATTTCTTTTTCCAAATTTAAAAAAACGGATGTTCAGAAACAATTTATAAATTCTGTTTTAGATTCTTCCATTGAACCTGCTTGTTATTGGGGGGCTGAATTAATTTGTGCTGGTCATTTTAAAGATTTGTGGGATTCAATTATTTTAATATTCGCAAAACATATTCATGGGGCTAATCCTAAATTAGCAGTATATTTAGATAGACGTTTAATGGGATTCATCGAAATTTTAAATAATGGTTATTTATCAAACGAATTGCGAATGAGAAATAATGAAAAAATAAGAAAATTATTTGCGGAGATGATAAGTATTATTACATTTTCCAAAAAAAATCATCCATTTGAAGAAATCAAAATAAAAAAAATAGAATTCACAGAACTAAAATTAAAGGCTCCTGATTTAACATTTGCGACATGTTTCAAGAAAGACCCAAAACAATTATTTTTACCGTTGAATGAATTTGCTTATGCATTAAAAACAAAAAATATATACGATGCATGTTATTGGATTACTTGGTTTATCGAATATGATTGTCATTGTAGAAAAACACCATTAATCATTGAAAGACGAACATTCTTGAAAAATTTAAATCAAAATATTGCATGGATGTTATGGGATACTATTTTAGAAGAATCAAAAAATGCAGATAATATTGTCACGACAATCATAAAAAGTTTATTAAATCTTTTTGCAAAAAGGTATTCCATTTCTGAAAATAAAAAAAAAATGTTTATTTTTTACTTTGCGGTAAGTTTGTTATCAGGGCCAAATCAATACACTTCAATTAGTGATAATATGGAAGAAGTGAATACAATTGTGGATAACATTCATTCTATTTACAAACAAATAAAGGTAAATGAAATTTCTCCTAATACAGATTATTTATTTACTGATATAAAAAATACAAATTTGGAGAAAACCATTGAAAAACTGGAAAAAATGGAGTCTCTTACAAATACTTTTATTCCTCGTATTTAAAGATTGTCTAATATTATGGATAAATTTAAAAAATCAGGAGAAAATGTTGTTAATTTTATTGTCGATTCATTAAAGGGGGCTAACTCGGTAGATTACGTAGGAAAATTGCAGAGCATGCCAGAAATGCGAAATTTAAATCCAAGTATAAAACCTGAAAACACCATTTTACAACCCGACACAAAAATTTTGAAAAATATCATGAAATTTTTTGGGTTTTTATTGATTTTATTTGTTGTTTATAAATTATTGCAAACATATCCAGCTATTATGACAAAAATACAATCTATTTTTGGCACAGTTGAAAAGGAGATTAAGAGTATCAAATTGGCAAATCCCATGTTTGATGCTAGTAATAATTTAAATAGTAACCAGATACTTGATTTTTTATTAGGTACAAAAAGTCAACCAAAGGAAGAATGGTGTTTTGTTGGCGAATCAAAAGGGACGCGATATTGTGCGTTGTCGGAAGGAAATCAATGCATGTCTGGAAATATTTTTCCGAGTAAAAATATCTGCGTGAATCCAAAATTAAAAATTTAATTTTCGTTATAAGCAGGAATAGCTGTTTTAGCGTTTATAGGCCATTTGGTAGATGTATTTGTATATGTTTTACGAACACGTGGATAAAATGCTGGAAAATTGCTGGGATAACATAAATTAATAATAGGTCCAGGAACATCTGACGCACTTGTAGGAAAACATGGGATTTGTTTTATAAATTCTTTTACTTCGCCTGTACAGATATTTCCTCGAGTACAATGACTAAGCCTTCCGCCTTCTATTATAGAATCGATTATGATTGGTTTAATAGGAATAACGGGATAATTATACGTTATTATATCTGCAGGGTCGCTCAATGGTGGAAACACTGGATTTTCCAAGTCTTGAACAGGGTCCGATGGAGTTGGTAGAACATTGTTTTCTATAAATGGGTCATCATCGCATCCTGGCAATTTTATCTCACCATTCAAATTATTACTTGTAATGGAATATTGATTACGATGCAACATATTTGCATTTGGAGATGTATAAGAATCTGTTTGCGAAGCCCATCCATTCTTTCGATACTTTCCAAATCCTTTGGCAATTCTTGCATAATTCATTTTTTTTGTCATTCCACCCACGTTTGTAGAAGGCGAAGGGTATTGTAAAATGTTTCCCTTGTATAACATTTTTGTCAAGTAAGCTGCTTGTGGAATTGTTACTTTTTTATTAAAATAAGGATAAAAAACCGTACCATTTTCTAGTTTTTCAAAAAGGATTTCACATGTTGCATGCGTTCTTTCCCATAATCTAGGAGGTATTGGAAGATAATTTTTTTGTAAACACCCGGACATTTATATTTATTGCATATAATAACTTAGCGCCAAATAATTAGATTTGGGTATATTTTTATAATCGTTCATATTAGCATCTGTACTTCGAGTAATAGGTCCAGAACTATATAATTTTTGTATTTCTAACGCAGAAAGAGTTTTATTCCAATACCATAGATTTGAAATATATCCTGTAAATCCATTATTCGAACCAATATATACATCTCCATAGTTTTGATTGACGACACCCAATAACAAAACACTTTTTATTAAAATTCCATTTAAATAAATATTAAATGTCTTGTCTTGACATGTTATTACAATTTGTACCCAATTGCTCAAAGGAATATTTGGTATCGTAATCATTTTATTTATCTCGGTAAATGTATTTATAACAACACATATTTCTCCTCTATTTGTAATATAAAGACCAGGACAATTAACTCTTGCTAAACCAGATTCATCAAAATCATTAGTACCCTTGGTAAATATATTATTATACAATTGAGATGTCGTAACAGTATCAAAAAAACACCAAACGGACCACGTGAATTCAATCCCTCCTTTTTGGTTGGAAGAACGTTCTACAAGAACTGACCCACTCATTGAAGGGTCTTGAGAAATGACTGTTTGTCTATTGGAAGTCACTAATCCATTAATTAATTTTACATGTCCATTTAAAGAAAACAAATAGGATAAAAAAGCAGTCCCAACACGTAAAAATACAATGAATAGAACAATCATGAAAATTAAAAAAATAATAATGGATATAACATTATCCGAAGAAGCTAAACTTGAAAAATCAATTGCCATAATTATATATAATATTTTAAATAACTAAATTTGCCCGACGTTCATCTCCTTTATACAAGCTAATGTTTAAACGCAAATCCTTTGTGTTTGAACTACCATTTCCTTGATTATATATTTTTTTAACTTCTCTGGGATTCATATAATGTGTCCAATATTCAAATTTAGAATTCCACCCATTAAACCCCTTTCCATTTGGAGAAATAAATACTTTGTTTGAATTACTAATTGATGCAATTCCATTCAAAATCTGCGATTTTACCATTTCTCCGTTAATATAAACATCGATGGAATTTGTATTTATACTAAAGACTAGATTTATCCATTTTTGAAGTTCAATGTCTTCTATGACACAATTTGTATATTTACCACTACTTTTTGAACCATACCCAGAAGTAGTTGTTAAATCAATAGGAGATTGACGACTGGTAAATAATTGATAGGCGAATGTATTTGTAGCATTACCAATTTGAATACCAGAATCAATGTCAGGAAAAGTAGGATTTATTGGTACCGGTGTTTCATTGGTAGGAATATAATATGAATATGCATTACACGACCCCATTTTATTACATTTATCTTGCACAAAAGAGTCATAATTACTGGGTGGTTCTGATGTAAAAGTTTTATTACAACTAGTAACATCTGATAATTCCATGATGTCATCGCAATTTTTTTCTGGTACAGTTTTACCGTAATAACCGTTATAATTTTCATTATACTTTTCCTCCCCTGTTGTTTTCATTTGTATGGTTAAGTCATTTGTTGTTGTGCCTAAATATACGTTTAAATCTCCAACATCATCGGCATTCGACGAGCACCTAAAAATACATTTTTCCTCACCATAATTATTTGCCCAATCATTTACATAAAACCATATAGAGTAAGTACATTGTTCTGTTGTTTCATTCGTATTATTAAAAATATATAGCATTTGTTCATCCGTTGCACTTTTTTGATAAATTTGTTTCCTATTGCGCAATATTTGTATAAATATTGCAATAAGAATAATAATGCTTAATATCATTCCAATCATGTTAATATCCATAATAATATAAAATATTTAAAATGTTAAACATCATCTTTATAAAATCCAATTTTTACGCTATAATCACTTAATGATGAATAATATCCAAATCCAGCTTTATAACTACTCCAAATTTCTTGTGTTGTCAAGGTTTTATCAAATGTTTGAAACTTTGAATTATGACCATTAAACCCGGTGCCGCCTTTTGAAAGAACTGCATTCGTCGCTGTATTTGTTTCATTTGTATTTATAATTGTTTTTACCATTTTTCCATTAATATATACTTCGGTGTATTGAGAATCCATGTTTATAGTGATAAAAACCCATTCTTGTATTGGAATATAACTTTCCACTATATATTTTTCTGTATTATTATTTTTTATTTCTGCATAGAGAACGTCGCCTTTCGTTGAATTAAAGTCTGTTGTGGTTATTTCTTTATTTATTAATACACAACCAGCAGTTATTAAATTTGGATTATTACTGGCGGTCATATCAGCCGGAATGGTTTTATAATAATTAAAACCACCACAATCTTTATTATTGCTACATAATAATTTGCAATTATCATTTGTTCCATAATTATAAATAGAATCGGTTGTATTAATAGAATAATTTGGAATATTTTTATATTGCGTATTCATAATTTTTGGTACAGATATAGTTAAATAATTTATTTTGTCATCTAACCCAACATTTAAACTACCCCTTTCAAATATATTTTTATCACCTCTTGACCATTCTGATATATATATCCATATAGAATACGCAGAGGCGGGACTAGTATTTTGCGAAACAGGAACTGATGTTTCTTTGTTGGCATAAGCCATTGCTCCCGTGTATGAATTTCGTCGCAAAAGACTAAAAATAATATAAATTAAAAGGATAATCACTGATACTGAAAGTATTAATGTTACTGAATTCATAATTTAATACTATACTTTTTTATTTTCTCGTGATTTAAACATTCATCAAAATACTTGAAATATGTAAATCCATCGAACCCCAACTTATCCGGAGTAACTGTAATTGTTCCTGAAGTAATAGATGTTTCTAAAAAAAATGATTTAATTATTTTGTCATTAATATAAACATTCATATTACTGTTATCCATTGTTATTGCTAATTTTACTGCAGTTTTTAATGGAATGTCACTTATTTTTATTAATTTTAATTCTGAAAATAAACAATTGCTAGATTTAAAAATATCTTCCGTGTTTTCAGATATATAACATTTGTTTGTAAGCGACTCGTCTGAATTTGCTATTTTATCCGTTAAAGTAAAACCAACACATGCAGTGTTACCAATACACAAATTTTTACAGTCTGCAAAAGTGGTTGCGTCGGTTAAGTTTCCCAAATTATTTGTTCCTGAGCAGTTGTTATATGGAATCATTGGATTGTTTTTATTTTCCCTCGAATAAATAAATAAATCATTTGTCAAATCGCCTATAAAAACAATAAATTCATCTTTGTTTGAAGCGTCTGTTTTTTTAAATAAAATTTTTTTACCATTTGTCCATGTTGTTATATTAAACCAAATAATATAAGAACAACCTCTTGATGAACTAACTGTTATTTTATATTCTTCTTGTGCATCATAAGTAATAACATGATATTTTCTATAAATCATTACACCAATTACACATAGTAATATTATTAATATTATTAATAATTTATTCATATATTATGATTATTTATTCTGTATAAGTTTTCAAATTGATACGTAAAATATTATCAACACCTATATCTTTTTTATAAAAATTCAAGTTATTTATTTTGATATGTGTATCTTCGACATTTTCGGCACCAAATGTAATTGTGTTTGAATAATCATCGGAAATAATTTGATTAATATTACTTGAATTGGCTAATTTACCATTTGAAAATATATCAATTACACCATTATTATAATTAATAAATATATTCATCCATTTTTGCAATTTAACATCTGTAGTAGAATAAACTATGTATTTATCATCAACAACAGAACCTATATGACTATTTAATATTGTATAAGAATTGATTATTTCCGAATCTCCCTTTATCGGTTTTGCGATATTTGCGTATCCTTTTGGAATTGTAACAATTAAATTATTTGCGCTAGGTTTATACATGATGCAGGGATTATTATTATATGACAATATAGGTATAAAGTAATTTAACGAACCAGCTTCTTCAATAAATAAAGAAAAGGATAAACCAAATGTGTATGGTTGTTCTTTTGGTAATTCCTCGTATTTTTTTTTAATTGGTATACTCGGAAAAACAATAGTAGGCATTTTTATCAATGGAATGCTTTCAACAAAAGATGAATTAATACTCTTGTAGGTTTTTGTAACTAATAAATATAAACAAATAATGAAAATTTCTAAAACAAGAATATTTATGGAAGCCTTTAAAAAGTTTTGTTCAATATAATTTCCGATATCGGAATAAATACTGTTCAACTTTTCTGGAACAACAATAATGAGTTGAAAAAATTTATACAATAATAATAATAAAAATAATATTGTTTTAGTAATTGGATTATCTTGGAATGATATAAATTCGTTTGATATTTCAGACATTAATGAAGAAAATGTGGAATCTGAAAACCAATCGGCTGCATCTTTAAAGTTGATAAAATTAGATATCAACTTATTCGAACAAGTTGTAATGAGTAATCCTATCCCACTCATGAATACAAGTATCGTCGTAAATGAAAGTAAAAAATCGCACCATCTATTTGGAAAGACAGAAGTATAATATTTTTTGTTAATTAGTACGTATAAAATGTTTACTACATTAACCAAAGATTTGATTATAATGATTAAATAAGTTAAAAATAAATAAAACAAAACACCGATTACAAAAATTTCATAGGAACCTTCCATATGCGTCAGTTTCCGAGTAAAAAAATTCATACCAATGAATAAAAGAATAATGAGAGAGATATAAACAATTATTTTTATACTATCACTTGTAGTCAGTTTCGGAGTCTCTTTAAATTCGCTGCAATAAGTTTTATCTTCGTTGATTCTATTCCCAGATGCTGCAATTGTTTCTCCAAAATAATAACCGAACATTGACGTTAAAAAGGCAATAAATAAATAAAGAGGATTGGTTTTTTTACCACTTAACCAAAAAGCCAGTATCAGTGATAAAAATAAAAAAAGAAATCCGAATCCAACACCATTACTTTGTAAATTATCACAATTATTTTTACTTGCATGTTCTTGTAAATCAACATTTAAAAAATCATACACTTTGTTGTATATAAATATAATGGCCAGTAGAATAAATATGATGATTAACGAACCATTTACTTTTGTGTAACTCGTTAAAGTAAATATTAATATACAGACGAGTAAAATGATTGAAATTGCATTTATATATAACCGTGCACTAGTTTGACCATTTAAAAAATTATTCCAATCAGCATTTGCATTAAATATATCATAATAAAGAATATATAAATATCCACATGTTAATAAAATGGCTATGATTTTAAAAAATAATTCTATATTTTTTATTGCAATTGGATTTTTACCTATTTGAACAAAGTCGTTTGAATTTTTACCAAATAATCCAAAGAAATAATCTGCAAAAGTGGATAATCCGCTTAGTGACAAATAACAGAAAACAAATCCTATCCATATCCACCAATTGGAAGAATACCAGTTTTTGAAATTATCATAAGCATCGCTTAGCGTTTCATGTTTTTTTTTCGCTTCATTCACATATTTATCATAAACAAATAATAAAAATATAGTAAAACCATAAATAAAGATAAAAATAATAGCATGAAAGACCCATCCAAATTCTGATGTAAATTTTACCTCAAATTGTTTATCATTTCGAACAACTAAATTATAACCTAATTTAAATATGTTGAAACCTCCTACAATAAAAAATATTGAACCGAAAAAAAGTAAAAGCAACAGGGGGTAAAGTATGATTTTATCAATCCATGTTTGCAAATTGTTAAAAACAAAAGGTATTATATTTAATATTATGATGGCAATTGGAATAAAAACAGCCTTCCAACCATTTTTTTCTGGGTCTGATTCTGTTGCATATCTCAGAAAAACTTGTGTTAAAATGAGGATACATATAACACAGAAAAACTTTAACAATGTTTGTAAAATAGAGTTCGATGAGACAAGTTGTGACTTTTTTAAAATTTTGCCACCAGTAATAGAGTTGTTATTAAGTAGTATGATAAAAACAAATAAAACAATCATAAAATACACCATTGTTTGTTTAGCAAAAATAGACCAATCATTTAATCCGATGCTCGTGAAAAATAAAGACAACACAATAAAAACGCCTATTAATATTGACCATATCGTCCAACTATAAAATAAATTGGTGTCACATGTTAGACCTGTTGTTTCATTATAACATTTCCAAAAAGAATAAAAAAAGTATATTGTAAAACCTAGTATAATACCTATATTTAACATACTCCATATCAACTGTCCCAATTGAAAATCTTCAAACAAATGTTTATAGGTTATATATAATAATATAATGACGACGCTAAATGTTTCAATACCAACTATCATGGGATAAAAATTATCTCCGATGGTTGTATCTAACTTTTTGAAAATATATAAAAATAATCCAAATAATGTCAAAATGCTTCCTGATAAAATATATTTGTATATATTCATCGTTTCATTAATTTTTATAAGATTCATAAATGGATAAATGGCAAAAATAAGAATGAGAAATAACAATGAAAAATATATAATAAGAATGTAATTGTCTTTTGTTATAAGAGATTCAAACAACTTTTTGGAATTTTCCCATATTTCAGACCATTTCATATATTATATAATTAAAACATTTAATTACATATTTTCCATCGCAGTTTTTCTTCCATGACATTCTCTACACAATGCAACAAGATTATCTGTACCATTTCCTCCACCATATTCTAATCGTATAACATGGTCAACTTCATACCAAGCGTTTAATTGTTCTTTACAATCATTGCATTTCCATCCTTGTTGCGAGGCCACAAACTTTTTCTTTGTTTCACTTACACATCGTTTTGTTTTTATTTCAACTGGAAGAGGTACATTAGGTATATTTACCTTTTCCATGAAACTTTTTCCTTTTGTAAAATCAATGACGGGAGATAATAAATGCATTGTCGACCTGTCAATAGGCATACTCTTAATAATATTATTTGCATAATACAACATATTTTGTCCTTTCTCAGGAGCTTTTTTGATATAAAGGTATAAACTAAAAACGGCAAATATCCAAAAAAGTGTTTTGAAATATTTTTTATAAGACAAAATCATATTCGTATATTTTTGTTTATGATAAGCATCATAAAGAAAAAAACCAATTAATCCAAATATAAATATTTCCAGTTTCATTATTATTTAGTATTATTATTTTTTGTAGTAATAAATAATTATGCATATTAAAATGACAATAATGATATAGGGAATGTTTTTTTTTTTGCTCCGAACTTTGTATTTTTCGTAATATCGTTTATAATATGTTTCTAATGGAATCGTTGGTTTTTCAAGTTTTTCGTTGATTTTATTATGAATAAAATTTGTCCATTGAATCAATGATTTTTTATTATCCAAATATGGTTTTATAGGATACAAGTTTAACAGTTCTTGAAAATTCTTGGAAATTTCATAATGTGGAAGAAATATTGGTATATTTTGAATAAAATCGTAATATTTTTTTTTAATGACATCGTTCGGATGTGTTGGATAATGAAAAGCAACAATATCTAGGAAAGACCAAACAGATGGTCCCCAAATAGAAGGGTCATACATTTGCATAAAATAATATAAAAAAATAAAAGATTTAATTCAATGAATATTTGTATTAATTGTGGTATAAATGGCCACACCATTCAAAAATGTAAATATCCTATCGTTAGCTATGGAATTATTTTATATGATACAGTACAAAATAAATATTTGATGATTTGTAGGAGTAAAAGTTTTGGATATATTGAATTTTTATCTGGGAATTATTCCGTCAATAATACTATTCAAATACAATATTTAATTGATGAAATGTCAATGGAAGAAAAAACAAGATTGTTGAATTGGAATTTTATAGATTTATGGACCGAATTATGGTATATAAAGCCAATAGATGAAAAAAGTAAAAAAAAATTTAATTATTTGAAATCAGGAATATTACAAAATATGATAGAAACTTCTATAACTCGATGGGAAACACCTGAATGGGAATTTCCAAAAGGGCGAAAAAAAATACATGAAAAAATGGTTGAATGTGCTGTTCGCGAATTTATTGAAGAAACGGGATATTCTAAAAATGATATTAAAATAATTGATAATGTCATACCATTTGAAGAAGTTTTCATAGGGTCGAACATCAAAAGTTATAAACATAAATATTATTTGGCAATACTTGTTGGAAATACAATCCCTCTAAATCCAATACAATATTCTGAGATATCAAAAATAGACTGGTTATCATATGAAGAATGTCTAGAAAATATACGAGAATATAGTATTGAAAAAAAAAATATACTTTTTAATGTAAATAATTTATTTTGTAATTACAAAATATTCTTTTAATTTTTTTACTAGTTATAAATAATGGCAGAAAAAAAATTAAAAATTTTATATTCAGACTCTGAATCAGATTCCGATGAATCTGATAATGAAAGCGATGCAAGCGAACATGTGAGCGAACCTGCTAGTGATTCTGATAGTGATTCTGATAGTAATTCTGATAGTGAACCTAGTGATTCTGATAGTGAATCTGAAAACAAATCTGCTAGCGAACCTAGTGATTCTACAAGTGAATCTGAAAACAAATCTGCAAGCGAGTCTCAAATGGTGGACATTGATACAAAACAAGAGGAACTCATTTCAAAATATTCTACTTGTTCTGAACACACTAAATTGTGCAATGATTTATTAAATGAAAAGGAACTTTTGGAAGAAAGTGTTTTGAAGGATTCTGACCAAAATACAGAATATCCTAATTTAAACGACCCAAATTTTAATGCAAAAATTGCAGCCAAACTTGAGTTTGGATTATTTAAATATAATGGAAATATCGAGGATTTGGAAGAATACTCTGATAAACTTAGCAAACTTCCATTTGAATTATCACCGCATCAATATTTTATCAAAAACTTTTTATCTCCTTCAACACCGTATAATAGTATATTATTATTTCATGGGTTGGGGACAGGTAAAACATGTTCGGCAATCGGTATTGCCGAAGAAGAACGTGATTTTATAAAAAATATGAATTCCTACAAAGAAATTATCATTGTGGCTACTCCAAATGTACAAGAAAATTTTATGCTTCAGTTATTTAATGAAAATGATTTAAAAAATGAAAATGGATTCTGGACTTCTTCTTCCTGTGTAGGTAATAAATTTATCCAAGAAGTAAATCCGACAAATATAAAAGACATTTCAAAAAATGTCATGAAAACACAGATAAAAGGGATTATTTCAAAATATTACAAGTTTATGGGTTACGAACAATTTTCTTCCAAAATAGAAGAAATTATAATAAACAGTGGTGGAGATAAAATGCGTTTGGTTCGAGTTATTCAAAAATATTTTGATGGAAGACTTGTCATTTTTGATGAAATTCATCATGCAAGCGAAGATACCGAAAAAAAAAATATATCAAAAAATTTAATGTTATTAGTGAAATTGGCTACTATTAAAATGGTTTTACTTACGGCAACACCTATGTTTAATAGTTGCAGAGAAATTATATGGTTAATTAATTTAATGAATTTAAATGATAAACGGAGTAAAATATCTACGCGTGACGTTTTTACAGAAGATAACGAGTTTATAGAACATGAAGGGGATGTAGGAAAAAAATTATTATTGAGAAAATCAAGAGGATATATTTCCTATGTACGAAGCGATAATCCATACATATTCCCTTTTCGTGTTTATCCATATATTTTTGCACCAGAACACACATTTTTGTCAAAAATGGAAGTTATTCCAAGAGAAAGTATTCGAAACTATCCATTACGACAATTAAATGATATGATTATTGAAGATAAACTTGATACAATCGGTGTTTATTTAGATAAAATAGGTTCGTATCAAAATATTGGTTATAATTATATTATTCAAAAAATGAAAGATAGACCATTGAATATGACAAACAAACTTGGAGTAGAAGTAAAAGTGGGAAATGTAATGCAAATGAACAATTTTAATTATACTATATTACAACAACCACTCCAAGCACTGAACATGATATATCCATACGATTTACTTGAAACACCAGAAGCTTTTGAAAATGTTACTTATGGTGGAGGAATGAATGAAATATTAAATGAAATTCAGCAAACTTCATTAATAAAAATGAATAGTAAAAAACTCTTTCATTCGGCGAATGATTTTATGAATGTTCAATTTGTAAATAACAATGTTTTATTAAATCAAACGGGAGGTGCCCCCGATTTCACACGTTTATTGATAGGAACAAAAGGTTTGGAGAGAGTAATGGATTATGACAATACTGATACAATAAAAGGGAATTTTAAATATAAAAAAGAAACAATTGATAAATATGGTCGCATCTTTAGTCCTGAATTGATTGGTAATTATAGTTGTAAAATTAAAAATATTTGTGAAAACATTCATCAATCTACTGGAGTTGTATTAGTTTATTCCCAATATATTGATTCTGGCATTATACCAATGGCACTTGCGTTGGAAGAAATGGGATTTGGTAGATATAATGGGAAAAACTTGTTTGTTCCAGGTATTCCTCAAAATAAAAAAAAGTATGTTATGATAACAGGAAGTATATTATTATCTCCTAACAATGTTGAAGAATATAATGCAGCGCGTTCAGATAAAAATATAAACGGAGATATTGTAAAAGTCATATTAGTATCAAGTGCTGGTTCAGAAGGTCTTGATTTCAAATGCATACGTCAAGTGCATATAATGGAACCTTGGTATAATATGAGTAAAGTAGAACAAGTATTAGGAAGAGCTATCCGAAATTTCAGTCATAAACTATTGCCTTTTTTAGAAAGAAATGTGCAAATATTTTTACATTCTACTATTTTAGAAGACGAAGAGGTCGAATCCGCAGATTTATACATGTATCGTCGAGCCGAGCAAAAGGCCAAAAAAATTGGAAAGGTTACAAGACTATTAAAAGAAAATGCAATCGATTGTTTGGTTAATTCTGCACAACTTAATTTTAGCTATAAAAATTTTGAGGATATGCATGTAAAACAACTTCTTTCGGATGGCCAAGAAATAGATAATTTGACAGTTGGCGATGTTCCGTATTCATCAAATTGCGATTATCAAGAATCGTGTAATTATGATTGTATTAATAAACCACAAATTGTAGATGAAATTGTTGATTTTAAAAGTCTAGACAAGTTGAATGAAATAGTGGTAAAAACAATTTTACACATGTTTAAACTGGAGCATTTCTATAAAATAGGTGATTTTTTGCATAAATTTACGATAAACCAAGTAAATTTTGCTTTGACAAAACTAATAGATGATGAAGTTATTATATATGATAAATATAATCGCGCAGGAAAAATTGTAAATGTGGATAAATATTATCTTTTTCAACCAATAGAATTAGAAGATAAAACAATTACCATCTTTGAGAGAACCATACCAATTGATGTAAAATTGCAAGGAATTATATTTGATATCGAAGAAAATGCCAGAAAATCAAAAAGACATGGAGTTGTAGAAGAAACAATAGAACAAAAATTATTAAAATTACTTTTGACAGAAAAAGAAGGGTTAGATGTGGCAGATGAAGATATCGAACTTACCGAAAAAGAATTGGGCCAGTTTTCACAAAAACCGCAAATTTTAATTGATGCAGAAACAGAATTTAATAACGTACAACGTTTAGCCGGATATCCTGCAAATATCGATAAAACAAATTGGTATCAATATTGTGCTGTGGCGTTTCACCAGTTAATAACAAATAATATTATGACTCTTGAAGTATTGAATGAATACTTGATAGACCATATTATCGATTGTATGTTGTATCGAAATAAACGCACATTGTTCCACTATTTATTTGAAAAACAACATCATTCGTCATTTGAATTATTAATGCTAGAAGGTTTCAAACGAAATATTAACAATGAACATATATTACTATATGACAACGAATCAAAAGAAAATAAAATGTTTATTGTTGAAAAAAATGGAATAAGAGATGCTTACCCGGAAGATGTTCGTAAAAGAATAAGGGGCGAGAAGAAAGCGCAAAAATATATAGGATTTATCGACCCTTTATCTGGTTATGTTTTTAAAATAAGAGATACTTCAAATGCTCGTTCATCTGGTTTAAAATGTGCTAATTATAATAAAAAAAATTTACTGGAATTATTGAATAGTATTTCCGCGCATAAATATACCATAAAATATGACACAAAGGCTCTTTGCGTTTTTCTAGAATTATTTATGAGAAACAATAAAATGTTTTATACGGTTGAAGAAGCAGTAGAATTTTTTCTTTAGTTTAATTATGAATTTTTTAGAAGAAAACAACAATCTAGTAAATTATTATTACTTTGAAAAAGCGTTTAGTGACGACGAAATCAAAGAAATTGAAGAACTATCAAAAAAATATAATTCAAGCGATGGGTGTGTCGGCAGAGAGATAGATTATAGTTATCGTAAAACCAAGATAACATGGATTCCGAAAACAGATGAAACGAACCATATTTATTCAAAAATTTTTGAACTTGTTAAAAAGGCAAATAAAAATATGTGGAATTTTAGTCTTTGTCATTTTAAAGAAGATTTGCAACTAGGAGAATATTCTGGGGAAGGGCATTACGATTGGCATATGGATGTTGGCGAAAACGTTTCTACAAGAAAATTGAGTGTGAGTATTCAATTATCAGAACCTGAAGAATATGAAGGTGGAGACTTGAATTTTTTCATAAACAGGAGTGAAATTAAAGCTCCAAAAACAAAAGGTACTGTCGTTATATTCCCCTCCTTTTTTATGCATAAAGTCTCCATGGTGACAAAAGGTGTAAGGAAATCTTTAGTTATATGGGTCCATGGTCCTGTATTAAATTAAATTGAAAAATATTAAAGATATAAATATAACTATAATTTAGTATGGAAACATTGAGTTTAAAAAATCCGGATGATATTGAAAATATTTCGAAAAAATCTACCGATGAAACTTCCGCCCCTATTTTTACGACTCCTGTAACTCCGTTGGCTCCAACAGAGGTAGAATCCAACGATTCTCAAGAGAAAAACTCTCCGCCATATCCAACATCTCCTGCATACAATCCAACCTCTCCGCCATATCCAACATCTCCTGCATACAATCCAACCTCTCCGCCATATCCAGGAACATCTCCTGCATACAATCCAACATCTCCTGCGTATAATCCGTCATCTCCTGCGTATAATCCATATGAAAAAGTAGGAGATGATTCGCCCCAATATTTTGTACGTGATGCATCTTTGAATGAATATGTTCAAATTGCAAATGAAGGAGAAAAATCGCCTGAATTTGCAAAGGAATCCTTTACACCAAGAACTCCAGAAGGCCCACCACCACCTTTGGAATCCGCATATACACCAGAAGACCCACCACCTCTTGTACCAAAAATACAAGAACCAGTTGAAAAAAAAAGAAAACAGAGTAAAAAAATTATGGATATTTATTCGAGAACATTGGTATCCAAAAAGATTTCTGTTGAAATGAAATATATTGGTAATAACATTAAAGAAATTTTGGAGAAACGACTCAAGGAATTGCACGAAGGAAAATGCATTGCAGAAGGTTATGTTAAAAAAAATAGTATTAAAATAATTACTTATTCCTCCGGTAAAATATGTACATCAGGTATTTTATATGAAATTGCATTCGAATGTTATGTTTGTTTTCCAGTGGAAGGACAATTATTAAATTGTATTGCAACAAATATAACAAAAGCCGGAATCAAAGCAACAAGTTTAGAATCTCCTTCGCCCTTTGTCGTTTTTATTTCTAGGGACCATCAATTATCTAATAAAAAGTTTAATACTATTAGCGAGAAGGACCATTTTATTGCACGTATTATAGGTCAAAGATTTGAATTGAATGACCCATATATCTCAATTATCGCAGAAATAGATGAAAAAAAAAGATATATTAAAAACATTTAAAATTATATGTTTTAATTATGAATGCAGCAACGTATAGATAAATTAACAAATATGAAAAATTTCATAGAAAAAATGGATAACTCAAACCAAATTGAAGTTTTGCGTTTATTGAATAATCATTCTGTGGTATTGAATGAAAATAAAAATGGAATTTATATTAATTTATCTGAGCTAGACGAAGATATTATCGAGCAAATATACAAATTCGTAAATTACATTTATAACCAAGAAAATAAATTATTAGAGGAAGAAACAGAGAAACAATGCTATAAAAATATATATTTTGATAATAAAGATAAATGATTATATATAAATAATGGACTATTTTTTGAACAACAAAAATATTGGAATTTTTTTGAAATCCAAAAATATTAAAAAATTTGAACTTAATGAAAATGATTCAAATTTTTGGAATTTTTTTATTGCGTGGAAAGGAGTCGCTGAATACGAAAAATTGCGTTTGTTTAATCAAACAAAAATACAAGAAAAGCAATTAAAAATGGATTTTCAAGAAAAAATTAGCAATTCAAAACTTAAACGAAAGTCAAATATAATAGAAAATTTATCACAACCAAAAACAACCCTTGATACAATCATTGCTTTAGCAGTGTTAGAAAAAATAAATATTTTGTTTATGAGTAAGCATAGTTATTATCTGTGTGAAAATATTGATGGTCCATTTGCAATTTTTGGTGATATTGATACTATTGCAAAAAAAGATATGAAATTAGAAGGCAAAATAGAACGCCATTCTGTTAATTATTCTTTAAAACCCATAACAAATTATAAATTAAAAGAATTACAGGATTTACATAAATTGACAGGTAACACTTTGAAAAAAACAAAACAAGAATTGTATGATGACATAACAGAATATACGAAATAAATTGAATTTAAATATAAAATAATACTTTATATAAAATGGAAAAAGTCACAATAGAAAATTTAATGACAGATTATCTTAACCTTTCTGTCGAAAAGTTTGACTTCAAACCGTCGGAGTTAGAATTAGAGGCAAAAATTTCAAAGGGAAAAATACCTTTATCTAAATTAGACTATAATAATGTAATATCAAAATTATTGGGACTTGGGTATAAAACTTTGAATGATGAAGGCGAATTAATGTTACGAATATCCAAAGAAGAAATAAACAAAAAAAATGGCATTTTTCAAATGTCGAATATTCGAGTAGAAATAGATGGTATTGCACCTATACAAGAATATTGTAAAACGAATGAGATTTCTAAATTATTAAATAATGGTGCAATTTTAGTAGAAAAAACAAATTACATAAACAAGAAAAAATATTTCTCAGCCATTAATCACAATTATAATATAAAAGTAGATTTACGCGGCGAAACAGTCATTGGGTCCACTAGAAAAATAGGATTGAATTTTACGGATAATTGGTCTGAAAGTAAAAAAACATTTCGATTGATTAATCGTGTAGAATTTAGAAATGATACTCCATGTGTCGTGCATTTGAGTATTATCAAACAGCATTACGAGCCTGTATTTAATTTACAGCAGACCAACTTATTTCAGATGAACGAAACGTATGAAATTGAAGTTGAGATTAATTATCAAGAAGTGGTACGACTGAGGGAAAAAATTATACAAAATTTTAAAAAACCATACGAAGAACTTTTACAATCATTTAAAAAAACGATACAGGATGTTCTTTGTGGTATTCAGAATACTGATTTTCCCATATCAAATAGCGAAAAAGAGAATGTGTTGAAAGAATATTACACATTAATCAATCAACACGAAAAAGAGAAAATACCTCGTAATTTATTCAATTCTCATTATTTTATCGGACCATCCTCAGTAACACTTCACCAAAGACATATAATTACCCCAGACGATAATGTAAAGGCTCCCAATATAAGAAAAAACTATACGGTCACTGAAAAAACAGATGGCGAAAGGTGTTTGTTGTTTATTACAAAAGATAGAATTTATTTTATTAATAATCGAATGGATGTTATTTTTACTGGTTGTATAAATAAATCAAAAGTTAGTAGGACCATTATAGACGGAGAATATGTACGGTTTGATAAAAATGGAGAGTTGTTAAATTCTTATTATGCGTTTGATATTTACTTTTTAGGTGGAAATGACATTCGAGAAAGGGCATTTTTCACAGACGACGTGTTTGGAGAAATGGCATCACAATGCCGTTTTGGGGAATTAAACGAATTTATGATTTCATTAGAGACGGAAGCAATTGATAAAATTTGTGTCAGATTTTCTGTCAAAACCTTTTATCCGAAATTTCGTGGGCAAGATATTTTTAGTTGTTGTAACGATATACACAAAAAAGAATTGGATGGGTCTTTTCCATATAATACGGATGGACTCGTATTTACTCCAATGGATTTGGGTGTTGGAGCAACGGGTGAATTGGATAAATTCGGAAAAATGATAATACCATATGGCAAAAGTAAATGGGTATATTCGTTAAAATGGAAACCAGAAAAATACAACACAATTGACTTTTTAGTGACAACTACAAAAAATGCTTCGGGGGAGGATGAAATGATTCCATTATTTTCACGGGGAACGAATTTAACCACGAATATTCAAACGACATATTACAAACAACTTATTCTACGTTGTGGATATATTGAAAAAAGACATGGTTATCTAAATCCTTTTCAAGATTTATTAGATGATAAATTAGTGACATCAAACGAAGAATACAGACCAGTACAGTTTTTTCCAACTGAACCGAGTGACCCAAAAGCCGGAATATTGCATATGATTCTTAAAAAGGACAGCAAGGGGAATTTCGTGATGAAAACAGAAGAGAATGAAGTATTTGGAGATAATATGATTATAGAGTGTTATTATGACAAATTATCTCCAGAATATTACAAATGGAAGCCTTTACGTGTAAGATATGATAAAACAGCTGAATTCAGAAGCAACAAGAAAAATTTTGGGAATGATTATGATATTGCTAATGATAATTGGCATTCAATAAATAGACCAGTAACTGAAGAGATGATTTACGAGGGAACAAATATTCCCACTATGTACACTATTGAAGAATCCATTTATTACAACACGACGGACTTGAAAACAAATATATTAAAAAATATGCGCATTTTTCATAATGTGATAAAAACAAAACTCGTGGGCATTGCGCGTAAAGGCGAGACATTAATTGATTACGCGTGCGGAAAAGGAGGCGATTTACCAAAATGGGAACGCGCAGGATTATCCTTTGTTTTTGGGATTGACATTTCAAAAGATAATTTGGAAAATAGACTCGATGGGAGCTGTGCAAGATATTTAGATATGAAAAAAAAATTAAATGAAGTTCCGGGAGCTCTTTTTGTGTTGGGAGATAGTTCTAAAAATATCAAAACAACAGAAGCAATGATGAATGATAAATCCAAACTAATTACAAATGCAGTATTTGCAAAAATACCCAAAAAAAATCTTGATAAAATGGTTGAAAAATATTATGGTATTGGTAAATCAGGATTTAATATTTCTTCTTGTCAATTTGCCATCCATTACATGTTTAAAGATGAGACATCCTTGTTTGATTTTCTACAAAATGTATCAGAATGTACTCATATCAATGGATATTTTATAGGAACTTGTTACGATGGTGAAACTATTTTCAACAAGCTACTTCGAAAAAAAATGGACGAGTCTATTGTCATAAAGTCCAATGATACAAAGATTTGGAGTATCACCAAAAAATACGACATGGAATCTTTTCTTCCAGATAAATCGGGATTAGGTCTCCGAATTTCTGTTTTTCAAGAATCAATAAATAATGAGATTGATGAATATTTGGTAAATTTTACTTATCTGAAATATTTATTGGAACATTATGGATTTGCGTTAATTAGTCAGTCTGAAGCGTCTAGGCTTGGATTCCCAAGTCCGTCAAATATGTTTGGAACCCTTTGCGAACCCAGAGATAATTTAAGTGAAGATGCAAAAAAAATATCATTTCTCAATCGATATTTTATATTTAAAAAAGTCAATAATGTAAATGCAAAAGAAGTGACAAATGCTTTACTAAGAGGAAATGAAGATTTATCTGTGGAAGAGATAGCCGAAGAGATAGCCGAAGCTGAAGAAATTCTAGAAAAACCAATACCAAAAGAATTAATTATGGCAGACGACCTTGTTGATGCCGAACAACATTTTGCACAATTGTCTGAACCAGAGTTATTTCCAGAAGTCAAAGTTGCACAAGAAATTCCAAATGTCTTAGTTCCCGAAGTCGCTAAAGTATTTGAAAAATTACCAAAAGCAAAAAACGACCCTAAATGTAAATGTATAAAAGCAGATGGTTCAAGATGTACGAATAACGCCAAACTCCCAAGTGAATATTGTGGGATGCATAAAAATTGTAAAAATCCAATGGAAGAAGTCGTGGAAGAAGTCGTGGAAGTTCCTGAAGTTGTGGAAAAGGCAAAAACAAAACGCGTCCAAAAGGAAGGCGTGAAAACAAAACGTGTTCCAAAAGAAGATAAAGTACAATGCCATTGTATCAAAGCAAATGGCGATAGATGTACTTTGAATGCTCTTCCAAATAGTGAATTCTGTGGAACACATAAAAATTGTAAAAACCCAATAAAATAATATAAATATATAAAGTGAACCAAAATATGATGTTTTCAAAAAATAATAATATTAAATTTGATTTTACATATCATTGCACAGAAGAAATAATTTCACCTATAAATAAAACATTGAATTTACAAATAGATGCGTATAAAAAAGAAAATTACGCTTTATTATTAAAAATGCTTGAGCCGTATGGTTTTTTATATTCAAATATTCATCCATATAATTTTTCCATCAGTAAATTAAACGAACGTGTTTTATTTTATGAACTTTTTGAAGTTTTTCAGAATGTATCATTAGAAAATATTTTTTCAATTGGAAATTTTTCAAAAAATACTTGTCTGATTAATTATTTTTTGTATAAAAAATTTCCATATGAATTTAAAATAAATTGTGATTTATGTTTTTTTGATTTAAACGAACCGATATATATAATAAAAACAATTTCGGAAGTTCAAAATAAAAACGGAACAAGTATAATTAAAATCAAGTGTTCCAAGAAAAACATTGAACTTTTATATTTTTTAACAACTATCTATGAAAATGTTTTATTGTTTCGTCCAAAAATTATCATAGATGAACATTTATACATTATTTGTCAAAATTATAATAATACGTATGATGTAGATTTTGTTACAGGATTTAGTATGGGTATTTATAAAAAAATACCACTTTATTTTTTAAATATTGTTAACGAGTATTATTCTATCATAGAACAGCGATTTTATTATTATAAAACACAAGCTATTTTTTATTCTCTGCATGAAAATAATGAAAAAATAAAAGAGATTAGAAACAAAAATATATCCAACTCGATAAAATGGTGCGAAAAATATGGTGTTCCTTTTAATAATATTAAAATAAATATGTTTTCGGAGAAGGTTATAGTGATGTAAATATAAATAATAAATATATTAAAACGTAATCATAAGTTACATGAATATGGAATTTTCACAAGGAAAACTTTCGAAAACTGAATGGGAATCTATTGAAATATCAGAAAATGAAGAGGAAAAAAAAATTTTGCAAATGATTATGGATGGTTATTCAAATGTATCAATACATATTAATAAGACTGAATCAATCATGTCTTTTTTAAAATTGACCTCTTCCTACAGCGATGAATATAAAAATTGTATAGATGTTTTTATATTCAATACATATATTAAGCCGGTGATTAGTAAACATACAATTTTTAAGGATATTACATTACCCAAAACAAAACTAAAACTCAAACAAAAAGATGTTATACGATTTGAACAAAATAAAGGAATACCTTTCACAATTTTTGAATTTTTGCTGTTAAATGAGATTATAAGTATGGAAAAAAATTATGAGTTGCACTACTTTACTCTTTTTAAACTAAGACAAAATAAAATAATTCCCAATAAATTTGTTGCAAAAATAGTTGATTCGTTTTTAGAAAAAGATTGTTCTATTAAAAATATCATCTATAAATGCAATGAAATCATAGAAAAAAATAGTACATTATCTAAATATTCAGATACGACTTTATACGAACATCAAAAAAAATTGTTTGCAGAAACACAAACAAAAAATTCCAAGTTAATATTATATTCTGCCCCTACGGGTACTGGTAAAACATTGGCTCCATTGGCTTTGAGCAATAATCACAAGGTCATTTTTGTTTGTGCTGCAAGACACATCGGTCTTTCTCTTGCAAAATCTTGCATCACAATGGGTAAAAAAATAGCATTTGCTTTCGGTTGCGAAACACCTGACGATATTCGTTTGCATTATTCTGCCGCAAAAGAATTTGTCAAACACAAAAGCTCAGGTGGAATTTTTAAAGTAGACAATACGGTTGGTGATAAAGTAGAAATAATCATTTGTGATTTGTATTCTTATCTTCCAGCCATGTATTATATGTCGGCTTTTAATAACATAGAAGACATTATTGTTCAATGGGACGAACCTACCATTACATTAGATTACGAATCGCATCCATTTCACGAAATTATTTCTAAAAACTGGCAAAATAATATTATTCCAAAGATTATCCTTTCTTCCGCAACATTGCCTTTTTGTTCAGAAATTAACAATACAATTAGTAATTATATTTTAAAATTTAATGGAGAAATAATTACTATCAATAGTTATGAATGTAAAAAATCGATTCCTTTGATTCACGATGGAATGTTTATATTACCACATACTTTAACAAATAAAAATGATGAGTTGGAAAAGATTATAACTCATTGTTTGTCAAATTTATCACTTCTTAGATATTTTGAATTATTCGAAATATCCAAAATAATAGAATATGTAAATGAAAATAATTTAGTTTCTGCAAAATTTGATTTAGAAAGACATTTCACCAGTTTTGATATTACACCCCATGACATCAAAGTTTATTATTTAAAATTATTGTCTGAAGTAAACTGGGAAATACATCACAAACATTTTAGTAGTAAAATAGATATAAATATGATAGATTCAAAAGGTAATAAAACAGAAAATCTTGATTATAGCCAAATGTTTTTAACGACAAAAGATGCATATTCGTTAACAGATGGACCAACTATCTTTTTGACGGAATCGATAGAAAAGGTGGCTCAATTTTTTATACAAGAAGCAAATATTCCACAAAAAAGTATGGATGATATTATGAAAACAATTGATTTCAACAACGATGTAAATAAAAAAATGATTGAATTGGAGAAAAAAATAGAGGATATACAACAAAAAGATACGGAAGAAAACAAAAGAGACAAGGAAAAAAATACAAAGGAGTCTGCAAAATTTGTGAGAGAATTAAATATGACTCAACAATTATTTAAACCAGCTTTTCTCAATAATATTTTTATTCCAAATAAGTTGGAACACTGTAAAAAATGGGCGAGTCGTATGAAAACAAAAACTTCTTTTACAAGTAATATCGATGAATCCATTGTTATCAAAATAATGTCACTGGATGTTGAATGTAGCTGGAAGGTTCTTTTGTTGCTAGGAATAGGTGTTTTTGCACATCATAAAAATACCGATTATACAGAGTTGATGAAACAGATGGCCAAACAACAAAAGTTGTTTTTAATTATTGCGAATAGCGATTATATTTATGGAACAAATTATCAATTTTGTCATGGTTATATCAGTAAAGATTTACAAGTAACACAAGACAAATTAATTCAAGCGATTGGAAGAGTTGGAAGAAATAGCAGTAATTCTGAATATAGTGTTCGATTACGAGATAAAAAACATGCAAACCTTCTTTTTCATCCTTCTGAGAAACCCGAAGTACTCAATATGAATCGTTTATTTTCGTGATTTTCTAGATTTAAACTTTTTTATGAGTCGTTCTTTTTCTCCTTCGTGCTTTTTTCGTTTTTTTCGGGGACGTAAGTGTTTTTGTTAATAATGGGTCATACTCAAATAATACTGAGATGAATTTTATAAAATCGCGTATAAATTCATATTTTTTACAGGCAATGTTTTTCTCAGTTTCTTCCTCAAAATTTTCATTGAATCTCTTTGGTAAAATAGCTTTTAAATACTCTCTTACAGTTAAGTTTAAATCTGCATCAGGGAATAACCTTCTTGAACCATTTAGAATCTTACGTGCTTTATATTTGACATCCTCATTTTTCGATTCAACTTCATCTTCTGTATAAAATTTTTTAGCCAACATGCAAATTATTTCTTTTTCCTTATCCTTACTTAAACTAATAGCATCACCACAAGGTAAATTTGCAATTCTTTCTGTTTCTTCTGCGTTACTATGAGAAGAAAAATAACCGAGTGAATTATACCACGATTGCCCTTTAGTTAATAATTTTAAGTATGCCAAATCTATAAAGATTTCTTCTCCAGATTCATCAATACAATTTGTATATATATTTGACGAATCACACAATTTTATCTCTTTAACACCTACACTTCTCGCGTATTCTTCTAACTTTTTTATTAAGAAAGTTCCGTTTGAACCACACTTTTCTAATTCAAAAACATTAATTACATCTCCATCCAAAGATAATTCCAAACAATGTTTGCCGTCTTTTGTATATATATTATAGTAATTTTCGTCTATTACGATATCAAATATTTCGGGTTCGAAAAAATCTTCCATACTATAGTTGGCTATAATTTTATTAAACAGCTCGTCTCTTCTTCCTGAATTTTCTTTAATCGTTTTTTAGCTTTCCGATGGTCAAACCCATTATCTCGTTCATATTCTATGATTTTCCAAAAATTGCGTATATCGTAAATAACATATTCAAACCATAAATTATTTCTTAAAACTAACACGCAACTTAATATTTCCAATTTCCAATAAATATTTCTAATCCATATTAAACCCTCTTCTTGATAAGTAGTCATCATTGTTTCTTCCCATGTTTCATCATGCATGTGAAGAGGTTTATAAATATATTTAGGTATTCCATTTTTATGAGAAAAATACATGATGACACCCTTATATTTGCATTCATCTTTTAAATATTCTTCTTCTGTTTCATATTCCTTAAACTTTGTTTCTAAAAAATCGCATTCGTCCAAGTTACATGTTTCCATTTGTAGTTGCATTTGAATCCAATACTCTAATTTAGGAATTCCGGTGATTTCGCGATTTACCACATTTTTTATTTCTATCAATCTTCCATATCTACCGGAATTTTCATCCACATTTATTCCGTCTGGAGATGCTCCCAAAAAAGAATGCCTGTCATGTTTAATGCACCCGAATTCCTCTATTTTTGTCTGATACTTGTCTTCATAAATCATGACAGAAACGTGTTCATATTTTTGCCCCCAATGCAAAGGACTTAACACGTTAACGTGTTTAAACTGTTCGGTTTCTTCCGGCACAATAAGTATTTTTTGGTTGAATGCCAAACATTTTTCATAAATTAGTTGATTTCGTGATGCGTCTGTGTCAAATATTTTGTATGCATTGCTTGCAGTAATCAAATTATTACGAAATATGTACCATTCTGTTGTTCGTTGTTGGGGTTGTGGCATATTACGTAAATAATCAAGTTTTTTGGTGATATTTATAATATCTTCTTTAGTTTGGGATTTTATGATATAAGTATCATGAAATGACCTAGGTGGTATGCATATTTCATAAAAAATATTAATTGAGTAATTGATTAATTCTTCCAATGAATTTTTTGTCAATGATTCGTGAATCATATCTAAAATAAATTCAACATATTCGTCAATGTGTTTAACAAATAATTCGTCGTATTCTTCTTTCGAAAACATATGAATGTTGTGTAACGCGTAGTCATACATAATTAAAAGTAGGTCTTCTACGAAACTTTCACATTCCTTTTCGTTTAATTCATTCATTACTATAATTTAACATTTTAATTTTAAATGGTAAATTACCCTTTAATATTTTTTGCAGTTAATTTATTTGTGTTTTTCAATGTAAACTTTTTAGTTTCGAGATTTAAAAAGACGAGTCCAGGAATTTCTTTAATAAAAGACTCGTTTTTATCGTAAAGAATATCTTTTACTTTGTAAATTTTTTTCTTATCAATTGCGTCTTTTAAAAAAGTTACGAGTTCGGAACTATCTGGTATATTATTTTTTGCTGCATAACAATTTGCAAATTCTTCTATTTTTTTATATTTTGTTGTTTTATCTAATTTATTCCAAGGTTCAGAACGATTGATTTTTTTTTCATTTTCTAAAAAAAATTCAACTTGAGATAAATCTGTGCTTTCTTGTGATATTTTTGTACTCGTTTTATATTTTATATTTTTCAGCTCGTTTATTTCTGAATTTTTAGACATTGTTCCGTTTTCTTTAAATGATTCCATTATATTAATACATAAATTAAGTTTAACTTCTTTTATGTAAGTATTATGGAAAAAAAAATTATTATTATAGGAAAAAATAATCGTTATCAGATAAAAAAATTGTTGGATGTTGAACCATTAAATATACAGATAAAAGCAACCAATGCAAATAGTATTTCTAAAAAATTATCGGGATATAAAAGTCAAGATAAAAGGCGAGGTTGGATTCCTACTATTGAATTAAATGATATTTTAGAATTACTGAAAACAAATGTTTGTCATTATTGTAAAAATAAAGTGCTTATTGAGTATGAAACAAAACTTCATCCGATGCAATGGACATTGGATCGAATCAATAACGATTTACCACATAATAAAGATAATGTGGTATTATCATGTTTAAGATGTAATTTAGAAAAAAGAAAAAAATCGGTAGAACATTTTTTATTTCCAAAAAATATTATTAAGATATAATATGAGATCTCGAAAGTTTTTAACTCGAAGATTAAAACGCGGAGGAGGGAAAGAAGAACTTGAACAACTTGGTATAGACACAAACCAACCACTTACGCTTTCTAAAGCTGATATTAATAGAGCATATAGAAAAAAGTCGCGGGGAGTTCATCCCGATAGAAATAAAAACCCAGATGCAACAGATAACATGAGAAAATTAAATGATGCGAGAGACGTATTATTACGTAAAGCAAATAGCGGTAGTTATCATTATGTTCCATCTCAACAAGCTGCACAAGCTGTACCACAACCTCGGACACAAGCTGCACCACAACCTCGGACACAAGCTGCACCACAACCTTCAGGCTATAATTTTGGTGATTTTGAACGTAGAAATGCAAACAGGGCCCCTCCTCCTGGGGGACCTGGAAGAGGATTCGAAAGTTCTCCTCCTCGAGCAACTAACTTTACGCGTTCTGAGAGAGCAACTCAAAATGATACACGAAGAAAAACTCCAAGTCCTAAAAAAAACCCAAGTCCTAAAGGAGAAACAGATGTATGGGCAAGGTTACGACAATTAGAACGTGATGTAGTCGGGAGTCCCCCTTCGGGTGATTCGGGTTCTGATGATGAATGGTTGGATTCAGATTTGCTGCTTGAAAGACATAGACGACACAAACCTCAACCCAAACCTAATTACAACCCTAAATCCAACAAATGGTAGAAATATTTTCAAACATGTTTTGAAAATAAATTAAAGAAACAATTTTATCATTATTATGAATATTTCTGCAACTCAAAATAAACTGATATTAACTAAATTAATGCAATTTTACGACCAACAGAATTTAAAAAAAATGCTTTCTATCATTGCAGGGGATTCAAAAATTTCTTTAAGAATCATAGATTGGTTCACAACAAACTATGCGAAAAAATTTTATGTTATTATAAAAAACAAAGATGGACGATTCAAGGTATATGATGACTATAAATTAATGTTAAAAGCCTATTCAAAACAACGATTCGACCCTTTTTGTAGATGGGACCGAATTGTAGTGCCCTATAAAACGGAGTCGGGTAATGGAATTGAGACAACAATAGGTCAACTAAACTTTTTTAAATGGGCACTCGAAAATAATATTATCGATTATATTGAAAAAAATTATACAAAAATTGAAGCTGATATGAATACAAGAAATAGTACTTCACGGAGAAAAAACGAAGTGAAACAAGATACAAGTGCAACCCGCAAAAAACGCGAAGAACTATCTATTTCAGCAACAAAAAGCATCAAAAAGGAAATGGTGGAAATTTCATTGTCGTTTAATGGATGAGCGTTTTCCTCCCAATGAATCTGGAGATTCTAGTTGTTTTCGTCTCCAACTAAGGTATTCTTTATGATATAAATTCACACATTCAAAATAATATTGTCGTATTTCGTATTCTCTAATAGAGAAATGCATTTTTAATATATTTTCTGGTATCATTTCTTGTAAGTCGTGTTTGTTGTATAATCTTTTAAGAATTTTTGAAGTTTCTTCATCTATCCGATGCGAAGGAGATGGGCGATAATAACTGGGGTCAAGACGACATTCTTCAGATTCGTGTAATTCAATAAATACGTATAATCGTATTTTTCTAAAGTCTTTTCTACTTAATGTATCAGCACAATGTTTATAGAAATTGAAAAAAACTTCCATTTGTTGTGGTGAATACCTTTTAACACAAAAATCGTCAGTTCCATGCTCGATATCATGCATTAAAAACGATAAGGGGTCTTCTACAAACCCGTCTGCCATACTTTTTTTTGTTTTTATTTCACATATTTCTACATTTGAAAAAATATTACGTATAATTTCATCGGAAGAAAATTTGTCAATCCATCTAACAAAAAAGATACGCATGTTTGGGTCTTCAATATTTTCTAATGTATATTCCCTTCCTTTTTCTTGAACAAGAAAAGGAAGGAGTCTCTCTTTAATTATGATTGTTTTCAAAATTTTATAATTTGTCCATTTAGACAAAAAAATAGAATCAAAACCAGAAGTTTCATCTTCACTATCATATTCATCATCAAGAGTATTTCCTTCATCAAAATAACGTATTGTAAATGCAATAACGCATTGTAATGAAATTAGATTTATATAACCAATATAATTATTATCCGAAGGGTCTATTCTATTTTGTTTTTTAAAAATTTCTTCTATATTTTCAAAAATTTTATCCATTTGTTTATTATTCCTATCCAACTTTTCTTTCTCTCTTAATTTTAATTTTTGTATTTCATGTTCGTAAATAGAACCTAACTTTTTAATTTCTTCCGCAGTCCCTTCCTTTATCGTTTTTATATTTTTTTTCATAAGTGTTCGTGTGCTATCGATTGCTTTTATTTTTAACATATTAAATAATGCGTGTGTTATTTTTCTATAATTATGGCGTGGGTCTCTACTGGTAAGTAAATAACATAGATGCAAATATTCCTCATAATTCCAAGTTTCGCGTGCCATGCGCCTTGTTTTAACAAAGTGTTGAATTTTGTTTGCTGCACTCTCCCTTCTAAAATTAGATTTCATACGCCTTGTTTTAAAAAATTGTTGAATTTTATTTGCTGCAATAATATCAGTCATACTATAAAATTATATTATTTTTTTAAAATGATTGAAGTAAAAAGTTGTTTATAATACAAATGTTTTATTTTTTCAATGTCATTTATATAATGAGAAGCCAAATTTTTACTGCGCATCCTTTGAGACCTTTCATAACGTTTCAGCATTTTATCAACAAAAAAAGGAAGACCCAAGTAATTCATATGTTTATTGATGTAAATTTTTGAGCTGTATCTCGATTTTGCGTTAAAAATAGGTTTGCATTTATGTGCCCCTAAATTATAATTGATTTCACAAAGAGCAGGACGATAAAAACAGAGACATTTATTTTCGTCGGGAAAATAGACTGATTTTTTTATTGCATGCAAATCAATGTCTTTAAGATTAACATCATTACTTTCTCCAATCATATTATAACCATAAACGGTGAGAATGGAGACATTGTTTGATTGTTCATTTTCTAATTCTTCTTGGGTTACACATAACCATTCATCCATATCACAAACAATCACCCATCCAGTTTCTTTCTTCCAACAATTATTTTTAATAAATAAATATTGATAATCATTAATTTCGTTATTCGAATTCCATGAAATAACTTTACATCCTTGCGATTCTGCTATTTCAACTGATTTATCAGTGGATTTATTATCGTAAATAACAATGTTACAATTTGGAAGATGTGTTTTATAATGTTTTATCGTGTGTGGTAACAATATTTCTTCGTTATGACATAAAATGAATACAGTTGTCATATAATATAAAATAATAATATAAAATCTTTATTACTATTTAATTTAAAAATGTCTGAGATGAAAGTCACAAAGCGCAACGGTAAAACAGAAATCATATCTTTTGATAAAATTTTAAAAAGATTAAAGGCTCTGTGCAAAAGTGCTAAAATTCATCTTAATTGTACACAACTCGCCATGAAAGTGATTGACAGATTATATGATGACATTGAAACTACAAAGATTGATGAATTTGCAGCAGAGCATTGTGCGACTATGATTTGTCATAATTACGATTATGGTACCCTTGCTAGTTACATCATTATATCAAACCACCAAAAAAATACATCCTCCTCTTTTAGTGAGACAATGACCATTCTTCACGAAAAAAATATATTGGCTGATGAATTCTTTCACATTGTGAAAGAAAACTCTGTTTTATTGGACGGAATAATAAATCACGAGCGTGATTTTTTGATTGATTATTTTGGGTTTAAAACATTGGAAAGAGCTTATTTATTAAAGGATGATGGAAGAACAATGGAACGTATTCAATACATGTGGTTGAGAACAGCCATATGCATTCACAAAAACGACATGGAAAAGGTTGCCGAAACATATGATTTGATGTCCCAAAAGTTTTTTACACATGCAACACCAACATTATTTAATGCTGGTACACGTTCGCAACAATTAAGCTCTTGTTTTTTGGTTTCAATGAAAGAAGATAGTGTGGATGGTATTTTTGACACACTTAAGGAATGTGCAAAAATATCAAAATATGCAGGCGGTATTGGAGTTCATATACATAATATTCGCGCAAAAGGGTCGAGCATCGATAAAAAAAACAGGTCGAATGGAATATGTCCTATGCTTCGCGTTTTTAATTCTACTGCAAGATATATCGACCAAGGAGGAAAACGTAATGGTTCTATTGCTGTTTATCTGGAACCATGGCATTACGATATTGAAGATTTTTTAGAAATGCGCAAGAATCATGGCGACGAAGAGATGAAAGCACGCGACCTTTTTTATGGATTATGGATTCCAGACCTTTTTATGGAACGTGTAAAAGAAAATAAGGAGTGGTATTTATTTTGTCCGAATCATTTTTCGGGACTTGCAGATGTGTACGGTGAAGAATTCAATGTATTGTATTTAAGTTATGAGTCGAATTGTGAGATGGGCAATGGACTATATAAAAAAATAAAGGCTCGTGATTTATGGTTTAAGATTCTAGATTCCCAAATGGAAACAGGAACACCTTATTTATTGTATAAAGATGCCGCGAATAAAAAATCCAATCAACAGAATGTTGGAACCATAAAGAGCTCTAATTTATGTACAGAAATTATTGAATACAGCGACGAAAATGAAACGGCTGTATGTAATTTGGCAAGCATTGGTCTTCCTAAATTTGTAGAAAACAAAGTGTTTAATTATGAAAAATTACACGAGGTGACAAAAATTGTCACAAATAATTTAAATAATATTATCGACGAAACTTTTTATCCTTGCGATACTGCTAAAACGAGTAATTTACGACATCGACCAATTGGTATAGGAGTACAAGGACTTGCCGATGTATTTTTTTTAATGGATATAGCCTTTCATTCAGAAGAAGCTAAAGTAATAAACAAACAAATTTTTGAAACAATGTATCATGCTGCTCTAGAAAAAAGTACTGAACTTGCCAAAGAATTTGGATGTTATTCTACTTTTCTTGGTTCGCCTGCATCGAAAGGAATTCTGCAATTTGATATGTGGAATGTCTCACCATCGAGATATAATTGGGACAAATTGAAGGGAGATATTCACTATCAGGGATTACGAAACTCTTTATTATTGGCGCCAATGCCAACTGCAAGTACCTCACAAATTTTAGGATACAATGAATGTTTTGAACCAAATACTGGAAATATTTACAGCAGGCGAACGCTAGCAGGAGAATTTATTGTGGCAAATAAATATCTCATGAAAGAACTTGAAGAATTAGGATTATGGAATGAAGAAATAAAACAAAGCATTATTGAAAATAAAGGAAGTGTTCAGCATCTCGATATTTCACCACATCTCAAAGAAAAGTATAAAATTGTTTGGGAGATACCAATGAAACATTTGATTGACATGAGTGTGGATAGAGGTGCGTTTATTTGTCAAAGCCAAAGTTTAAATTTATGGGTGGAAGCACCTAATTATAATATTTTAACATCCATGCATTTTTATGCCTGGTCAAAAGGGTTAAAAACAGGTTGTTACTATTTACGGCGCAAACCAACTCACAGTGCACAACAATTTACTATTGAACCAAAAACCGAACCTGTTTGTGACATGTGTTCTTCCTAAATTTTTAGTTTATAATATATTATGAGTATTCTTGATAAATTTATTAAATTTTATCATGAACAAATTTTTTCAAATTTAAAAAAGAAACATATTTTAAAATTTCATACAAGTAAATATTTCATTATCGATTATGCAAATATTATTCATATATTATATGATAAATACAAAAATGTTGATGTCGTTTTTAAAAAATTTGGTCATTTTTTACATAAATATTCAAAAACTAATTTGATATTTATAGTTAGCAAACCAGTGAATATTGATGGTGTACAATTAAATGTAACCAACCCAATGTTAGAAAATGTTTATATTTTTAACATCGATTATAAAACAAATATATCATCTAACATTGATGATATATTGACACATTTTTTATGTGTTGTTATTTTCGTTGGTTTATTACGGTTAAAGGTTGAACCTAAATATAAAATATTTTTGATTACAAATGACAAACAAAATTTTCAGAAAAATTTGTTTGAAATGACGGAGGATGAGAAAAAAAGTAGGATTAATTTAAAGGATGTAAAGATTACGGAAACATTCATGGGAAGAACATATAAGATAAAAAGTATAAATAAGTTTTTAAAAGAATACATGACACGCGAGAAAAATTCCACTTTGAAATGTAGCATCATTCAGATGACAAAGCTTATTGAAAATAACGATTTTAATTATAATAAATTAAATGATTGGCAAAAAAAAATTACAAAAAAATGTATGAAATACTCTAGACAAAATGGTAAATTAAAAAAATACTTTTATTTGTATGTGTATATAAAATATATTCAACATTATTTGAATGATGATTTTTACGGTAGTATGAGTAAAGAAAAAATTATATCATTATTTCAGTAAGATTTATGTCAATATCATGTCTAAATTTAAAGTAACATTTAAAACAAACCAACACATCATTAAACGAATTATGAAGTTGTAAAGATATGTTTTCTCCAAATAATTTATCATGTAGTTCAATTAATTTAGGATATTTAATATATGTTCTTGATAACATTTTAGTGGTTGCTGAAATGTTACAAAACTTGATTGTTTCCTTCATAGTGCAATAAAAATTTAGTTTTGAAAAGTTTTCTATCAAAACATCTTGATTTTGACGTTTCAGCTCACCTATTACCATTTGATTATCAAATGAAATATTATGACCAACAACTAAATCGACTGTTTTACACTGCTCAATAAATTCTTTTAAACAATCTAATATTTCTACAATAGACTGTCTAGACATTAATGTAGAAATATTATGTATTCTTGTGGCTTCTTCTGGAATTTCTACGCTTTCTGGTAAATGTATGATTTCATCGTATTTAAAAATAACACAGTTTAATTCTGTATCATAGATAATATAACTAAACTGTACAATATATGGAAAGTTATCTTTCAAGATTAAACCAGTTGTTTCAGTGTCGTAAAAAAGAATTTTCATTAAATATATAATAATAGTATTTTTATTATTTAGTATAAAATATTATTCTACTATATGATTGAAATTATTCTATTAATTGCATGTGTTTTATTTATTATATATTTTTTTTTAACGAAAAAAGAAGGGTTTGATACGGAAACTACGGAAACTACTGACAAGACTACGGACAAGTCTAGCGATACCGCAAATAAGGAAGATGAACTTATTTCTTTGTTAACCGATTTCAAAAATAAATATTCTGACAATGTACAGTCCTATGTTTATGACCATACAAAAAAACAAGATTCAATCATCATATTTTATGGACAAAATAATAGTACCGCACAAGTTTCAAATGTTGATGGAAAACTACAAATTGTAGTAGATTATGGAAACGGTAACAAAGAAACGTATACATATTTACAAGTTTATGATAGTCAAATTGTATTTGTTGATTCAAATGATAATAAAAATAGTGCGGTTTTGCAAAAAACAGAAAAATCTATGACACTTACTGTTAATTCTGATGAAAAAAAATATACATTTTATCCAAATATTTCAGATAGTAGAAATGAGCTTGCAACATATATTAATGAATATTATTATACTGATGGAACCAATCTAAATGATACAAAAGATTCGACAAAAGATTCGACAAAAGATTCGACAAAAGATTCGACAAAAGAGACAAATGATTTATATATTTTAAAATCATCCATTGTCCCGCCAGTATGTCCTGTTTGTCCAACACCTATTACTATCAATGAATGTTCAACCAATTCAAATACTAATTCAACCAAACCATCAAATCCATTTGTAGATACTTTGAACAGTGCTGTAAAAAATCTCGAAGCAAACTACTCGCAATATCAAAATTCTTATCAAACTGCTTATCAAACTCAAAAAAAGAATCAAGTAAATATAAATGATGTGAATCAAAACTCGATGCTATTACCAGTACAAAATTATTTTGCAGATAATCCAACACTCGTGACAAATGGAACAAGTGATTCAACAAATGAACCAATGCCATTATTGAATAGTTTTTCGTCTTTTGGTTAAACGTTTAAGACATTTTTTATCAACATCAAAACTTTTTGTTTTTTTAACTTGTGGTACAACGCGCAAAATACATTTGGATTTTTCTCCGTACATTGGCTTGACACATCCTTTTTCTTTTCTCGTTGGTTTTGTGCATCTAGCTCGAAAATGTTCATAAATCTCGCGAACTTTTTCATAGGTTAGATTAGATTTTTTACCCAACATTGTATTTATATGTTCATGTAATTCGTAAACGTATTTTGAAAAAGTGTGGCGAGATTTCATAACTTCTTTTGTTAGTGGTAAAATTTCAAAATTTTTTTTGAGATTAATACGACAATATTTGCATGGTAATACATATTCCAAGTTTTTAATGAATTCCATGTATTTTTTTTTGTCATTTTCAGATGGATGAACAGGATAATTAAAGCTCATTGTATGTAAAACATGCCATAATGCTGGTCCCCAAATAGCAGTTAACATACCATCTCCATTTTCATAATCGTCTTTATTAAAAACAAATGCATCCATTAGTATATATTATTATTATTTTGCGTTAATACAATAATTAATTAAATGTTTCCTTTTATTATGAATATCCCATTAATCGTTTTCTCAGTCATTTTTGTAATTGGAATAATTGTATTTATTGTTTATTATTTTAAAAAGGATAAAGGGGGTGATAAATCTGGGGAAATGTTATTTTTTTATACTGATTGGTGTCCTCATTGCACTTCTGCAAAACCAGAATGGAATTCTTTTAAGGAAGAAGCAACTTCAAATGGATATAAAATTACTTTTAATGAAATAAATTGTACAAAAGAAACCCCTAAAAGCGAAGCCATGATGGAAAAGTACAAAGTAGAAGGGTTTCCAACCATTAAATTGTTGGCAAATGGCAAAGTCTATGATTTTGACGCAAAACCAACCAAGCAAAATTTGATGCAATTTGTTAGTTCCGTGTTGAATGTATAATTAAATTTTTAAAAAAGATGTTATTATCGAAATGTTTAAGTTACATTCAGTACAAATTTTTCTCCGTATTCCATTCCTTCATTAATATAATCTTGTCTTTTTTCAGAAGAAAATGATTCTATTAAACTGGAAAAAGTAGTTTCGTTTGTTTGATAAGTAATTTTATTGGGTATTTCATAAGTGTCATTATCATTTATTTTTTGAAATAATTTATGAAACAAAAGAGAAAAATAAGTAATTATATCACATTCACCAATCTTTTTTGTATTATTACAAATTATTTCAAAACCTAAAATTTCGTCTAGGTTTGCCCCGACATTTTTTATACAATAAGATAATGGAAAATTAGCTATAATTCCAGCATCAATGTAAAACGAATCTTTATATGCAAAAGGTTCAAATGCAATTGGAAGACAGGAGGTCATACACAATGCATCTAATAAAGTTAATTCAGGGAATGTTTTATATGATATGTCTATAGTAGTCATATCATTTAATTCAATGGCAAACATGTGAAGTTCGATATTTGTGAGAATAAAAAAATCTGCCAGAGTAATATTTATATCAATATTTTTAAAATCCAACAAAGGTTGAATAAATTTTACAATACACGATTTATCAAAAATGCCTTTTTTTGAATAAAGATTATAGATGTGTGATGGAGTAATTTGAAACATGTCTTCCCATGGTCGATTAATTATATAATTTGTTACTAAACGGATATCCATTTTTAATGCAAATCCGACGCCTACTAATGCTCCTGCAGAAGTAGCATAAATCGACTCAATGTCATCATAATGAATAATAGAATTTTCTAGCATATATTGTAGAGTTCCTAATGTTTTTATTGTTAACGAACCACCTCCTGCAATCACCAAGTGTTTAAACATTAATATTCATAAATATTTTTAATTGGTCATTATTTTTTATTATTTATATATATGACAACTATATTTAACATAGATAATCATATTGATGATTTTTCAGAAAAAATAAATATAGATGACTTATACGACAGAAAAAAAAACACAGATATACAAAAATTAGAAACCTATAACAAAGTACTAAACAGAATTCATGTAAGAATTAAATTAACTTCAAAGCGAACAGATAATAAAGATTGCTGGTTTATTGTACCTGAAATTATTTTAGGAGTAACAAATTTTGACCATGCAACATGCATAAGTTATGTCATTGACAAGTTAAAAATAAATGGGTTTCATGTATTTTATTACCATCCAAATACATTACATATTTCATGGAATCATTGGATTCCAAAGTACATACGAGATGAAATAAAGAAAAAAACAGGAATAATTGTTGACGAACATGGAAAACACACGGAAGAAATAGAACAAAAAATGATTGAACCTTCACCTATTCCACAAATACCAAAGAAATTTACACCTATTAATTCATATAAACCAAAAGGTCTTTTCTAAAGTTATATTATGAAAACACGAAAAAATTTTTATAAAGATTGGAGATTGCATCCTAAAAAATTTAAAATGGTGGATTATGTTAAAGTTCCTGTATTTACAAAAAAAGAAAAAAAGGAGGTAACCATGGTGTTTGGAAAAACAATCGATAAGGAGCTTATTGAATTATTCGATAAGCGCAGCTCTGATTTATCTCCTATTAATGATTTTTATTCATTTGTAAATGAACTATGGTTAAAAAATGTCAATAAACTTGCAACATATAAAAAAACATTTTATGTAAAACAGGATAATATCCGTATTATGCAAGAAAACACTGCCTATTCTCTTTTAAAAATTTTGAAATTAGATTCAAATCAAAAAAAAGTATTTGATTCTTTTAAAAATTTGAATTCTTCATATATGTTAAAGCATATCACTGAACTTAAAACATCTTTAGAAGAAATATTTTCAAGAGATAATTTTTATGAACTTATGGCGTTTATGCATAAAAATCCATTGTTTTCATCTTCCTTTCCAATTATATGGGAAATGGATGCTAATTTAAAAAACACAAAATTTTATTGTAACACATTATCGTCGAGCAATTTAACTTTTTTCGATATTGCTTTTTATGAAACAATCCCACAGAGTGACAAAAAACGTCACGAATATCAAAAAGAACTTTTCAAAAAATATGAAATATACATAAAAGATATATTCAGAGTAGTAGGAATAAATGCACCTTATACTGATATTTTAGATTGTGAGAAAAGTCTTGTAAATGCATTAATAGGACCATTAAAAGAAGATGATGACGGATATAATAAAATTTCATTGTCTGAATCAAAAAAAATGGGATTTAATTGGAGCGAATTTACACGTCTGATGAAATTTCCGAGCACTCCAAGCTATTACATTGCTTCGTCTCCAAACTATATTTGTAATGTTATGAAATTAATGAAAGAATGGAATACGTCAAAATGGCATAATTATTGGTATTTTATTTGCGTGAAACAAATGATTAAATTTAGCAAACATCTTTCAAAAATAGATTACGATTTTAATGGAAAGTTTATTTCAGGAGTTGTAAAACCACTCTCTTCAGAATTAATGGGAATACGAGGTTTGACAATGTGTTATAATACATTTTTATCTCAACAATATTCGCTTCATTTTAGTAACGAAATAGTTATATCTTATGTGTCAATATTATCCGAAGAATTGCGTAATACATTTATAAATATGTTGTTGCGGAATAAGTGGTTAGATTCGTCAAGTAAAAAGGACGCGATATTAAAACTGAAACATTTAAAATTTATTACAGGAACTATTGATTCTCTTGAACCAGACCCAAAAATAGAATACACAAATGATGTGTGGGCCAATTTAAAACTACAACATTTGTATTATTTAAAAAAATTAGTCACATATACAAATAAACCGTTTATTTTAGACAATCGTAGTATAGACTGGCAAAAGTATCCATCAACATTGTCAGGCAATCAAAATTATATAGTCAATGCTTTTTATAATCCTTCCCAAAACAATATTTTTATTCCTTTAGGAATAATGCAAGATCCATTTGTTGTTATGGACGAATCTTTAGAATATAATTTGGCAAGTATAGGATATACTATTACACATGAAATGTCGCATAGTTTAGATGATTTAGGCAGTAGATATGATTATAACGGAAATTTAAAAAATTGGTTGTCTGTTTCAGATAAAAAGTATTTTGATAGATATATTGAGGACGTTATTTCTGAATATGAAGAATTTGCAAAACGCGACGGAATTAAATGGGATGCATCAAATTCTGTTGGCGAAGATATTGCGGATATTTCAGGATTATTCATTTTAGAAGAATATTTAAGAAATAAACTTTTTTTGAGCAATGAAATGTTGGAGATTGTTGTATTAAAATTAAAATTATTTTTTACTTATTTTGCTATTCAAAATAGTCAAGGAGTATATAAAGGGGCCATTCCAATGTTATTGATTACAAATCCTCATCCGTTGAATAAATATAGAGTAAATTGTCCTCTAGCACGAATTAAATTGTTTCAGTATATTTATAATATTAAACCGGGTGATAAGATGTATTGGTCAAATACTAATAAATTGTGGTAAAATTTTTTTTCTTTTCTATAAATATGAGTTTATTTGGAGGATTATCGCGAGCTTTTGGTGGAAAAGGAACTAAAAACAGAAGGAAGAGTATGCGAGCTCGCGCTCAAAGTCGTGCTCTAGGTCGTGCTCTAGGTCGTTCTCGCTCTCGAAGTCGTTCTCGCAATCGAGCAATGGCGCTGGCGCGAGCACGGGCTCTTGCTCGCGCCCGTGCGTATGGCCAAGCATATGGACAGGCATATGGTCAGGCATAAATACCAAGTTGTAAATGTTTAAATGCCTCGACCATTTAAACATTTGTAAAAGTTGATAAGGGTTATTTAAAAATGGATATCGTATAAAATTTTGTTCAAGGAATAATATTTTGTGCAATGGATTCACAAAAACAATTGATGTTAAAACGCAAAAAAAACAAAAACTAATGAAAATTATAAAAAATTGAAAAAAAAATCATAGCAAGAGGCGATAAAAAAATGAGAGGAAAAGTTGACATTTTAGTTGCTACACAATACAATGGGGCATTTGTACAAATTTTCAGAAGTTTGTACTATGATTATACGCCGGGAGATTTGACACAAGGAACGGCGGAAGCAAAGATTTATTGGTTATTGAAAAACAATATAGATAAAATAAATGTTATGGTGGAGGATGATGATGTGGAAGGAGTGCTGCGAAACATACGCCATATCACTATCATATACAAGATGTTGCCGTTAAATCTTTCTATTGTTCAAAGAAGAATGCCGCGGTTGTTGATTACTTTTTACGAAAAAATCGAGTCTCTCACTCTCAACATTGTTCATATAATCTATTTTTACACGAATCTTCCACCAACAGAAGTTACGACCCAAATGTTATTCAGACTCAACAGCGTAAAAGAAATACTGAGTAATGCAAAAAAGCAGATAATGACGTTCTGGAAACAAAGCCCTCCAATGTTTTTTCGAATGCCTCTTAGGGTAATCGAGGACGAGAGCAGTGTGGAACTCTTCAGTTCTGATTCATTTCTCCCGTATATTATGGGAGATTTGGAACTCCCAGCATGGACAGACCCGGTAGTTGTCGATGTCATTAATGAGACGAGAAGGAAGTTTCAAACGCGGGAACAAACAAAGATACAGCGCAAGGATTATTATGTACTTCTTCGATTGATTACGCGACAATATAATTTGGATTGGGTGTTGAAAAATATTATTGATTATCTCCCCATTAGTCTTGTATTTGATTTGATGGATTCACAAACGCCATGGGAGTTTTCAGTAAAAAATAGAGTAAAGGATGATATTACAGTGTACGTGTCATAAGTTTATATTGACCGTTTCTGTTTTCTAGTTTTTCCCCACCACCTCCATGGCATACATCCAGTTCCAACACAATTTGTAACTTTTTCTGGCGTAATGATTTGGATGTTTTCAACTTCGGGTTCTTCGGGTTCAATTAATTCGGAGTCGATTGTTTCATTTGAGTTGTATGAGTCTGCATTTAATCCTTCCAAATATTCTTCTGGTATTTTCAATGTTTCAAATGTTTTACCAATCATTGATTTTAAGATCTTCTTTAATAATATATAAATTTTTCTTAGTTCTTTATATTTAGGCGTATTTCGTAGAGGTTCAATATATTCTTGAAATCCTCTATCTATTATATTAACAGAAACAATTTTTAAAAAATTGGTTTTAACATGAATATCAAACCAACTAGTTTCTTCGTAACCTTCGTAATCGACAGATATAATTATTTCGTCTTTTTTTATGACATCAGTCATACTCATATTTGTATCAAATAAAGTTAATAGCGTATTTGAAATAAACTCTGATATGTTGCTATAAAACTCTTTTTTTTTTTCTAACACTTCCATTCTTTTAAATGACCTGTCAGATTTGAGAGATTTTATAGAACGAGATTTTATTCTATTTTTTTTAGTATCTGCACTTTTCATTTTTTGTTTATATTGTTTCAATGAAATATTTTTTTCTCGTATAGTCCAGTCACGAATTGCTTTTCGAGTTTCAGGACTTGGTTGATTTCTTTTATAGAGAGATGTATGCCCCCTACACGAATTATCAAAAATATAACTATACTCGAACCCCAACTTTTTTAATAAAATAATAATCTCTTCAAATGTAATAGTCGCTAAGCTTGTCCCATGTACATATTTTTCTTCTAATAAAGTTCTATTAGGTTCTGTATGAATTAATTCTTGTAAATATTCTACTGCATTTGAAAAATTTGAATTTAAAAAAGAAGGAGATAGGATATTTAAACCACGCAACTGTTCTAATTTATCAGGGGGCACATTTGGGGGATATGATATATCAGTAATGTAAATACCAAAATGAAAGATTTCAGGGTCTTCGTCGTCCGAAAGAAAAAATGAAAATCTTTTCTTTGTCAATTGTTTATGAGGTGTTAAAATATGCATTTTATTATTTAATACCCATTTTCTATGTTGAGGTACCAGAGGTAGTTTTTTTTTAATGACATCTTTCATTTCCGAAGCCATCAAAGATGTTTTTTCTTTAATCGTTTCCGTATTAGCTGGAGGATATTGTTTCATCATATCAATATATTTAAGACTAGAATTCCAGTTAGTATCTTCGTCATGAAAAGCAAATGATGGTGTCCCTATTACACTTGCAAAAGAATAAACCGTGGCCGAATCACATATATAGTCATCATTTTTTTTCATTTGTTCATTTCCATGAGCACTAATATATACAGTGCATGTGGGCATATTTTTTTTTTCCTGTTGTTTAAAATATCTCAATACATTTTCATTCAAAGGAGATATGGGCATTATATAATAAATTTTTATAATTAAAAATAGTTATTTGAGTATATTTGTATTTTAAAATATAAATATAAATAATAAATAAATCAATGGAAGAAAAAGAAGGTTCTCCGGAGAAACTATCATCGCCTGAAAAACAATCCGAATTATTTAAACGCGTTTCATGGAAATTGTTGGAAAAATATTTTAAATCGGATGTAAACAATTTAGTAGCTCATCACTTGGATTCATACAATCTTTTTTTTGAAAAAGGCATTTTTGATGTTTTTCGTGACAATAATCCCGTTAAATTTTCAAATCAAAAATTTTTAGAGACAAAAGTAAGTGATGGAAATATCACTATTAACTTGTATTTAGGCGGAAAAGATGGTAGTGCTATTTATTTTGGAAAACCTGTCATCTACGACGATAATACAGGAGAAACACGCTATATGTACCCAAATGAAGCACGACTCCGCAATTTAACATACGGGTTTTCCATACATTATGATGTTTTTATCGAATATGAATTCGAGGAAGATGGAGAGATGAAAAAAATAGAATTAACACACGAACGAGTTTTTTTAGGGAGATTTCCTATCATGTTGCATTCTAAATTTTGCATTTTATATGGATTAGCTAGTGACATATCTCATAATTTGGGAGAATGTAGAAATGACCACGGAGGTTATTTTATTATTAATGGAAAAGAAAAGGTTATCATTCCACAGGAAAAATTTGCGGATAACATGTTATATTTAAGTGAGGGTAACGATACGTATTCTTATATAGCAAATATACGTTCTATATCAGAAGATTCTTCAAAACCTAGAAGAACAACTTCTGTGCGAATTCTTGCACCTACTGCAACACTGACAAATAATAATATTGTAGTAAATATTCCAAATGTCCGAAAACCAATTCCATTGTTTATCGTGATGCGTGCTCTTGGAATTATTTCAGACAAACGTATTATTGAGACGTGTTTATTGAATATGGAAGAAAATGCTTCAATGATTGATTTATTCGTTCCATCTATTCACGATGCAAACAAAATTTTTACACAAGAAGCCGCTTTGACATTTATTTCCGTTTTTGTAAAAAAAGGGGCAAAGTCGGAAATGTCTTCTATGGCTGTGATGGAAATTCTTTCAGATTATCTATTACCTCATATAGGGGAGCTCAATCTTTTAGACAAAGCTTATTATTTGGGATTCATGGTATTTGAACTATTGAAGCTATCTATAAAAAAAAGTGAGCCGACCGACCGCGACAGTTTTAAATATAAAAGAATAGAATTATCAGGAACATTGATAAAGGAATTGTTTATCGAATATTATAAAATTCATTTGAAAGATATATTTCTTTATGTTGATAGGTTATATTATTATAAATCAGAAGAATTCCAAAAATTATTATTGGATAAACTTGACGACATTTTTAAAACACGAAAGCTCTATGACGGATTTAAAAAAGCATTCAAGGGTAATTGGGGAAGTCTCCCTCACACAAAACGAATTGGTATCATCCAAGATTTAAATCGATTATCATATAATTCATTTATTTCACATCTCAGAAAATTAGTTTTACCTTTAGACGACAATGCAAAAGTAGTAGGACCGCGTTTGTTACATAATAGTCAATGGGGATACATAGATATTGTCGATTCGCCTGATGGTGCAAACATTGGTCTGCATAAACATTTGGCAATTGTTACATATATAAATACAGAGTTTTCGTCAAAAGGAATCATTCAATGGTTGAATAAAGAAGGATTGGAGCCATTATATAGCAAAACGCCAAACGAATTAAATTATTATACAAAAGTCTTTGTAAATGGTGCATGGATTGGAATTTTCAAAAACCCTCATGCAGTATTGCATAAAATACGGCTTTACAAGCGCAATGGTCTTCTTCCACTTTTCATGAGCTGTTCTTTTGATTACAGCAAAAACATTATTTTTATTTATACGGATGAAGGTAGATTATACAGACCTATTTATTTTATCGAGGAAGGAAAAGTGAGCGCATTTCGAACAAAAGAAGTTTGTAAAACCGTGTTATCAAATGAATATACATGGGAGAATATGGTGGCAGGGTTTATTCCCAAAGAAGATTTTCATTATAAAAATAACACAATTTACGATTTGGAAATTCCTTTTGAAGAACTGAGTGATAAAAAATCAGTGGTGGATTATATTGATGTAGCAGAGGAAGAATTTTTACTCATTTCGAATATTGAAAGCCCCTTTCAAGAAAAATTTACAAATACAGAAATTCATTCATCGTTAATTTTTGGTGTAATGGGAAATCAAATCATTTATCCCGAAAACAATCCTTATCCGCGTAATACATTTTCATGCGCACATGGAAAGCAAGCTGTATCTGTGTTTCACACAAATTATTTGATGAGAATTGATAAAAGTGCATTAGTGTTAAATTATGGTCATGTACCTTTAATTAAATCGAGATATCTAAATATTATCAACAATGAAGAACAACCATATGGTAATAATGTTATCTGTGCAATCATGTCGTATAATGGCTATAATGTGGAAGATGCCATTTTAATAAATGAAGGGTCTATTGATAGAGGATTATTCAATACAACTTATTATACTTCTTATGAAGCACACGAGGAAAAAGCAAATGTTGGAGATAGTAAAATAAATACTCGATTTACAAGTATTCAAGATAAAACAGTTTTACGGACAAAACCCGATTTTTTTTATGATGAATTAGACGAAAATGGATTAATAAAAGAAAATACTTTGTTGAATGAAAAAATTGTGTTAATTGGAAAAGTACAGGAACGTGAAGGCACAAATGAATTGTACGATGCTTCAGTATTTACTAAAAAGGGACAATTGGGGGTGGTGGACAAATCATTCATAACTGAATCAGAGCAAGGTACTAGAATCGCCAAAATACGTATTCGAGAAGAACGAATTCCTAGTATTGGAGATAAAATGGCGAGTCGTGCTGGTCAAAAAGGTACCATTGGAATGATAATTAAGGAATGCGACATGCCTTTTGCAGAAGATGGTACAAAACCGGATTTGATTATAAATCCACATGCATTGCCTTCCAGAATGACAATCGGACAATTATTAGAATCACTCTTTGGAAAAGTTTGTTTGAACGAAGGATGTTTTGGAGATTCCACTGCTTTTGATATGAAAGGTCCAAACCTAGATTATTATGGAGATTGCTTGATAAAATATGGATTTCATTCATCTGGCAATCAAGTTCTTTACAATGGTTTTACGGGAGAACAAATAAAAAGTGATATTTTTATTGGCCCGACATACTATTCAAGATTGAAACATATGGTAAAAGATAAAATTAATTATCGCGCGCTCGGTCCAAAAACTTCAATGACTCGCCAATCTGTACAAGGTAGAGCGAATGACGGAGGCTTGCGAATTGGTGAAATGGAACGCGATAGTATATTGGCTCATGGTGCAATGATGTTTTTAAACGATTCGTTTTTAAAAAGAGGTGATGAATATTATATGGCAGTATGTAATCATTCTGGAATGGTTGCTATTTATAATAAATCACAAAATATTTTTTTGAGCCCTTATATAGATGGACCCATTAAATTCAACACAGTAAATGGGGAAGATAGACTCGAGTATATTTCTCGATTTGGAAGGTCCTTTAGCATTTTACGAATTCCTTATGCACTTAAATTATTAATATATGAATTACAAACAATGAATATTCAGTTACGTATTATTACAGATGAAAATATCGACCAAATTGAAAATATGAATTTTTCAAATAATATTTTAAAATTGCATAATAATTACGAAACAACAGATATGACTCAGTATATTACAGATTATGTTGAAGACATTTCTAAAATGAAAGGTAAATATCAGAATCCTTATGTAAAGTTAGAAGCACAGCCTAGTAGATTAAGATGGGGTGGGGTAAATTTTTCAGAAGGAATTTAAATTAAAAATTGAATTAAAAAATAATAAACTATTACATTAAAAATGGCACAGAGTATTAAAACAAATCAATATTACAACGCAAGGGTTGTATTGTTGGACCAATTAAAAAAACAGGGTTACGATGTAAGTAAATACGAATCGTTCGGAATCAATGAAATTCATAGCATGTTACAAACATCCACGTTAGATATGTTAGTGGAAAATGAATCGCGAAAAGTGTATGTGCATTATTTTACTGGTAAATCATTTAAACTCAAAGATATTCGAGAGACAATGGACGAATTATTATATAGCCAACTAACTAAAAATGATAGTGTTATTTTTGTAACACAAGACGACGGGAATGATACAATTAAAGAAAATGTAAAGCAAATATGGGAAGAAGAAGAAATTTTTATTATTTTATTATGTATAAAAAAATTGCAATTTAATGTGTTGGAACATAGTTTAGTACCTCTTCATGAAATTATTACAAGCAAAGAAGTAGAAGAAATAATGAAAAAATATAAAATGAAAGATATATCCTTATTTCCCGAAATTTCACGTTTTGACGCGGTCGCTTTAAGTATTGGAATGCGACCAGGCGAAATTTGTAGGATTTCGCGTCCTAGTAAAACTGCTATTATTTCTTATTACTATCGTTTATGTGTAAATAAATAATATAATAATGTATGACTAATTATACAATTTGTAATAACGTCGTCTCAGACACACAATTGGCGGAATTTAAGAAAAATATAAATAAAGTGATTGCGGGTGTTACTGCAGCGGCGTCGGGTGGTGTAATTGATATAAACCTCATTATAGAACAATCTATACAACAACTGCGAATTGCTAATAAAAGTATATTGGATGCTCGTAATATTGTAAACGATTGTATAAATAATTATAAACAAAAGATGAACCAACCTGAAAAAAATTATGATGATAAAAATACATCCTATATAATGCTTGAAAATTCGCAATTATTACATCAAGAAATTATTTATAGAAGAATCCAACTGATTATTTATATTTGTGGATTAATGTATTTTTTTTATTTATATAAAGATGAATCACAATAAAAAAAATGTTTTTATATAAACATGTTATCATCTTCTAAAACACCTTTAACAAAAGAAATGAAAGAATATCTAAAAATGCTAAATGTCAAATACATGGAAAAATGCCTGAAACAAAAAAAAGTTATATTATATGAATCAACTAAACAATTTGATAAATGAATATAATTATTTTTTTGAACTTTCAAAAAAAGGAGCGAATGATGTTATTTCAATTCCCAACCACACTTTTTCAAACTCGGCAACTGCAACTTCGTCGCGTGTTAATTCTGTAGAAGAATGTATAAACTCATTAAAAAACAATGAATTATATATAGGAGGTACTTATTATAAAAGTAGTGATAATAATTGTTTTTTATATGACAAAAGTACCAATCCTAGTTTGGTAAATGGTGATGGGATTGCAATATTGCGAACAACGCAATATTATAATGAAAAAATGGCTGAAATTTTCGACCAAGTAAAAGATTTTTTGTTGAATACTGAAGGATTTACATCATTAAAATACTCGCAAAATGTCGATAAATTAAATAACGCTGAATCTATTTATAATTTTATTAATAATAAACATAATATTTCTTCCATTACTTTGCAAAATAGTAATGTTATGATTATGAAATGGATATTTATTTTTTTATTTATTTTATCTATTATCTTTCAAATGTTTGAAAATATGATTTTAAAATCTATCTCTATTGTTAGTTTTGTAGGAGCAATTGTAGTATTGTTGAATATATTGAAATTACTAAACTCTTTTATATTTTCAATAGCACTACTTTCATTATTTTCTGCTATTGTTCTAGTTTTATTTTTTAAAAAATTATACATTCCATCCTTTGCTTTTTTATTGTTTGGAGCCATTGGGTGTAATTTTTATATCAATTATAAAGTATTATAATATATTATTAAATTAAATGAGTTCTATAAATTTATATCAAGACGAATTGAGTAGAACAAATAAAAATATTGATGATGGTTTAAATGGTACTGATGGAAAATATTTAGGAAAAAATGTTCGAAGTAGTATCACGGGCGAAGTTTATCATATCAGCAATAAAGGTGCAATGAAGTACTTTCAAAGCCCATATATTTTATCAAGTACAATGGGTAAAAATGGTTGTCCGGCAGATTATATTGATGTTAGTAGTGATTTGAAATCAGAATCTTTTTTAAAAGAGAATCCTCTTATTTTTTCAGGAACTCCCATGGTTATTACTGAAGAAAATCAAGGCCAATCATGTGGTGCAGGAATAAATGTTTTTGTGGACGAGTTGCCAAATTTGGAGACAACATCGGCAGGATGCTTTACGTCGAATGAAGGAGTTTTAATTGGAAGTGGGAAAACATTTGACCAATGCAAAACAATGGCTGCAAATGAAGGATATCCAATGTTTTCATTAAATACAACAGAAAATGACAATGGAACATTATATTATGGAAATAATGGCACTGTTACAGGGGATGTTTATTGTCAGGGTGGTTGGGGGAATGAAAATTATGATATCCAAAAAAACATGGATTGTCTTTACGGAATAGATAGTCGTGGTAATAAAATATCATGTTCGACTGGTGGAGTATTAATGGAAAATAATGGTTTCTATTGCGTTCCAAGAAATAATGAGGTGAAACCAACGCTTGCAGGTAATTGTTATGGTTTTAAAAATACTGAGAATAGTGAATATTCTACAGATATACCATATACGTTAGTAACATTACAATTACCTTTAGACAGTTGCACATATGTGAATGAACAATGGCGGTATAATATTTCAGGAATTAAAGCATTAACTATTTCATCGAATGGAACCTATTTACTAATTAATCAAGAGGGCAATGCATTAATTTCTTGGAAATCCCCTTTGGCCGATTCAATGTGTTCTTACGGTGGAGGGGTGAATCTTTCTACATTGACTGCAACATATGGTGGCAATTGTGCTTCACAATGTAGTGTAGTTCCTGGAAATTATACTAACAATGTTGTTAGTTTAATAAATGAAAATAATACAAACACGGACCAATCAAGAGACAATGAGAATTTGAAAAGTCCTTCTTTTTATGTTGGGACGGAATGGAAGGAATATTATGGCCCGAATAATCCAAATAATAAAATGGGTCCTGCTTATGGTACAGAAAACGACCCTTGTTACGGTTGCTCCAAAGATTTTGTAATATCGTATCAATGTGGTAGTGTTTCTGACCCGGTGACAACAAATATTGCTGCGAGCGCCGATGGCGCCTTTGTTAACTTAGGAGGGTGTGGAAATAACTTTACAGGCTGCATTACAGCGATTGGTATTTCTGACGATGGTGATGTGAAAATATTAAGAGATATTTATGGCGACCCACAAGAATTGTTCTCCATCAGTGGTACTTATAAAGGAAAATTGGTTTCTCTTCCTTTTGTCCTCTCTTTTCCTGCATGGGTTGCAATGAAAAATAAAATTACTATAACGTTTAATGATAAAAAGTACAGTATGATTTATGGACCAGGAGAGATAAAAAAAGACGAATTTATTGTTTCACCGACAGCAACCTGTTTTTTTCAAATTACAGATTCTCTTCCAATCATTGGATTTTATACTGAAAATTTAACGTGTAATTCAATAAATGGAAATTTTACTGGGATTGAAGCAACAGAATTCACTCCATCTCAGGAAAGTTTAGACACACAATGGTGTGTAAATACTAGAAATACATATGGTATTATACCTTATAGAACATGGGGAACATTGTCTGATAAAGATACCCAGAATAAATGGGATAATATAAACTGTAATGTATTATCAGAATCCACATTGCCTCCACCAAAATCCTCTTTATTTGCTATAAATCAATTTACAAATTCCTTATTTGTTAATAATTACGGGAAACAAGGGTATGTTGATGATGAAATGGTTTTGCATGAATACTCAAAAGAGCTGATGCCATCATTTAATGAGACGCCAAATTCTACCATTGTGGATGGAACTATCTTAAAATCATTTGATTACACAACAGATGAACAATGCAAAGTGGAATGTATAAAAAACGACTGTAACTGGATTTCCACGAATGATTCTACATGTACATTGTATTCAGACCAACGTGGAATTTCCCCATTAGACAATGGAAAAGTATTTGAAAAAATAAAACCAACAGAATCTCTTTCAGACACTTGTCCTTTTCAAGATGCACAAAGTATATCGACGTCCACGTGGGAACATTATGTAAAAAGTGAGACACCAATGACATCACAAACGAGTTGCAAAAAAAACAATGACAATTTTTTGAATAAAGAAATTATTCGGTCAAATACATTGTATTCAAATATAAACGACGAGTTAGTGACTCAAACGGAAGAAACAAATGATTATCTGAAAAATCATAAAAAAAATATAGACGATATTATTTATAATGTGAAAAATATAAAAAATATGCAAAATAAACTTGATACGGCGGAAGGGTTTAGCGATTTTTCAACATCACAATTTTTTAATAAAATGCATACAACAACCACAAAAATGTATGATGAAACACAAGAAATAAAAACGCATAATAAAAATCAAATGCTTTTATGGACGTTTATAAGTTTTATATTGATATCAATGAATTATTTACTTATTTTTACATCAGAAACTTCTCAAAAAGTAAATATTGTATGGTTATCTGTCATAAGCATATTATTGTTTGTCGGAGGAATTTATCCATTATACACGATTCCATAAAACTTTAAATATAATAATACAATATGGGAGATTTGAAAAATTCATTAAATAGTTTAGCAACGATTATTGAAGATATTGTAAATATATTAAAGAACGATAATTTAACAAAAGACGAGAGAATTACATTTACAAATTTGCTTGATACTTCACGAAATGCTTTTGGAAATTTTTCTCGATATTCGTATAACACAAATAAAACATTGAGTGATAGTGCGAAAACAACATTTGAAACTACATCTACGCTCGATACTTTAAAAAAAATTATTGATGAGATTTCACAAGAAAAACAGACAGCTGTTGATAAAATTAGTATTTTAAACTCTACAAAAATGAAGGAAATTCAGTTTAATTCTTATTTTGCGCAAATGAATTATTACAATGTTGCAGTTATGAAAATACTCGTTGTATCATCTTTATTAATGATGATAAATATATTTTTGTATATTAAAAAATACACTTCTGAAAATATTTACACAGTAATGAGTATAGTAATAATCAGTATAACACTTGTTATAATTGGCAATATGATTTATTCAGAATACCAAAGAACGAATTACAACTTTAATCGATATAATTGGCCTAAGCCTCCAAATTGAAAAATTAATCTTTATAAATATAAATGACATGTCCAACCCCATCAGAAAGTGATATTCAATCACTCATTAGCCAAGTAAATACACTTTTAGCGGATGTAACGGAAACGCAAGCGTGCGATAGCGAATGCCAAAAACAAAGGATTTTGGATAATTTAAAAACAAATTTAGAAAAATCTACGGATAATTACACTTCATGTGAAGCAAAATACAAAGGCGATGAAAAAGCTTATATAGTACAAAAATATGGCATTTCGTACTATAATGAACAGGAATCCAAAAAAAAAAATGACTTGCTGCAAGGCGAAAAACAAGTTTTACTCGATTCTTTTATGGAAAAAATGACAGAAACAAATAATAATTTTGATACTTTGCAAAATGATGTAAATCATTTAAAATTAATACAAAACATCTATTCCAATACTGGAGTAAATAAAACATTGAATGATGTATTCGGAATAACTGTTTCTCCTTTTGAAGAATTTCGTACTTTAGAAACATTAAACCAAGATATAACATTTTCTTTTAAAAAAAATGAAACGGGTAAATTTATAAACATGTTTTTTTATATTATTTTTTATGTTCTAACGGTGGTAATAATTACTTATATGATTGTTTATAAACTATTTAAATTAGAAACAATTATTCCGGTAGGTTTAATAATACTCTTATTACCTTTATTCGATGTAATTAAAGGTATATTATTTTTATATTCAATATTAAAATCATTCCTCTAAACTATCCACATCATCCTTTTTCATTGAAAGGATTTTCACATTTTTCCAACCAGGTTTGGACCCGGATTTTGTAAATTTGCTCGTCATTGCAATTTTTAAATCACAAATCTTTGGCATTTTAGCACCAGTATGATTTTCCTGAAACCATGCTTTAAATTCTTCTGCTAAATTTTGTGGTCCAATTCTAGCTCCTTGCTCTTCGACAATCATTTCGTTGATAAATTTTGCAACATGGTCTTGGTTTTCTCTATATTCTGTCGATTCTTTTAATACTTCGTCGCAATCGTCCACTTGTCCTTCTGTCTGAAATACTTTGTGTACTAACATACTAATGAAAATAGGCGCCCATATTTTTAATTTATCTTTTACATTTTTATTTTTTTTGAATAAAAATGGAATCCCTATGTATCTATCGTCTTCTATATTATCAACAAATTTTGCATGGTGACGAATACTTTTTATCCTACGCCATGTTCCATCATCGGTCGCTTCTATATCAGGATAATTATTTGTACAAACAACGAGAGTAAATTGCGGCGTAAATGTTTCACTTTCTTTAAAAAGTTGCCTAGCAACAATTGTATCACCGCCAGTAAGTTCTTTCAATATTCCTTCATTCAACTTCATCCCTTTGCTCGATTCTTGCATAACTGCATATCTCACTCCTTTCAATGCAATTAATTCAGAAGTCGTGCCACCTACACTCGAACGTTTTTCAGTTACCATAGAAATGGGCAAAACGCCTTTGTAATCACCAAACGCATATGACATTAATTCTACGATAGAAGATTTTCCATTGCTACCAGAACCAATATAGAAACTACACGTTTGATTTATATTTTCGCCAATTAAACAAGAGGCCAGATGACACCACATATATTCGCACAATGCCGGAATGGGATACAATTGTTGCATGTATTCGTTTATTTCTTTGACGATAGTCACGATAGATGGGTCTAAATCTTCCGACTCGGGATTCATGTATTTTCCAATGTCTTTGAAATACTCTGTATGTGTACATTTTGTGATATAGTCATCTGGTGTTCCGTCTCGGAAGGTTTTTGCCTTGAAATCCACAATTCCATTTTTAAAGCACATTAAATATTTGTTCGAGTCGGTTTTCCGCATAAACTCGTCGTTGCAAAATATTTCCATCGCTTCTCGAAATATATTATTTTTATCAGATGTTTTTTTAAGTTTTTCGCATGTTTTACTTACCTTTTGTATTTTCTTTCGAAGTTTTTCATGTTGTTCTTGATTCTCATTACTCTCTTGAATTTCTGCAAATAACGAGTCTAACTTGGCGTTATAAATATGATGAACTTCTTCCGAAATTTTATTTCGGATACTCATACGTTTATCTTCTTTCCAACGATGATTTTCATATACATACCATGATTTCGAACCAATATCCGTGCAACAATAAGAGTCTCTATTCATAAAATGTAATACTTTTGCAATATCATAATCTGTAGAATTATTCGTATTCAAGGATTGATTGATATAGTGCTGAAGAGATGAATTTTTCACTTCTAGATATTTTTCATAGGCGTCCTTTTTTGCCCAATAGATAATAGAATTTTTAGTAAGTCCTCCATCCCTTTTATTAAAATCATTTTTCCATCGATGCAACAATTGTGGAATATCATTGTAATCAAATGTTGGATTTTTAGACCGCAACATTACCCACGAAAGAAATAATCTTTCATCTGTATGTTTCAATGCAAAAGCTACTCTACAATTGTTTGAATGAGACCCATCTTCGTAATAAGCAGCAGGCAATATTTGTGTGTATTCGTGTGCTTCAATGCTACTATAATCGCTAACATCAAATGTTTTAAGCATTGCGTTCATGGCTAGTTCCAATTGTTCTTTGGTTTTAATATCTTGAATATCTGGAATGACGACATCTTCGACCACATTAATCTTGAAACAAGTCTTTCTTTTTGGTTTGGTCTTCATGTTTTTTACTTCGTTGTATTCTTCCTCGGTCGTTTTATTCATCTCAAAGGAAGGATGGTTATTGTATTGTGCCGATATGAGAGGAGTAATCGTTTTTTCATCAAACGTCTTTGGGTTTAATGAAAATTCTTTGTCAGCAGAATCAAAAGTTACTTGATAATATTGTGTCAGTATGTATGGTTGATGGTCTGGTTTTCGAGAACCATACACTTGCCAATTTGTTGAACCCTTGCATATAGAATCATCGACCACATTTTCCCACGTGTTTGTAAGTGGCAATGGTTCATCCCAAATATTCGGAATTTCTTTCACTATTTTATTCCTTAATAATCCTTGAAAAATATGGTCGGACTTTATCCCAATAATTATATGCAATCCATCCTTTGTCAATTCCTTTTCGATACACCGATTGACGTCTTTTTTTTCCATAATAAATATGGGAAATGGTTGGTCCGTAAATTCTAACATCAATTTCAGTGTATCAAGATATAACCCAAGAATATCTTCAATATGACTCTTTGTATATAATCTTTTATCAACGTCGACCGAAAATTTGAAATCAAAATCGATAAGAATGGGACCATCACTGATTTGTTTTTCTGTCAGATATTCGGGTTTTTTGTCCGTGAAAACTTTTCTGCAATATAATTCATGAAATATATCCTTTTCTTCCTCTGTGATGGTGTAAGACCCTCCACTTATTTTTAATGTTTTACTACCTATTCTTGTGTGTGTTGGCGACCCGTCAGATTCTGATACAAATTTATGCTTTGAAAGATAGTCGTCGAGATTTTTATACTGTGACGCCATTGTGTTTATTATATTATGTTAATATATTTTTATTTCATTTTTTAATTCAATTTTAATTTATAATTAAATTTCTTTCCTCATAGTATGAAAGGGGCTGGTATTACTAAATCACGTAAGTATAAATTTGATAAAGATGCATTTGATGTTTTTATAAAAAATTCTACTCGTGTTGATTTTAATGTCGCAGATTCAAAATACGGCATAATAAGTCATATGGTATTAAATTCTGGTATTACATCACCCTATATAAGTACAGATATAGATAATTTTGGTGAATATGTAGATTCATTATTGATTAAAGTCGTATTCATATCATCAAAAGGAAATAATATACCTATCATTGACAAAAAAGCAATGAAGAAAAGCGAGTTTCAAGAAGAACTCAATATTCAAAAAAAGATATATAATGCTACAAATAAAAATTTACAGCCTGTATGCCCGGCCATTGTGTACAGTAAAATCATTACCGACAAGGATAGTATTAACGATATACTAACTCGAATACTTGATATCACTGAAGATTTACCTAAATTGTTTGATGGAATTGGAATTATTGCCATGGAGTTTGCAAAAGGATATACTAGTATGGATAACTCAACAACCCCGGAAAATTTTGTAATCCCAGAATATATTGCCGCGTTTTTTGTAATATTATTTACTGCATGGAAAACAGGATACTCGCATGGAGATTTTCATAGAAACAATATTTTAATAAAACATACCAACCCCGACAATCTTTATTTTGATGTTTCTGATTTACCCCACGCATCATGGCAATATCGTGAATTTAAAAATATAAGACCAATGCTCATTGATTTTGGATATGCAAGAAAATTAACTAATAAACAAAATACGCTTTTGGAGCGATATATAGATGAAAATAAATATACTGAAGCCGCCAGTTTAATAACTCTTGCTGGAAGAAATAACGATGAACCATCTCAAAATACCATTTTGTATTATCCTAGTTTTTATGGTTGGTTTACGGGAGCTTTAACATTGTCTGGAGATGAAGTTATGGATACGGATTATAGATATCGTATGACCATTAGTGAATATAAACGACGTCGTAATCAAAAATTATTAAAATATCATGATAATAGTTTTGATTTAAATGCTACCATAGAATTACTTTTTCAAAGTAAAGAATTGGCAGAAATAAATAATGAATCAATAGTAAAGCGAATTCATGCAGCATTAAAAATACAAACTATTTTTAGTAAAACTAGACGGTTAAGTTTAAAATAAATCTAATTAAATACAATAATACAAGTAATAAATATGACTGTTTTTATTCCCAAAGATTGCGCGAAACGGTTGGTTAAAGATATTAAACAACTAATTGACGAACCATTGGATGACCATGGCATTTATTACAAACACGATGATGATAATATTTTAAAAGGGTATGCACTCATTGTGGGTGGTGAAGAAACCCCTTATTTTGGGGGATATTATTTTTTTCAATTTCATTTTACCCCAAAGTATCCGTATGAACCTCCAGTAGTTGATTATTGCACAAATGATGGTAAAACGAGATTTAATCCTAACTTTTACATAAACAAAAAGACGTGTTTATCTGTATTAAATACTTGGAAGGGAGAACAATGGACATCGTGTCAATCAATCTCAACTATTTTATTATCATTAAACACTGTATTATGTAAAAATCCATTATTGAATGAACCACATATTACCAAAACACACCGAGATTTTTTAAATTATACATTGAGCATTGAACATGAAAATATAAATATAGCCATATGCAAAATATTAACAAAAAAAATATCGGAAGATTTTTTTCAATTATTTGAGGTGGAGATGAAAACTCATTTTCAAAAAAATATAGACTCACTAATTGAGTTTTGTCATAAAAAATCACAAGAAACAACTGTATTGCGTGTTGGAATTTATTATATGGAAACTTTAATAAATTATAGTAGATTAATCGAACAATTAAACAAATTAAAAATTGAATTTAAAACATAGATGTAAAATATATAAAATGAAGTTTTGCAAAGTGTGTGAAAACATGTATTACATAAAAGTTTCGGATGATGGTAATAATTTAAAATTATATTGTAGAAATTGCCAGGATGTCGAAACAGAAATAACTAATTTATGTATTCATAGTTCGGAAGAATACATAACAGACGAAACCCATATTAATCGTTTTACCAAGTTAGACCCCACATTACCACGAATACAAAAAATGCCATGCCCTAATAAAGAATGCCAAACAAATACAAGTTCTGTGCCAGTTGAAATTATTCTAATACGTTACGATAATACAAACTTGAAATATTTATATTTATGTTCTGTTTGTGACCATAGTTGGAAAACAGATATTAAAAATTGATTTAATAATAATAATAATTAATTATATAAAAGATGAGTAAAACAGCAAGTTATTTTGACGTAGATTCAGATGCCGAAACAGTCGTTTCAGAAGAATTTGACCAGCCAGAAGATTCAGGCGATGAAACAGTGATGGACGACTTTTCAGAGAACAGCGACGACCAAGAAGACAAATTTAATTTAGACGAAAACTTTAAGGATGAACCAATTGAAGACCTGAATGAAATGCCAAGTGAAATAAAAATAGACTCGGATGATGATTTTGATGTTGCAGAAGATGACCATAATTATTTACAAAAATTTACGCTAAACATATCAGAGAAATATTTGCAAGATAATCACCCAGAATGTGTCATTCATAACAATATAGAAATTGATGCGCTATCAAGTACAACCAGAGATGATGCTGGTGTCATCATTGATAAAAATCACCAAACACTTCCCATACTAACCAAATATGAAAGAACACGCGTTTTGGGAGAACGAGCAAAACAAATCAACAACGGTGCAAAACCTTATGTGGATGTTTTAACTAGTGTTATTGATGGATATATTATAGCAGAGGAAGAATTAAATGCAAAAAAAATTCCGTTTATTATTCAGCGACCTTTGCCAAATGGTTCAAAAGAGTTTTGGAAATTGGCAGATTTAGAAATTATTGAATAAACGATATAAATATCTTCTTGTCTTTATATCTATGAAAATAGCTCTCTGTTTCCTTATTAGTTATAAAAATCAATTGACAAAAGAAAAAATCTGGAAGGAATGGGTTTATTATAATCGTGATATTATTAATATTTATTTTCATACAAAAAATAGTAAAGTTAAATCATCATGGATTCGAAAACATTGTATTCCTATCTCTTATGTAAAAGAAACGAGTTATTTTCATGTAGTACCTGCATTAATATCACTTTTATCATACGCGTATAAAGATAAAGAAAATAGATGGTTTTGTTTTTTAACGGATTCATGTATCCCTTTAATTTCTCCCGAAGAGTTTCGAAAACTTTTTTTTCAATATTATGAATACACGATTTTCCGTTGGTATAAACCAAATTGGAACGTTCAATACCACAAGAGGGCCAATTTGTATAAATTGCCACAACACTATCAATTGGCAAACGACCCTTGGTTTGTTATGACAAGAGTAGATGCATTTTATTGTTTATCTTTTGCAAAAGATAAAATGTATCAGATGATTGTGGAAGGCATTATCGCAAATGAGAGTATTTTTGCCATTGCTTTATTGCATTACCATCGATTGAAATCAGTCGTTAATTGTTCATCATCCATTTGCGACTGGACTCGAATGAGTTCTTCCACTAGCCCCTATCTTTTTATAAAAGACTCGAAGGAGAATATGGATTACATTGCAAGTGCAAAAAAAAATAAGTATGCCATGTTTTTGCGAAAAGTACATGCTCGTTTTCCTGATTCAATGATTGAAAAAATTATTTATGCAAATACAAAACGTACAAAATACACAGATTCAGAATTGAATATTTTGTACAGACCTAAAACGTCTTATGGGTGGATTTTTATTTTCCTTTTATTTTTCCTATATTTATTCTAACATCTCCATCTCGCATCACAATTTATACATGTAACAAATGTCGTCATTGGTTCATCCGCCGACCTTGTCTGCAATTGATAATGGGTTGTCTTATTTTTATGACATTTGCGACAATAGAATGAGCTTGACGACGCTTCAATATTTGTCTCGTATTTTGATTTATCCCTCAATATTTTTCGTTGAATTGCGTCGTCCCATTTTTGAGGATTTAGTTCTTGATGTGTCATAAAGGCAATTTGCTGTGACTTTAATTCTTCGGTGTTTATTTGTTCAATCATTTCTGGTGTTAGATTAAATATGGTAGTTCTTAATTTATCTATGTAGATGACGACAAAGAACCGATTGGACCATTTTTTAATAATTTTGCGGTTTTTTGCTTCTCTAATGGTCCAGTTGAAAATTCCTTTTTCGAAATTTGTTGCAAAGGGTTCGTGAATCCCCTTTTCAACAAATGTTGCAACGATATTTTCACGAAAGGTCGTTGGGTCTTGAATATTCATTTTATTGTTTCATTATTATATATTTAAATTCAATTTTATCTCCTTTTAGTATTTATGTATATGACGGTTGCTAAAATGGCACCCAAAATTTCAACAATTATATAGGGAAGAAGTTTAGAATAAGGAAGAGATTTAGAAAGACAAGCTCCAATAGTCACCGCTGGATTGAAACAACCACCGGATGATTTTCCTCCCAAAAGTACTGCGATTCCCAATGCGAGACCAATAAGAATCCAATTACCTTTGGAATAAAGAATCACTGCCATAAGAAAAAAAGTTCCTAGAAATTCAACGAGATAGGGATGCATATTTTAAAAAAAGATTAAAAAAAAGAACTTTGTGTGAAAGCATTCGATGATGTGAATTGACGATTATAAATAGAACTGCATTTTTTAGGTGCTACGCAACCACTCGAACGAATCCTCTTTTTTGTAGAAGTAACCAAACTTTTATCATAGGAACGATTCGTATAGTAAGCTTCGTCTGGAAGACCTTCCTTTAAACTTGTTTTTCCTATATTTGCCGCTTTTTTAAGATTTGCCAATTCGCTGGATGAAACAGGCGCAATATAATTTTTACTATTCACATTAAACCTTTTTCCTTTACTAAACATGCCATTCGTATATCTATTCGCTGGAGATTTTAAGTAGCACGTGCCGGCGCATCCTTCCGGACGCACTGCCATCTGTCTTGCAAAGGGGGTGTTTAATGGACTAAATACTCTTTTATAAATTTGTCTAGAGGAAGAATAATCATTTCCTGTCTCCATGATAGGAAAAGAAGCTGGTGTAGGATGTTTTCCATTTAAATTACCATTATTTAGATTGCTAACAATTGATGGATATTGAGTATCATAGGGTCCATAATTAGGAGAACTTACGTAATTTGACGTATTTGATATTATATAATTACGATAACCAAACATACTATTTAACGATATAAATTTCCTAGATTACTTGCATATTTTTTTACTCCGTTATAGACTGATATTTCAAAAGCTACCGCAATCACAAGAATAAACATCACTAAAGGTAGTAATAATAAAATCCACGCAATTGTTTCAGACTTTTTACATACATAATTCAATAGACAACTCCATAACATAATAAATAATAAGGAACCGATAACAGACATGATATGACTATTATGATATTGAAATGACCCTACTAAACTTAGCAAAGAAATGACTAAATATACCATCGTTGGAAGACATATCATATAATATATTATTATTTTTTTGTACTTATAAAAATTACCATCCCAATAACAAAAAGTATCAATGGAGAAAATAACAAAATCCACGATAGCGTCAAACTTTTTTTACAGACATAA